CAAAAACGATTGTCCCAATGGTGTTTGTCCTATTAAAAAAACCACAAGGTAAATAATAATGGATAATAAAGAACAACTTAAAAATATTGCATTAAAAGTATTAGAGAAGTCTAATCTTCCTAAGAATGATAATCATAGTTTCGACCCTTTTACCATCTTGATGATAATTAGTGTTATACTAACTTTAATAAGAATACTTCAAGAATGCAATAAAAATAAACTTAATAAAGATTGCTCACTAAGCGACAAATGCTCATTATATGGACAACAAGTAAAAGAGTATAGTGTGCGCCAAGGATGGTTTACCAAAATGAGAATCAAAAAAATCTTACGTCGTGAAATGAAACCTGACGATTATAATAAATATTCTTTGTCGATAGTTAACAGTCTTTTAGATAATGGAGAAACCCTCACGGATGAAGAATTACAAACCCTAGTGGAGACAGCAAATGTTTAGTTTATTAGTATGGTGCGTATATGGTTTATTTGTGGGTAGTATCGCTAAAAGTATTGTTCCTGGCGATGAAAATTTTGGTTTTGTCAAAACTGTAGCATTAGGTGTAGCCGGATCTTACATGGGTGGCGCTATTCTATATCTAATCGGTTCATATGAATCACTGTCTCCTACCGGATTGTTTGCGGGTACTGTCGGAGCAGTACTTAGTTTGGTACTATATAACAAGCTGTCACAAACAAAATAGCCGCTTAAACAAGATTCAAATCATATACCTCTCATTTTGATTCAAAGGTGTATAAGTAAGTATACTGAACATAATGACCGTTTTTCTTTCAGAAAGGACACACGATGGCCGACCGTAAAATTTCAGAACTAAATGAAGCTGGCAGAGTTTTTGATAAAGATTATCTAGTAGTTGTAACAGGAGTAGGGCAGTATAGGAATCCTAGTGATCCTAGTCAGGGCTTTGTTGATTTAGTTACTTCTAGAATGCCAGTATCCGGTCTAGCAGCATGGTCTTTTAGGGTTAATGAAATGGTGAGTGGCTGCACAGGTATTCAGATTATACCTCATATAAATACTGGACTATTTCCACCATCGATGAATAAAATTAGTATTTGTACAACAGGGGTTTCTTATACTGGACATAAGCATACATCAGCAGATATTACTGATTTTGGTAATGCTGTTAGCGGCCTTATCGAGCAACAGATTAAAATCTTAGGCACGCCAGTATCGTATACAGGCGCCCCTACTGCATTAAACGAACTAAGCATAAATTTAAAACCCAATACCAAATATCTTTGTGAAGTTGGATTAATATTGAATCAAACAACTAGCTCAACACGAATATCTGGTCAAATTAGTTCTACTGGTATATTAGCTACTAACAATAATCTATTAAATATATATGGTACTTGGAATACCAACGATCTTGTTAATCAATCTACTTATAATACCTCGTCATCAATGAGCGGCTGGTCAACTATAGCTGATGGTGTAAATAATAGTCTAACCACTTCTATAAATAAGTTTACTGTATCCACCTATGCTACCGAGTCTGATAGAATATTGGTTAGATTTGCAGCAAACAATGTAGATGGAGCGGTATTAGCTGGTAGTTGGCTAAAAACAGAAAAGATCGTATAAAACTTAGTAGATACTAATTATGCCTGATTCAAAAATATCTCAATTAGAATCAGCAGATAAAATTTATGACCACGATCTTATGGTTGTGGTAACGGGCTATAATTCTCCGGGCTCATATCCAGAAAATAAGAAAATCAGCCTTGACAGAATTCGTAAAGATATAGTTCGATTAAATGAAATGATTTTTTTTATATCCGGTTTTTCTGGATACTATAATACTGGAGAAAATTTATTTTATATCACTACTCATCAAAGTATTGGTAATTTAATTCGTTTAGATTATCCCGAGGTTTATCCCCATAGTCCACAAGTAATATCTACTACGGGCCTCAATGCCAAAAATGGCAATAATATAGATATACAATTTAATAGTGGTACTATAGCAGCTAACAGATACGGCGGGGTTGGTTCGCCATATTACAGCGGCATCATTTCTACGACAGGATTAAATACTCGTACAGAAAATCTGATTGTTAAAGAACATGAGACCATATGGCCTTATAGTGGTGTGTTATATCAGTCCGGATTAAATGCTAGACCAGGAAATAATATCGAAGTACAATTTCAATCAGGCTCCCCGGCTAGTAATAAGTATGGAGGAACAGAAGGTAAATATTGGAGTGGTATTATTTCAACCACAGGATTGAATACCAAAACAGACAATCTCATATCAGTAGAATTCGAAAATACATGGCCGTATAGTGGTATTATATATACTACTGGTTTAAATGCTAGAGCTGGTAATAATATAGAAATATCTTTTAGTTCGTCATCATCTGCTGGCTCTGTATATGGTGGACTAGGAGGTAAATTTAATAGCGGCATGATCTCTACCACCGGTTTAAATGCAAACCCAGGATCTGGTATTTATTTGAAACCCACAAACAGTTGGCCATACCCATATGAGATAGGTTTGCTTAAAAAAGTACATATCCCCAGTAATATCTCTCCTAATAATCTATTAGCTGCTATATCTAATATAGATCAACAATTTATCTTTCCATTGTTTTTACCAAATAATATTAAACGATTAAACTATAATAAAGTTAAATGTGAAGGATATTATAAAGAAATATACATTACATCCACTCTTCCGCTGGTCTATCCATCTATGACAGGACCTAATGGAGAACCCATCAATTGGACAGGATATTCTGTTAATAGTGGGAATATTACTCAAGGGGTGGTGTCTCTTAACATGGCTAGACTAAAACCCCACCCTGTGATTACTTCCTATCTTATGCTCGATTCTGCTCCAGACTATGACTACACTGATCAAATTATAACCACAAACCACACAAGTATAGGGTCTGTTACGGTTTTTCAAAAAAAAATCCATTTTTTAGCATTTTATCATAATATAGAAAATGCTTATGGGTCGATTATAGCCAGCTGCACCTACCCCAGTTGTATAATCGGATGGGCTGGTTATTATTATAACGCTGGATCCATGTCAAATGTTTCCGTGAGTACAACAACAATTTCTGCTGGCAATATAGATGCAGTAGTAGCAAATGGACACAGACATATGGAAGTAGATCCAATAGATTAATAAATAGTATTTTTATGTTAACACCACAAGAACTATACGAATCTGCTTCTGTTCAGCCATGTGAAGATGTTAATGACACACTAAGAGGTGATGGACCTAACGGTAAAGTCACACCATGGCATTCTAGAAGATTAGTGCAATTTCTAAAACATGTTAAATATCCATGCATAGGAGATACTCCGGATTATGCTTTAATCAAAGATACAGGATTAGGCAAAATAGGACTACCCTTTAAATTTTTACAAAGTTTAGATATAGAAGCTTTTACAGAAAGTGCTGCCGCTTTAAAAAGCACAACATCTCATTCTGTTCGTAATGCGTGCGATATAGCAAGATCTTGTAAATTAACCGCTGATGATACTAAAAATCTATGGTTTCACCGAATGGGCTCAGAATATCTAGAGCATTTTGGTGAGAATTCATTGCCTGATTGTTTAATGGTAGCCGGGCCGGATTTGGTACCAGAAAGTGTGGCTGATGTTGGACGAGCGCCGTCTACAAATGAAACGTCTGATTCACAATTATATAAAGGAATGGGTTGTTTACCAGGAGACGGATGGGGTGTGGCTGGAGGTATAAGAAGTTGTATGATACCGCCGGGACAAACTAGTGGTCGTCCAGAGCCTCAGTGTCGTAGTTGTGGATTTTGTGATGAAAATTCTCCTCCAGATGATCCGTGTTGTGCGGGAGGGTTAGTGCGCTTAAACATATGTTGTAAAGCTCCGATGACCACGAGACTAGATTTTGGATATTTGATGCCTGTTGATGAGGACACTATTGGCATAAATATTAGGCCCACAAAAATTATAGATTTCAGGGATGTTGATAACTTTGCTGTTCTTAAAGATCTCAATACAAATTCAACAACATTAACTGCTGATAGAAAAAATAAAATACAAGAAATCATAGGCGCATCTCCGGCAAAGATTACTAATGGGACAGGATTAGCTTTTAAAGATAATACTACTTGGATATATATTGGTTATAGTAATTTTGCTACTGATAAAACAGATGTTAGTAAATATGTAGCTTATTCATATAAATTAAGACACATTGGTCTTTTAGAAAGAAAGTTATATGGAGGATATATTAATTTAATTGATAATAGTGGATCTAATCATTACGCCATAATGGATGATACTTTGCTGGAATATTTTCAAGGAAAAAATTTATGGAATTATGAAGAAAACGAATATATAGATCCGATAGAAAATAATATTACTGATTATATCCTGAGAGCTAGAACTATTTCTTTATTGTTATATGCTACGGCATCTTCAGGCAGATCTCCTGTTTCTGATACTCAAAAAATGGCGAATGAAATAAAAGACTTATTATGGAACGGATATGGAGTTATACTATTCTCAAATGTAGGATTTCCTAATACCAGAGACTCTAGTGGCTTATCATACCCCGATAGAATCTCTTATAATACTTATACTATTATAGGGTACGACGATACAAAATTAGAGTTTAATGAATGCGTCTATGTATTGTCCTGTCCGTGGGGTAAATGGATCAATGGGGGACATCCGTCTTGGGGACCATTGCCGGATGGGTGTTTTTTAGTTACAGAATCTCACTTGAAGTGTATGTTAACATACTATCCGGATAGAGAGTATCTTGGTTGCAAAAACCAAGGTCCGTGTAATCCTTTATTTGACGATTGCCAAGACCCAGATGTTATCCTAGAATTAGCTGGTTGTGGAGGACATACAGAAGAATATAAGTGTGAACCATATAGATGTAATCCTCAACAAAGAACTATGGGATATGTTATGGCGGTTTCCTTATCTGAAGGCTTTCCAAAACAAGAGCTAGAACATCAAAAATATTATCCTGTAATGAGAATAAAAGAACTGATGCAAGAACAAACTATGTATTTTCAATATGATTAATTTATGTAATACTAATAAATATTCATTAGATCCAGACGGATCTATTCCGAGCAAAAGAGTACCTAGACCTATTGAGGACATAGAAATTATAGGTGTTATTAAGAACGATGAAACTATTAATATGGTTAATGCGGGAAGTTGTGGTCTTAGCGGGATAGGCTCTATTACTACAACTTTTGATAAACAAGATAGAATTTTAACCATACAAGGTTCTAGTAAAGGGGTTTTTACAGCTGAAGGGGATAATAATCCTAGACACCCTACTGGAGAAGCCCTTAGCGGTATCATGGCCAATAATCCTTTACGAGCAACCCATGGATGGTATACTATAGATCCTACATATAGTATAGGCTATCTGTCTTCCAATAGTCAAATCAAAATAGATAATATAGGCTTGAATAATAAAGAATTAAATGCATATAATACTAAAGTTAATAATGCAACCTATGCAGACGGAGTGGTATCCACCAACAATTTAGAAATTACCGATGCTTACCTCTATAATATCAATATTACATGCTCTGATATAGATATAAAAAATAATACAAAAATAGATAGTATTGCAGCTAATACAGAATATATAAAAATAGAAAATAGTTCTATTGCTGAGTGTGCGCTGGAAACCATAGTTTTTGACTGTTCCAATACTCCACTTATTGATTGTAGTATTTTTTGTGAATTAGGCACTTTAACAGACTGCGACATAAAGAGTACTATTTCTCAAGAAGGTAGTAATAATAAACTATTATCAATATCAAATAGTCGTATACTGGCCGGATCTAGTATATCTGCGGACACCCTTGATTTACAGAACAGTGTGACAATTAATGGAAATATTGTATCACAAACATTAGAATCTCAAAATCAAGACAATATGATCCTAGCTAGTGGTACAATAAATACAACACATTTCTTGGGTTCTATTAGTAATAGCGGAGTATTATCTTTATCATCTGTATCTGGATTATCTAAGCCACATATTACTAATTATGGTCGTTTGACTGTAAGTGCTTCTGGAGCTTTAAAATTAACTAATAATGCATTCTGCTTAGTTGACAATAATGCTTCTTTTGTATCTAGTCTTAATAAAGAAAAAGGAATCATAGAAGGATCATTTAGTTTTGAAAACTCTATAAATTCTGGTTCTATTAAAGGTAATAATATTAGCTTTAATCAACAGTCTATAAATTATGGCTCCGGTAGCGAAATTTATTTTGATGGCTCATATAACTATGGTTTAGTAAATAAGGGTCATTATTTATGTGGTAGTCTCAATTATGGCTTCGGAGGTGCTGCGGAATTTTATTGTAATTCTCAGAATATGGGTCAACCGACGACTTGTTTATTTTTTGACCAATCTCAAAATAACGGCACTATATCTAATGGTATATTTAAGAATGAGAGTATTAATAAAGTTGCCGGAACAGGCCACTTATTCTACGATAAATCCACAAACATTGGGCCGCTCTGGGAAGCATCTTTTTATAATAGCGGCATGTCCTCGAATGCTAGTTTAATAAATACTAATTTTTATGATACTAGTAGTATAGTTGGTGCTACATTACCAAGTGGCTTTTTGAATTGTTACTCTAATACTAAGAGTAGCGGTACTATTACTATTAATAGCGGCATCTGTAGCATGTACGATACTAGTTATGCTAAAGAAATAACGATGACCAGCTATAGTGGATCACTTCAATTGTATGACAATAGCTGGGTGGAGACAATCAAAGGATCAGGCAATATTAAGTTATATGACAATTCTAAAGTCGAAAATTTAGATACAATGGGCACTTTGTATGACTCATCCATATGCTTAAACAGCAAGGGATTAATAACTCTTAGAGATCAAAGTTCTGCTGGTAATGGTGTTCATACTATGATTGATGCTTATGACAATGCTAAAGTTTCTGGTGCAGTAACTAAAGTAAGTTTGAGTGATAATAGTCAATTCTTTTCTAAATCTTTCATACAAGGATTGATTATGGGCAATGCCAAGTTGGTTTATGCTGTTGTCTCACAGTCCGCATTATTCGTCGATGGTGCCTCAACCCCAAGTGGACAATCTTATATTAATTCTGTTGGTTTTTTTGGTGGAAGCACATGTAAAAAAAATACGCAATTATTTGCTAACAATGTTTCATTATATGATTCTAATAATGAAGGTAAAATCACTGCTGATAATATTTCATATTGTGAAAATAGCAATAATATAGGCACAGGTATTGGCGTAGCTTCATTTGGGTCCGGATCAGTAAACTACGGATTTATTTTTGGAGAGGCTAGATTTTATATCGGTTCGTCTAATCTGGGTAGCGTTACCAAAGGATATTACCATCCTAGTGTGACTCAAACAGGCATTAGTCTAGAAGAAGGAACATGGGATCCGTCATTGGATCAGTTGATATGCGGGCCTCCATCATTTAGCTTTTTGGCTCCTTGACGTTATCACGTATCCAATCTATAATATTAAATCTATTACACGGAGATGTTATGTATGCATAAATTTGTAGATAAAGTTTGGGGATATGAAATATGGATAGAAAATAATGACCTATATTGTGGCAAACATCTTCATGTAAAACCAAATAAATGGTGCTCTGCCCATTTTCACAAAAATAAAAAAGAGACTTTTTATGTGATCGACGGAGAATTGCTTCTCAAGTATTCGCAGAACATGAATGAGGATATATGGAATTTGGACTTAGTAGATACGATTATACTAAAAAAGGGGGAATCTTTCACTATAGAACCATATACTGTACATAGGTTTTCTAGTAATAATACGGATACTCCTTGCGATTTTATAGAGATTTCTACTCATCATGATGATAATGATTCATATAGGATCATACCTAGTATACCATGATATACGCAGTAGATATAGACAATACCATATGCTTAACATCCGGTAGTGATTATGTTAATTCGCAACCAATAAAAACGCGTATAGAAAAAATTAACTTGTTATATAATAGTGGTCATACTATAGTATACTGGACCGCAAGAGGATCAAAAAGTGGCATTGATTGGCAATCACTAACTATTCAGCAGCTTAATAGCTGGGGTTGTTTATATCATTCATTATTATTTCATAAACCAGTTTATGATCTTTATATTGATGACAAGTCTATAAACTCAGAAATATTTTTCTCATGATCAGAATAGCTGTAATAGGAGAATCTTGTACCGATCAGTATGTGTATGGCACATGCGACAGGGTGTGTCCAGAAGCGGCAGCCTTGTGTTTCAAGCACAATGAAGATATAACATTCAATCCTGGTATGGCTGGTAATGTTTACCAAAATTTATTAGCTTTGAATACAAATCATAATATAGAATTAATCACTACCAGATCTAATATAATTAAAAAACGATTTGTAGATAAAAAATATAATACTATTGTTTTTAGAGAAGATATTAATGATGTTTGTGAGCCCATAGATATTGACGGGTATGATTTTAGTAATTATGATGTGATAGTTTTTTCGGACTATTGTAAAGGTTTCTTAAGCTCAGATGATATTAGTAAAATTTGTTCGCAAAAAAAAGAATCCTGCGTGACCTTTTTAGATACCAAAAAGTCTGTCTGTTCAATCTTAACCCAAGCTGTAGATTACATTAAAATTAACTCCAATGAATTTAAACAAAATGTAACGGATGCTACGAGCATTAAACACTGCTCGTTAATAGTCACAGAAGGAGAAGACGGAGCATCATTATATCAAAATGGGTCCAAAAGACAATTTCCTACCGACAAAGTAATATTAAGAGATGTTTGTGGTGCTGGAGATACTTTTTTAGCAGCATTAGTTATAGCCTATGTACAACATGCTAATATTGAAAACGCTATTATGTTTGCTAATCAATGTGCTTCTAAGGTCGTAGGTCAGTTTGGAGTAGTAACACCATGAGTCGTACGATTTGGACAAATGGATGTTTTGATATATTACACATAGGACATATCAAACTCTTTGAATATGCTAAATCACTAGGAGATAAACTCATTGTTGGTATAGACGGAGACGAGAGAGTAAAACTACTCAAAGGTTCCAATAGACCAATTAATAATGAACAAAATAGAAAAATGTTATTAGAGTCTATAAAGTATATAGATAGTGTCTATATTTTTAATAGCGACGATGCACTAAGAGGCTTGATTAAAAATAATGATGTTGATACTATAGTGGTTGGAGATGATTATAGAGATAAGACCGTGATTGGATCAGAACATAGTAGAGCAACTATTTTGTTCCCCAAAATATCATCGGTATCTACATCTAGCATACTTTTATCCATAAAAGCAAATATATGTCCTATATAGAATCAGCATTTAGTCAGAAGCCCGATAATTCTTTGCTGGGTCCAAAAATGTCTGTTTTGGAGGGGGCCTCCGTTAATATTCTTAAAAAAAATCTTCCTGGTGACATAGCTGAATGCGGAGTATATAAAGGGGGTAGCGCTAGATTATTAGCTACTATTTTTCCTAATAAAAAAATATTTTTGTTTGATTCTTTTGACGGTATTCATGAAAACGATGTTCTGCCCAGTGACCATAGAAAAGGTGATTTCTCTGATACCTCCTTACTACAAGTTAAAGATTATCTGGACGACAAACCCAACTGTCTTTTTTTCCCCGGATGGCTCCCCGAATCTGCATCATTTTTAACCGATGAAAAATTTAGCTTGGTTCATATAGATTTAGATTTATATGAATCCACAAAAGCAGCCATCAATTTATTTTGGCCCAGATTAGTAGAGGGAGGCGTTATGGTTTTCAATCATTATAAACGACATCATGGTTTGGGAGTAGAAAAAGCAATTTTAGAATATTTCGACAATAGCGATATTCTTTACGAAAAAATAGTCATTGATCGCCTATTTTATTGTATCATTCACAAATTTCCTATATCACGACAGTCTGTTTGATAAATACCATGATATCAAAAGAACAAGAACAAATAGATATTATTAATAGTCTTGTAGACACCACCGATAAATTAAATATACTACTCATTTTACCGGAAAGTGCTGGTGATATTTTCTTATCTACTAGCTTATTGGAGTCATTCAAAGAGCTATATCCTGAATCATACATTTATTATGCTTGCAAACCTGAATATTTTCGTATTTTAGAGGATAATCCTCATATATACAAAGTGATCAAATACTATCCCATCATGGAGAACCAGATAGCGATGGAGGGGTCGGGATTATGGAAAGGTCTTTTTGATATAAGCATTATTTTATCTATTTTTACTCAAAGACACTTAAACTATTTGAATAATGGTCAAACAAAAATAGCCTTTAATATAAAGAAATAAAATGCATTTATTAGAAACATACGCCGTGTCTTGTGGTGCTCAAATTGGTAAATGTTTTATCAAAGAAGAAAGCATGCCTCTGCCAAAAAATAAGTACATAACTTTTCATGGCTTCAATCCTAAGGGTTCGTCCAGACAATACGAACATTGGCAAATAGTTATCGACACACTATTGCAGCATAAAGAATTTGATCATGAGATTGTACAAGTCGGCGGACTGATCGACCATAGATTTAATGGTATTAACACAGAGTATCTTGGAGCTACTTCTTATAATAATTTGGCGTATTTGATAAAACACTCAGAATTACATTTAGGTTTTGATAGTTTGCCTGTGCATCTTGCATCTCACTATAATAAAAAGATAGTAGCCATATACTGTCATTATAGTTCTATCTCTGGCCCCTATTTTTCATCATACAAAGATATTAGAATATTACAGCCAGATTTTAGCCAAATTAAGCCAACTTATGGGTACAATGACCCGAATAATCTAATACAAAAAATTGATCCATTAGAGATAAGTGAAGCAGTACTTTCTTTACTGTGTGGTAAATAATATAATGATAAAAAAAATAGCATTAAGATTAGAAGGAGGCATAGGAGATCACCTATGCGCTATAAGATTTTTACCCGCTATTAAAGAGTTATATGCTGATTGTGAATTTTATGGATTTTCTGACACAGAGAATAACTATGCTGCAAAAAATTTGATAGAAACTTTGTGGCCCACGCTTTTTGAAAACATAGAAGTAATACCTACAAAAAAAAATAAAAACTATATTATTACTCATCAATTTGGCACAGAAAAATATATAGCATCTTTTGATAATATTCCAGATGAATATAGATACAAAATGTTAAATGATTATGACACATTGTATGATCTACATATAGATGGTCTGAAATGGATGAATTATGATTTTAATTGGAATAAATATTTTTATCGATTCTTACCTATTGAAATAAATTTGGGGCCAAAAAAAGTAATAAAAAATCAAATAGCTATCAACTTATATTCGGACTCTAACGCAGCCAATAGGCTTGATACAGAGTATGTACAAAATCTAATCAAACAATTAGCACAAAAATATTCACTAGTAATATTAGCTACGGATGCCAATAAACACTTTTATGATTCATGTGCTCAGTATGCAGCCGTAGTGGTGAATAATATAACCAATGTGGCCAAAATTATACAAAATTCAGAACTATTTTTAACATTAGATAGTGGCTTGAAATTTTTAGGATATTCGGTTAATACTCCCACTATTAATTTCTTGTCTCAAATCACAGAGTACGGAAATCTACCGGTTCATCAGTATATAAGATGGAATCCTTTTATATGGAGCGTAATGCCATTACATTATCCAATTTCAAATGTGCAACAACTGATTGAAGTATGTTCTAAATACAACACAAACTTGATTCCCGGTGCTCCTTTGGATATTATAGATAATATCTTAGTAAAAAGAAATATCCAATGAAAATCTATATAGATACGCCAGAAGCCCCGGGGTCCAAGGGGTCTTATAGAATAGTATCAGATAATATCAATATGGCCTTGGAACGACGAGGCTTATTGGCTTCAACAGATAATGAACTGACTCATTATGGAGTATGTTCTTCTACTAATGTTGCTCACAAACATCCTGATAAAACTAAAAAGAATTTTTACTATTGTGCATGGGAAGTTTCTACAGTACCCGATTATCTTGTACAGTGGATCGGAAAAGATATGATGATCGGAACAGCAAAATGGGTAGAGGACTGCTGGAACAGATCTGGATATAACAATACTTCTTCAGTTCTATTGGGCTGCGATGTTGATTTTTGGAAACCTTTAGACAATATAAATAAGTTCGATAAATTCACTATTTTGTGCCACACAACATCCAACAGTAGATCTGGTTTAGATACTCTTATTCCAGTGTTTGGAAAATATTTTCAAAATAAGAATATCCGATTATATATTAAAGATAGACCAAATTCTAAATTGGCTCCTTTTATAGAAAATATTAATAAACAATATAATAGTGATATTATTTATGACACATCAGATGCAACAGATGAAGAACTGAGAATTCTTTATAATAGGTGTCATGCTCATATATATCCTATTTTATGTACGGGTTTTGGGATGACTATAACACAAACTTTGTCTTGTGGAATACCCAATATTGTTACTAACTATTCAGCTCCGCCAGAAATTGTTTCGGAGAAAGTTGGATATCTGATTCAAGGAAAAGAGGTGCCTTTTACCCAAGCTATGGTTGATAGAATGCAGACAATAGGTATAGATAATTATATACCCATGACTCATTATAAATATCAACCATATATATTTGAACTAGATGAGGTTAGTATAGCGAAACAAATAGAAGCTATATTAACAAACTATAAAACATTTAAACCAGATACTATTCATCAATATATAAGAGAGAATTTTAGCTGGGATAATACATGCGATAATCTTATAAAAGTATTACAGGAGCTGAGATAATGATTAGTTGGCCATTAAATACAAATAATTTTACATTATCCGACAGAGAGCAAATTGCTAATTTTATACTTGATCAAAAAAATAGATGGACACAATCTGTCAAAGTTCAAGATATTGAAGACAAAATGTCAAAATTTATTGGAATTAAATACGCTTTATTTGTATCAAGCGGCTCGGCAGCCAATACTCTACTGGTACAATACTTCAAAGATCGGCACGAAACAGATAAAAAATTTATTGTGCTTCCATCTACCACATGGCAAACCTCTTGCTCTCCATGGATAAGAGAAGGGTATGAGCCTCTTTTTGTGGATATTCAACTCAAAGATTTTTGCATCAATGAAGATATGCTGATGAGTCTACTAGACAAATATAGCGATAGTATAGCTGCTATCTTTCCCACATCTCTTATAGGTTTTGTTCCTAATATTACCTTTTATCAAAATATTCATAAACAATACGGAATCCCCGTAATGATGGATAACTGTGAAAATACTTTAGGACTATTTGATAATAGGAACATTTCGTCATATTTTACATCTACTACATCCACCTATTTTGGACATCAAATACAATCCATCGAAGGGGGCTTTGTGTTCACTTCTAGTCTAAAAGAATACGAGTATTTTTTGATGTTGCGCAATCATGGAATGACCAGAAGCCTAGACTCATATGGTATAAATAAAGACCAATTTATAAATGATGATGTAGATGAATCTTTTGATTTTTATTGTTTTGGTTCTAACTATAGAAATAGTGATCTTAATGCTTTTATAGGAATGTTAGATCTGGATAGAGCCACATATTATCAAAAAAGACGTATAGAACTATATGCATTATACAAAACTTTATTGGATAAGAATAAATTTTATTTGCCAGATCCAAGATTACTGTGTACAGACGTTCCGTTCTGTTTACCTATCGTTTCACAGGATCTTGAGATTACTAAAAAAGCCATGAAATTTTGCAACGATTCTGGCATAGAGTATAGACCTATCATATCTGGATTTTTAGGTAAGCAAACATGTTATAAAAACATATTTAATCAAACACATAACATAGATAGAGAGTATTCGAATTCACAGTTTTTACACACTAATGGTTTCTATGTGGGGTTATATCCAGCTCTAAAAGAAGAACAAATAGAGTGGCTCTGCAAAGCATTAAATGTCCTTTAGTGGGTTTTCAAAGTAAAAAGCCTCCTTGAGGATAGAGGACCTCTCTGTATCATATGACATGAGACCAACCTGGACAGATTATTTTTTAGGATTAGCCAAAGTCGTGGCAGAACGAAGTCATGATATTCATACCAAGCATGGTTGTATAATTACTGATCAAAGTCACAGGATTCTTGGAGTAGGATATAATGGTTTTCCGAAAGGATTAAAAGATAGTGAATTGCCAACCTCTAGACCGGAAAAATATTATTGGATGGTACATAGCGAAAGAAATGCTTTATCTAATTGTATTGTCAGACCAGACAATGGAATAGCATATGTTACCGGTCAATGCTGCAATGATTGCACAATAGCTTTGTGGCAAGAGGGGATTTCCACTATTTATATGATAGATGATCATGGTACACATTTATTTGACCAGGAGGCTCAAAAAAGATTCGATACTTTTGTGGAAATGAGCGGTATAAAAATATTTAAAATAGATCCGGATCTTTCGTGGCTGAGACAATTAGCTGGTGTAATATGATGCACACGCTGTTTTATATATTCGCTATTGGTTACTATTATCAGTTGTACATGACTAACAATTTTAACCCTGTCGGTAGAGAGTTTGCGAATTTGGTTATATTCGGCTTGCTAACACTACTAATGAAAAATGGAGATAAAACATGATATTTGATGAACAAATTAGTCGCAAGCCAGACAATTATCCTTGGACCCAAGAGTTCATAGAGGCTATGCATAATGGCTTTTGGACGCACAGAGAATTTAATTTTAGTAGCGATATTCAAGATTTTCGTGTTAATCTTTCAGAACAAGAACAACAAATCGTTACTAGAGCCCTTTCTACTATCGGTCAACTAGAGATTAGTGTCAAAAAGTTTTGGGCCAAACTTGGTGATAATCTTCCTCATCCAAGTCTTAATGATATGGGATATGTAATGGCTAATGTTGAAGTTGTTCATGGTGATGCTTATGAAAGACTTCTGGAAGTGCTTGGTATAGACGATGCTTTTGATAATATATTAGAACTTGATATTATAAAGGGCCGTGTAAACTATCTTAGAAAACACTTACATAAATTTCATGACAACAACAAGAAGCAGTTTGTTTATTCATTGATACTCTTTACATTATTTGTAGAAAATATAGCTTTATTTTCTCAGTTTTATACTATTAGCTTTTTTGGTCGGTATAAAAATGTTCTTAAAGATACAAATAAACAAGTAGAATATACATCACGCGAAGAAAACTTACACGCTATGATCGGTATCAAAATCATTAATACTATCAAACAAGAGTATCCAGAATTATTTGATGATGAACTACAAGCCAAAATAGAACACGAAGCCCGAGATGCTGTCAAGTATGAATGTCAGATTATAGAATGGATTGTAAATGGTTATGATCATGAAAAATTAAGTTCTCCACTATTAAAAGAATTTATTAAGAATAGAATGAACGAATCTTTAATAAAGATAGGCTATAACGGCATATTTGACACCGACCAAGATATTATTTCCAAGACGTCTTGGTTTGATGAGCAAGTATTAGGAAACAATATGACCGACTTCTTTCATAGTCGTCCTGTTGAATATGCTAAATGTTCACAAAGTTTTGATGTGGACGATCTGTTTAGCTGATACTATTATTAGAAACATATCAGACAAGTAAAAGGGAAAGCATGACAAGTAAAAAGTATTATTGGCTAAATTCTCATAGTCGCATATTTTTAGAGAGAGGATACCTAAAAGAAGGCATAACTCCAGAAGTTAGAATACGCCAAATAGCAGAAACCGCTCAGGCTATTCTAAATATAGATGGTTTTGCAGACAAGTTTGAGGACTATATGGCTAGAGGATTCTATTCCTTAGCCACGCCTGTCTGGACAAACTTTGGTAACGATAGAGGTTTGCCGGTGTCCTGCTTTAATTCTTATATTCCTGATACAATGGACGATATTTTAAATAAAGTCGCTGAGGTCGGAATGATGAGCAAGCTAGGGGGTGGTACTAGCGGTTACTTTGGTGACCTTAGACCCCGTGGTGCAAAAATAAGTGTTGGTGGAGAAAGTAGCGGCCCTGTCCACTTTATGGAGTTATTTGATAAGGTTGCAGAAGTAGTTTCTCAGGGATCGGCTAGACGAGGATCATTTGCTGCTTATTTACCAGTAGAACATCCAGACATAGAAGAATTCTTACAAATAAGATCAGAAGGACATCCTATTCAAAATATGAGTATAGGAATTACTATATCTGACGATTGGATGAAAGATATGGTGTCTGGAGATAAAGATAAAAGAAAAATTTGGGCAAAAATTATTCAAAAAAGATTTCAGACTGGTTATCCGTATTTGATGTTTAGTGACAATGTGAATAATAACGCCCCTCAAGCATATAAAGACAAACGATTAAAAATAAGAAGTAGTAATTTATGTAGTGAAATAGAACTTTACTCTGATAAGGATAATAGTTTTGTTTGTGTATTATCCTCTTTAAATTTATTACATTGGAACGAGATCAAGGAAACAGATGCTATAGAAATATTAATTTATTTCCTAGACACTGTTAATGAAGAATTTATTCGTAAAACTAGTAATAGTAAATTTATGTCGGCGGCTCATAACTTTGCCAAGAATCAACGAGCATTAGGAATGGGAGTATTAGGCTGGCATTCTTTGCTACAATCTAAAATGATATCTTTTGAATCTATGATGGCTAAAAGTTTAAATGTAGAGATATGGAAAACAATAAGATCACGAGCAGATAAGGCTTCTATAGAATTAGCTAAACTGTTTGGAGAACCAGAATTATTAAAAGGATATAATCGTCGTAATGTTACAACGCTTGCAGTAGCACCAACCACTAGTAGCTCATTTATACTTGGCCAGGTTAGTCCTAGCATAGAGCCTCTGAATAGTAATTATTTTGTTAAGAAATTAGCTAAAGGCAGTTTCACATATAAAAACCCTTATCTAAAAAAGATACTGAAAGATAAAAATCATGATACTGAACAGGTATGGAAAGATATCTTGGTTCGTGGAGGAAGTGTACAGCATTTGGAATGTCTAACACAGGAAGAAAAGGATATTTTCAAAACATTTGGAGAAATAAGTCAAAAAGAAATTGTCATTCAGAATATCCAGCGACAAAAATATATCGACCAAGCGGTGTCTTTGAATCTTATGATACCTCCTAATTGTGCAGCTAAAGACGTGAGTGACTTATTGATATATGGCTGGGAAAATGGCATAAAGACTTTTTATTACCAAAGAAGCTCAAACCCCGCTCAAGAGTTGGCTCGTAGTATTTTAACATGTAGTAGTTGTGAATCTTAATAAGGAAATATAATATATGGGAAATGTTTTTCAAGATCAGACAAAATTTATGGTTGCTTGTGATCAAACAGTTTGTGAATGGAATGAATCTCAATTAAATATGTATCATAATCTAATTAAGGAAGAAGCTCAAGAACTCCAAGAAGCTTTTGACAATAATGATAGAATAGAAATTCTAGATGCTCTTATAGATATTTTGGTTGTTACCGCAGGTGCTATTAATAGTATGGGAGCTGATGGAGAAGCCGCATGGGATGAGGTTATGAGAACAAACTTTGCAAAAATTGATTCAGAAACTGGTAAGGTTAAAAAACGAGCAGATGGAAAAGTTTTAAAGCCAGATAATTGGGAATCTCCAAATCTGAAACCCTATGTTATATAGAGTATGGTGTATATATCAATGTAAAATTGGTATACATAACTCTATAGGTAAAGGGTAACAATTGAGAAAAAATAATAAGAAGAAGAAGGTTATAGATGCTACAAAAGAATTACAAGTTCCTCAATTATACAGAAATCAATTAAAACCCAGGAGTGAAAATCAAAAAGAGTATATCAGAACAGTAGCCGAAAACACCATAACATTTTGTCAAGGTGTTGCAGGATCAGGGAAGAGTCATATAGCTATAGGCATGGCACTAGAATACTTATTGGATAATAAAGTTAAGAAAATTATTATCACTAGACCAGTAGTAGAGTCGGGTGAAAAAATTGGATATTTACCAGGAACAGCAGAAGAAAAATTACACCCTTACTTATTACCATTATTAGATGAAATTAATCATTTTATCTCTATGGCTGAGTATACATCATTGAAGACTAATAATAGAGTTGAAATTGTACCATTAGGCTTAATGAGAGGTCGTAATTTCCATAATGCTTTTATAGTCGCGGACGAATGTCAAAACGCTTCATACGATCAATTAAAAATGCTATTAACTAGAATAGGTAATCATAGTAAAATGATTTTAACTGGAGATACTAGTCAATCTGATCTACATAGACATATGCAGGGAGGATTTTATAATATGATTGATGCTCTTCATGGAGTTGAAGGCATAGGCTTGGCTGTACTGAATAATAGCGATATTGTTAGAAATCCAATTATAGGCAAAATTATAAATAGATTAGATTCTTACGAAAATGAAAGCAGAACACACTAGATGCTTAGTGCTCAACGGGGACTATTCTCCATTGGGTATTATAGATTGGAAGAAAGCTATTACTTTAACATTTAAAGATAATAGTATTTCTAAAAATATAGAAGTTTTAAATTTTTATGAGAATGATTTTATTCAAGGCATTAATAATAAAAAAATATTAATTCCTTCTGTGATTAAAACAATAAAATATTTTAAATTAAATCAAAAAGTTAATTTCTCTAGAAATAATTTATTTATTAGAGATAACTATACGTGCCAATACTGTGCTCGTAAACTATATCTGAATGAATTAACATATGATCATGTTATACCTAAATCACAATGGTTGAATCAAACTACGCCCACGTGCTGGACCAACATAGTCACATCTTGTAGAAAATGTAATGCTATAAAGGGAAATAAAACTCCGTCGCAAGCCCGCATGAAATTAATGAATCAGCCACATATTCCTAGAAGATCATCTAAGTACTTGCCTCTGCACCGACAAGTGATTAATATAAACAACAGCGTTCCTAAGGATTGGTTAGTATATCTCGGATAACTTATGCCAACATATTCATATATATGTACAAAATGCAATAATCATTTTGAGCTTTTTTTCTCTATTAGAGACTATGATAGTAGTCCGAGATGTCCACAATGTAATACTTCCAAAACTTGTCGTAATTATATTGATGATGTTTCAACTATAAATGCTTCGATAAAGAAGAATGATTCGGAACTTAGTACTTTGGGAGATCTAGCAAATAGAAATAGAGATAAGCTATCAGAAGATCAAAAACAAGCATTGCACCAAAAACACAATTCTTACAAGGCAGAAGAATCTACAAAAGAACTGCCTAAAGGTATGTCTCGTATGAAAAAACCGCAATATAAACCCAGATGGAGATAATTGTATGTCAATTTTTAATCCAAGCAATATTTTTACTCAAAATACAAACTCTCACGAAGAACAAGCAGAATTTTATGTACCAGCTGGACACGAAGACTATACGGAAAATTCTCTAACCAAAAGCTATGAAGACAACGACTATGTATGTGCAAAAAAAATTGTCAGAAATAATGGCACAGCTAAATATATGATTAAAATAGATAGAGCGTCCAAGTTTTTTAATCCTTTTTCTATCTATGATTCAGAGAATGTCACGACTTTCTTAGAAAGCGTATGTAGGTCTGATAAAAAATTCAAAGAAGTAAATGAAAAATCTTTTATGCTTTATGTCAAATTTTTAGCCAGTAAAAACATGGCTTTGCTAAATAATTCCGAAAGAGAGGACTTCTAATATGTCTAAAAAATTAAATAATATTCAAAAATATGCCGTGATGTGGCTTAATTTTCAATCCTTGTCTGCTGAGAACATAAGTAAAGAAACAAAATTACCATTAGAGCAGGTGGTTAATCTTATACAAGAGCATACTGAGTCTAATATAAAAAAGGAATCTCATGGTCCTGTCAATTCTCACATGAAACAAATGATGATTACTGAGAGCACAGCAAAAAGACAAAAAGTAGCTATTATGACCAAAGAAGCATCTCAAATTAGTGATGAGCATAAGAAAAAGCATACTCCTGTTTCTACCGATAAGCCATATATTTTTAAGCAGCCATAAGGATATAACGAACTATGCATATTGACATCAAGAGTATTCTCGATGATGAAGAACAAAAATTTTTGGATAAGATTCAAACTAAATATCAAGATCATATAAGTAAAATATATGAAGACAATATAGACAAATTAAATACAGATATTAATAAGAATAACTCATCCGAACCCTATAATGTGGCAGAACCCAGCAGACATATAACAGATTATCAGAGGGAAATATTAATTAGAACACTGGCTGAGATTTCCACAATAGACGATAATGGAAGATTAAAAGACATAGACGTATGCTTTGAAAACTTGTATCATATACCAGTGCCTCCTGATACAGACTATAGACCTTTATTAGATCAATTCTTGTCTGTTTTTGAAAAAGATATAGGCCAGTGCGCAAAGAAAATTACCGAGAGTAATCAATAGATATAATGAAATACATATCTCGATACTCTAATAATAAAGAGGTATCAGCAGCACAATATATTACAGAAATTATATGTGAACAAAAAGCTAAAAAAGATAAAGTAGATTTACATTATAGATTTTGGACCAATAAAAAATGGAGTCTATTTTACAGAAACCAGATAGGCACCGCAAATAAGCTGTTGCAAACATATAGTGCTAAAGCTATTATCAAGGCTCTGCTGAGTACAGAGGGTCAAAAAATTTTTTCTTTGCGAGCTCCTCACTTACCAGCTATGATACAAACAGCCGAGGTTCAGATTTCACAAGAGAACCACACCCTCACTAAACAGATAGAAAGAAAAGATAGTATTGTATTCAAAGACTGTTCGAATTCGATTCATCATAAAAAAAATATTATATCTAGATTAGAGGACATAGACAATGACACTTAAAGAGGATGTTAAGAAAAATTTTGGTTCGGATATTATGCTATCTGCTACTTCGATAGTTGATAGAGAATTAATAACCATCCCAGTCAGTCCTGCACTAGATATAGTACTCAATGGGGGCATACCAGAAGGTAGTTTTGTTATTTTTACTGGACAACCAAAGTGCGGAAAAACCACTACTTCTCTCGATTTTGCCGCAACGGCTCAAAAAGAGCAGTATCGTGGGGATCTTAAAAAGGCCAGACATGTCTATTACCTGAATATAGAAGGCCGTCTTAAGAAAAGAGACTTAGAAGGTATACCCGGCTTAGATTTGGAAAGATTTGATGTAATAGGTTCTCAACAAGGTAAAATTTTACATGCAGAAGAATATCTTCAAATAGCAGAAAGAATTATTAATGAAGAACCAGGATCTATTATCATTATCGATTCATATTCAGCATTGTGTACAGAAGCAGAAATTACTTCTGATATGGACAAAATGCAACGAGCTGATGGTGCAAAATTATTAGCAAAGTTTTGTAGAAAAGTTGCTAATGTTATACCAGTAAATAAAAATATCGTAATAGGTATAACCCATCTAATGGGTAATCCCGGATACGGCAATGTAGAGTGGAAGGAAAAATCTGGACAGGCAATTGCATACCAAACCGACGTAAAATTAAAAGCTAAAATGTTTACTGCTTGGCGAGCAACCGCTGATGGTCCGCAAATAGGACAAGAAATAGATTGGCAAGTACTTTGTTCGGCTCTTGGGCCACCAGGAGGAACTATCAAAAGCTACCTCAGGTACGGTTCTGGTATTGACAAGGCAATGGAACTGATTATGCTCTGTATAGATCTGGGCATAATAGCAAAGGGAGGAGCATGGTACACCGTAACATCTGCAGAAGATAAGCCTAAATTTCAAGGCACAGAAAAATTACGTCAATTTGTGATAGATAATCCTACTGTTTATGATGCTCTTACCACAGAATTATACCAAACAATGGGCATAAAATGCAGCAAGTAATAGATCTTGATGGTAATATACAAAATTGGAGCTTGTCTGGAGGCATATCTCATGGTCATACTTATAATAATAAATCAGACTTGCATTTAACCGCTAGGACCCTAGTAAAAGAATGTTATCCTACTTTGCAAATTCTCGAAGAGGTTCCGATATCAATCAGAAGATCAGAAACTTTATATCTAGATTTTTACTTACCGCTAACTAAAAAATGTATAGAAGTACACGGAGAACAACATTACAAGTTTGTGGGCTTTTTCCATGTTAACCAAATGGGCTTTGCTAAGCATAAAAAAAGAGACGCTGAAAAAAAAGAATGGTGCGAAATCAATAATATCAGATATATAGAACTACCGTATAATGAAACTCCAGACGAATGGAAACAAAGGCTATTGAATGAATAAAACATCAAAAGAAGAAGTATCAGAATGGGATAAGATTCTGGATGAATATGAATCTAGTATAGGTCTGAACAAATATATTAGTGATACTTTACCAGAAACAGAGCTAAACCAATATCTCACAATGTCACGAGATATCTTAGAAAAGTTAACCACAGAAGATTGTGGACAAATAGCATATCGGCTTGGACAATTTGCTTTTCATGTGCAGCGAACATTGAACCGAGAAATAGCTAGAATTAATTGGGCAGAAGAAACGCTCAAAGAGGTTATAGCCGATGATATCAATAATTATAAAGGCTATGGCTATGTAGAAAAATCTTCGCAGGCTATCAAACATAATGACAGAGCATCTTCTCTAAACAAAATTAAAAAATTTGCCAAACAACGAGCAGATAGGCTCACATATTTAGCCACATCTATAAAAAATTTATCCGACATTTTGATATCAATACAAAAAAGTAAAGGGATGAAATATAATGGATAATTTAACGCCAGAACAAATTACTCAAATGATTGCGATGTTGCAGTCTATGTTGCCTCAACAAAAGGAACCAGTTTCTTCTGGTGACCATGAATTAGAAACAATTGATGCTAGTCCTATCAAAACAAAAACCAATAGACGGACGCCCGGAAATTTTGCCAATAAATTTGACAGTATGATGGAGGCACAACTACATAAAGCAGATACTGCAATCGATAAGGCACTATCTGTATATGGCCCAACTCCTAGATCAAGAAAATTCGAACCTGTATCCGTTAAGTGCAGGGTTTGTGGCAGAACAGAGGAAATAAATCCAAATCTTTTATCGGAAGCGAAAGAGAGATACAAGTGTAATGCTTGTGCCAGGAGTCCAGGATGATACTTTGTGATACAGCAGCAGAGAGAGCTGTTTTGGCGGGAATATCTGTATATGGGGATGAAAGCTATTTAGAGATAGCCGACCTGATACAAGAAAGCACTTTTACTGTAGATAGCAATAAGATTATCTATAGATGCTTAAAACATATTTTTGATCAAGAACATCGTCCTAAGATCGACGTTGCCACTATTTTATCTGCTTCTTCGGAACTGGGTTTATCTCACTTTTTTAACAAAAAAGAAGAAACACAACACCTTAAAGCTATTCTAGATTTTCCTGTCAATAGTGAAAATATTAGAAAATTTGCAGCAAAAATTAGAAAGCTAGAAATCGCTAGGCTTCTAAGAAACCAGCTAGAAAAAGCGCAGGATAAAATCTTAGATGTTACAGGAACGGAGAGTGTAGGTTCGATACTTGGCATAGCAGAGGATGCCATTTTTGATTTTTCGTCGTTGCTAAATGATTCTGATTCTGGACCGGAAAGCATAGCCTCTAATTTAGACGAATATATAGATCAACTCATAAATAATCCCATAGATCAAGTGGGTATCCCGACAGGGTTTCCTGCATATGATAATGCAATAGGTGGTGGTCTTAGAAAAAGCACCATAAACGTTATTGCTGCACGACCCAAAACAGGTAAAACCTTGTTGTCTGATAATATAGGATTTTATATTGCCAATAAACTAAAAATTCCTGTGCTCAATATGGATACAGAAATGACCAAGGAAGATCATGTTAATCGTGTTATTGCTATGATGACAGAGATGGAAATAAACCATATAGAAACCGGAAAATTTGCCGAGTCTGCCAGCAAGTTAGAAAAAATCAAGGTCGCAACGGCTGATCTTAAACAAACTCCTTTGTATTACAAATCTATTGCAGGCAAGCCCTTTGAGGATCAACTAGCCATAATGAGACGATGGATAGTCAAAGAGGTTGGCCTTAATCCAGATGGCTCCGCTAAAGATTGTGTAATTTTTTATGATTATCTTAAATTGATGGACACCCAAGGTATGTCACAAGACTTAAAAGAATACCAGGTTCTTGGTTTTATGATGACATCATTGCATAATTTTGCCAGTAAATATAAAATTCCTATTGTTGCTTTTGTTCAATTAAATAGAGATGGTATCTCTAAAGAAAGCACAGATACCGCATCTGGCTCGGATAGAATTATATGGTTGTGTAGCAATTTCAGTATATTCAAAAGAAAAACACCAGAGGAAATCGCAGAAGATGGTCCGGATAATGGAAATAGGAAGCTCGTACCGCTTGTGAGCCGACATGGTGGCGGACTCGACGACAACGATTATATTAATTGTCACATGAAGGGCTGGTGCGCCAAGATCACTGAAGGTCAAACCAAACTTGAACTAATGAAGAACAGCGGATCCCGCTCTAACGGATTTATTATCGATGAAAACAATGAAAAAAACGAATCAGAAATCCCATTTGAATGATCAAGCAAAACTTAAAATTTTGTGCGATAATCTTTGTGATAATATAGAAGAACTACTAAATCATTTTTCTTTAGAATACAAAACATCCTCTAAAATGATTTCTATGGCTTGTCCTATACATGGAGGAGATAATATAAGTGCCATAAATCTTTATGTGCAAGGAGATTCTTATAGGGGTAATTGGAAGTGCAGAACTCATAATTGTGAACAAATTTTTAAAGGTTCTATACTAGGTTTTGTGAGAGGCATTTTATCTCATTCCAAATATGATTGGTCAAAAGATGGTGATGAAGCATGCTCTTTTAAAGAAACTATAGATTTTGTTTCTAAATTTCTCAATAAAAATTTAGCAGATATTAAAATCTCTACTACTCATAGAAATAAGCAACAGTTTACATCCATTATTAACCAGATGTCGAATCCTCGCATGTCTGAAAAAACCAATCATCCCAATAGAGATACTGTCAGAAAAAATTTGATTATTCCATCCGAGTATTTTATTAATAGAGGATTTTCTAAAGAGATTTTAGATAAATATGATATAGGCTTATGTAATAAGCCAAATAAAGAAATGTATAATAGAGTGGTTGCTCCTATATATGATAATAAGCATGAGTATATGATTGGATGCTCAGGCAGAAGTATATATGAGAAGTGTAACGACTGCCATCTGTTTCACGATCCTATACTAGCGTGTCCCAAAGAAGAATACAAATATATGTATTCTAAATGGAAACACAGCTTAAATTTTAAAAGTCAAAATCACTTATATAACTATTGGTTTGCAAAAGATCATATACACAAAGATCAATATGTTATTATTGTAGAGAGTCCGGGTAATGTATGGAGACTAGAAGAAGCCGGTATTCATCACAGCGTTGCCATTTTCGGCTCATCTATTAGTGATCGTCAAAAAATGATTCTTGATGGATCAGGAGCGATGAGCGTGTTCGTTTTGGCCGATAATGATGAAGCAGGAAAAAAAGCAGCAGAACAAATTAGATCAAAATGTCAAAATACATACAAAGTTATTATACCCGATAATATCCGAAAAAATGATATAGGAGAAATGACAATAGAAGAGATTAAACAAGATATTCTCCCTCTATTGCCTAACTAATTTTTATGACACATATTATAGCTTTCGCCGGTAAAAAACAATCTGGTAAAACAACATCCGCTGAGTTTGTGGTATCTTTATATCCCGATCTCAAATGTTGTATCTATAATTTCGCTGATCCACTCAAAAAAAATATTTGTATGGATATTTTAGGATTGACATATGATCAATGCTACGGTTCTGATGCTCAAAAAAATGAGCTAGTCGATTGTTACTGGCAAAAACAACAAATGACCTCACGAGAAGTTATGCAGTTTGTTGGCACCGATATTTTTCGAAATATACAAACTGATGTATGGGCCAATGCTACTATTAATAAAATTCATAGAGATAACGTGGATTTGGCCATTATCGCAGATTGTCGATTTCCCAACGAGGTGTCCGCTATAAAAAAGGCTGGTGGTTGCATTATCAAATTAAATAGAAACCCTTATAGCTCAAACCATGAGAGTGAGATAGCGCTCGACGCCCCTGGATACGATCATTCTGTATTTGATTTGGTAATAGAGAACCACGATATTAAAATACCAGAGCAAAATACAATTATAGCTCAATTTTTGACCCAATTACTAAAGGACAAAATATGATTGTTACATATATACGCAGTTCCAGTTATGGAACTCATTCTTTTTGTCCTATGCAATATTTTATAGAATATAACCTAGGTATAAAATCGCCATCCAATAAAAAAGCAGATAAGGGCACAATATGCCATAAGGTTTTTGAAATTTTGGCAGAAATCAAGATGTGTACACAACAAGGCAGACCATATTTTTATGATGATATTGTTAATCAAGTAGATGTCAAGAACTATAATTTAGACACTATTATAGAACAGGTTTACCAATATTATACTAGTTTATTTACTCATCATGCATGGTCTAGCACGGACTATAAAGATTGTTATAAGTGGGTATATAAAGCTTTAGAACATAATAATGGAATGTTCGATCCTAGACAACGAGATATAGTTCAACCCGAACAACATTTCGATATAGAAATAAAAAAAGATTGGGCAAAATATGACTATCTCACCAAAGAAGGGCGACTCACAGGTAATTTGGCTATCAAAGGAACTATCGATCTTATTACCAAAGTTAACGACGATACACTAGAAGTGATCGACTGGAAAACAGGGAAAAGATTAGATTGGGCAACCGGAGAGGAAAAAACTCTAGATAAATTACATAGAGACGCTCAATTAATGTTATATTATTATGCCATTAAGCAGTTGTATCCTGCTATTAAGCATGTGATTGTATCTATTAATTTTATAAATGATGGCGGAATGTTTTCTGTTTGTTTTGACGACTCTCATCTTCATCAAGTAGAAATGATGCTAAAAAATAAATTTGATAGTATCAGAAATACTACAAATCCACAACTCAATAAAAGTTGGAAATGCACTAAATTATGTCATTTTGGTAAAAATACATTCGAGAATAGTGAGCATTTACCGATCATAGAATACAGATCGAAGCAAGTTACTCCGATTGACAAACATATGACACAGTGTGAACAAATAAAACATGAAATAGACTTACACGGAATGGAATATGCCATTGACACATACCAGCGCGAAGGCTATAATATCGGTCAATACAAAGCGCCCGGTTCTGCCGAATAATGAAGAAATACATTCCTCTCCATGTGCATTCAATGTACAGCCTATTGGATGGACTATCCAAACCGTCTCAGATCGCTTCTCGCTGTTTGGAGATAGGTGCCAAATCCTGTGCTCTTACCGATCATGGTAATATAGCTGGCGCTATTAAATTTTATACAGAAATGAGACGAAATGGCATCAAGCCGATTTTGGGCTGTGAATTATACATTTCGTCACAAGATGCTGCCATACAGGACAAATCGAATAAAAAATTAAGCCATCTTTTAGTATTAGCAAAAAACTATGATGGATGGAAAAACTTGATACAGATAGTGTCAGAATCAAACAAGCCAGACCTATATTACCACAGACCTAGGCTAGATCTTGATAGATTAGGGCATTTAGTTAATGGCAATCTGATAGCTATATGCGGACACTTAGGCTCTGTTTTGTCTGATAAATTGATAGATAGTGATAAAATCATATCCGACTGGAAAAATATTGGATCTCAAAATATACATAAGTTGCAAGATGTATTTGGTAAGGAAAATGTTTTCTTGGAAAGTCAATTGATGGATAAGCATAATTTGACTATTCAAGTACATTTGACGGAGTGTATTAGGGAATTATCTAAGATTACAAATACCAAAGTGGTCTGCACACCAGATGCCCATTATTGTAGAAAAGAAGATGCGGTAGATCAAAGAATCCTATTATGCAATAATTTAAAAACAACATTTCCAGAGATCAATAAAAAATTATCAAATTCCGAGGATATAGGTTTATCAGCCTTTTTCCTATCTGATAATTTTCATATACTATCACAAGATGAAATACGAACCCTTCATACCGAAGAAGAAATAGAGAATACGAATTATATAGATTCTTTATGTGAAGAATACAATATCTTGAGCAAGCCTAATTTACCTCCGTTCTCTTGTCCTCAGGGTTATGATGATGCAGAATATCTCAGAGAGTTGTGTAGAAAAGGATGGAAAGAAAAAATAGTTCCACTAGTAGATAAAGAACAACATGGCGCATATGTAGATAGAATCAAATACGAACTAGAAGTTCTACAAGGTGCTGACCTATCTAGCTATTTTCTAATAGTGCAGGATATAGTGAACTATGTAAGAAGCAATAACTGGCTTCCCGGGCCGGGCAGAGGAAGTGCTGCTGGTTGTTTGGTCTCCTATTTAATAGGTATTACCAATATAGATCCAATTAAGTATAATCTAATGTTTGATAGATTTTATAATGCTGGTAGAAATACTGCAGAACATATCTCTATGCCAGATATAGATGTTGATGTTCCTATCAATCAAAGAGAAAATATTATCGAATATATTAAAAAGAAATATGGACATGATAAAGTTTCTCAGATGATTACGTTTAATACAATCAAAGGAAGAGGAGCCTTGAAAGATGTATTGCGTGTTTATGGTAATATTTCTTTCGATGAAATGAACAATATCACCAAGCACATACCAGATGAAGCTAAAATAGCTGACGATCTACAAGAAATGAAAGAAGAAACGGGAGAAGCGTCTATTATACGCTGGGCATTAGAAAATAATGGAGATAAATTAAAAGATTGGTGCTATTTAGATGAGAATCAACAATTACAAGGACCACTTGCCAAAAGGTTCGAACAGGCTATAAGATTAGAGGGCACGAAATCTAATCAATCCAAGCATGCCGCCGGCATAGCCATCAGCTCCCATGCTTTAAAAGATATATGTCCTATGGTGTACGATGTAAAAAATGAGCAAACGATAGCCGGTATGGAGATGCAAGATTTAGAATCTTTGGGTATAATAAAGTTTGACATATTGGGAGTTGCTATGTTAGATAAAATTATGACTATACAAGATATTTTAAAAAAGGGAGAATAAAATGACAAGAATGGCAGATTTAAAAAATGGTGATAAATTTTTATACAATCAACAAGAATACCTGAGAATACCAGACGAAAGATTGAGTTGCTGCAAAGTATTTAATGCTCAGTCTGTTGCTACGGGAGAAAAGATACAAGTTGTGCCCATTACAGAGGTGGAAGTAATTCAATCTAATAACTCATGATAAACTACAATAAAATATGTGTCTTTGATTTTGAGACGGACGGCTCCGATCCTACTCAATGTAGTCCTGTTCAGATAGCCTCGGTGATAATTGATCCAATATCTCTAGAGATTATTCCAGATTCAGAATTTAATATTTACTTCAAGCCCGAAGTTTTGGAAAAAAATCCTGAGTATGTATATGAAACTGATATCTTGGATTTTCATGCCAAAGTTAAGGGTTCTTCCAAAAAAGAAGTACTGGACGAATGGCTCAAGTATCCTCCTCAAGAACAATCCTGGAAAATGTTTACAGAATATTTAACAAAATACCATAGTAGAAGTTCTAAGAAAAATCAATTTTCTGCGCCGCTACCAGCTGGATACAATATTAATCGCTTTGATCTAAAAATTATTGATAGATTAAGTCAGAAATATGGGGATACCAATAAAGAAGGTAATAGCAATATTTTCTTTCAAAGAGATGTTATAGATATTATGAACTTAGTATTTTATTGGTTTGAACAAAATAACGATCTTAAAAGCTATTCTATGGATAATCTTAGAGATTATCTAGGCATAGATAAAAAAGGTGCTCATGATGCTCTTAAAGATGTTAAGGACTGTGCAGAGATACTGATGAGATTTCTAAAACTTCATCGTAATGTATCTCAAAAGGTTAAGTTCAAAGATTCATTTGTATCGTCGTCAAATAAACATGCCTAAAACTTTTAATTACGATTGTGGATGCTCATTCGATATTATTCCATCAGAAAACAACCAGTTATTGGTGGAGTTTGATCCAATTAGACATAGTTTAAATCTAGACTGTTCTAAAACCTGGGACCTAATATCTGACGGCAATACTAAAGGATGCTTTCAATTGGAGTCTAGGCTTGGACGGTCTATGGCTAAAAAACTAAAGCCTCGAAATATAGAACATCTATCTGCTTTGATCAGCATATTAAGGCCTGGGTGCTTGGAGGCAATTAGAGATGGAAAAACAGTATCTAACCACTATATAGATAAAAAAAATGGGCAAGAGTCTATCGACTATTATCATCCGTGTCTAGAAAATATTCTTAAGACCACATACGGAGAGATGATTTATCAAGAACAAGCAATGGAAATTGCTAAATATATAGCAGGATTTGATTTACAGGAAGCAGATAATTTGAGAAAGGCTATTGGTAAAAAAAAGCCAGAAGAAATGTCCAAACTTAAAAGTAAATTTTTACAAGGGTCCGAAAAACTGGGTTTAGTTAGCGCCTCGCAAGCAGAAGAAATATTCGGATGGATAGAAAAGAGCCAAAGATATTCTTTTAATAAAAGTCATGCTATATCTTATGCTATCAATGCTTATTTATCTGCATATACAAAAGCTCATTTCCCTAAGATTTTTTTTGCTTCTTATTTAAGGTTCGCCAAAGATAAAATAGATCCAAAAGCAGAAATTAAAGAGCTTGTGCAGAATGCCACCGAAATGGATATTCAGGTCTGTATACCTGATCTAAGAAATCTGAATAAATTATTCATACTGAAAGATAGTTGTATCTATTTTGGTTTAACGGACATTAAAGGCTTTGGAGAATCAGTATTTAATAAACTAGGTGGTCTTATCACTAATAAACATTTAGATATCAAATCCATGAAATGGGATCAAATACTACTTCAAATATTAATAAATATTAATTCTACGTCTGCTAAAGCATTAATAAAAAGTGGAGCTTTAAATTATGACAAAAAAACTCGAACTAGTATGCTATTCGAATATAGTATAGCTTGTGAACTAACAAAAAAAGAAATAGAATTTATAATCAGCAAAGTTGATATAGGAGAGTCTTTCTTGAGTTCTATGAAAAGCATGACCTCCCAATATAAGCTTACAGAAAAAAGAAAACAAATTATTTATAGTTTAATAGACAATTTAAATCGTCCTCCATATTCTATGGATGATAACGCTGAATGGATATCGGATATAGAGGAGGAGGTGCTAGGTTGTAGTGTCACCTGTTCAAAAGTAGACATGTATGATATCAGTATGACTAATTGCAATTGTAAAGAATTCAAAACATTGCTAATGAAAGAAAATATCATTCTATGTGGAGAAATAGATAACATAGGAATTACAAAAACAAAAACAGGAAAGACCCCAGGCTCAGAAATGGCTTTCGTAACCCTATCCGATAGTTATGGATCAATAGATAGTGTCATTTTTTTCCCTGATACTTATAAACAGTATAGAAATATATTATTCGAAAATAATGTAATTATTATTAAGGGTAAAAAAAATAATACTGGAGATAGTTTCATAGTGGAGAAGGCTTATATTCCAAAAACTTGACCGTGAGTCGGCCATTTCTATAATAAACGTTGGTTTTGGTTTTATTTAATTTTCAAGGAGATATTTATGAATATCAATATGTTACGAGGTAATTTAGCAAGAGATCCAGAGTTAAGGAGTGTATCAACCAATGGTAAAACAACATCGGTTGTAAATTTTACTATTGCTGTGTCTCGTGAATACACAAAGTCTAACGGAGACAAGGATAAGATTACCACATTTGTTCCTTGTGAGGCGTGGGATTCTGGGGCAGAAATTATAGGGAAGTCCTTCAAGAAGGGGGATCTCGTAATGATTGAAGGATCACTTAGAAATGATTCTTGGGAGAAGGATGGAGTGAAGCATAATTCACTCAAGGTAAGAGTAAATAATTTTTCGAAGATTGCTAGACTATCTAGCGCCAAGACAGAAGAAGCTCAACCTGTAGCCTTCTAAGTAAGATTTCGGTGGCTAACCTTAGGAATGTATAAGATTCTCTTCGGAGAATCTTATGCATTACCTTATTACTCTATTTTACTAGATAAGATATAAATGTCAAATAAAAAACTCAAAGTTCTGATGGTATCAGAGGCTAGCTTTCTTAGTTCTGGTTTTGGTACATATGCCAAAGAAATATTATCTCGTCTACATGCCTCTCAAAAATATGAAATTGCAGAATTTGCCTGCTATGGAAAAGTCAATGATCCCAAAGATTCGGAAATCAAATGGAAGTATTATGCCAATGCTGTAGACGGTGGAGATCCAAGAAGCCAAGAATATAATAGCTCTATGGAGAATCAATTCGGAAGATGGAGATTTGAACGCGTTTTGTTAGATTTTCAGCCGGATGTGGTCGTAGATGTAAGAGACTATTGGATGAATTCTTATCAGCAATTTACTCCATATAGACCTTATTTTCACTGGATCTTAATGCCAACCGTAGACTCCGCTCCACAACAAGATGATTGGATAGATACGTTCTGTCATGCAGATGCGGTATTTACGTACTCAGATTTCGGCAGAGATACTCTAAAGGAACAGAGTAATGGAGCCATAAAATATGTAGACACCACATCTCCGGGTGTCAATCTAGACGTATTTCAATATTATTCGGACAATCAAAGAAGCCAATTAAAACAAGCGTTTGGTCTCGATCCGGATGCTTTCATTATCGGTTCGGTGATGAGAAATCAAAAGAGAAAATTGATACCAGAATTATTTTCAGCTGTTAGAAACTTTATAGACAAACTCAAAACAGATAACAACCCGGCAGCTGAAAAAGTATATTTATATCTGCATACCAGTTACCCTGATGCTGGATGGGACCTTCCTCGCTTATTAAAAGAATATGCAATAGGAAATAGGGTGCTATTCACCTATTCCTGTAAAAATTGTGGCTTTTACAAGCCATCTCTATATCAGCACCCATCTGCACATTGTCCTAGGTGTGGACAAAAAGCTTTTTCCATGCCTAATGTTAGTAATGGCATATCTCAGCAAGATCTAAATACTATATATAATATATTTGATATTTATGTACAATATGCTATTTGTGAAGGATTCGGAATGCCCCAGGTTGAAGCAGGAGCAGCGGGAGTTCCGATAGCATCAGTAGACTATAGCGCAATGAACGACGTTATACAAAAGTTAAAGGCATATCCTGTAAAAGTGAATCAATATTTTAAAGAACTAGAAACCAAGGCCGTAAGAGTATATCCTGATAATCAATCTTTGATCAATATATTATATGAACACATTAATATGCCCAGTCTTATCAGAGAACAAAAGCGTTTCGAAACCAGAAAACTTACAGAAAAATATTATTGTTGGGATATTATTGCTAAAAAATGGGAAAAATACTTAGATAATTTGAACCTAACAGGACTACAAGGAAAATGGGATATAGTATTACCTAAAATTCCTAATATAGAATCGAAAGATATTGTGTCCAATGACACCCCACACAATGCCATTATGAAAATAGTATCTCAAAAACTATCGAACCACCAAATCACCTCTTCTATGATCTTATTAAATATGATCAGTGACTTAACATACGGCTTTATTATAAATGGACTTCAAACCCAACCCTATAATATTGATCAATCAGTATCTACAATAAATAATCTTATATCTAATCATAATATGGCTATGGAAGCACTAGCTAACAAAGATAGGTTGGGACGAGAAGATTTTATAGACTATGCCATAATGAAGGACTCTGTGAAATGAATGCACTATTTATAGGCCCATATCGGCAAAATGATGACTGGGGCTTTGCATCGATAGATTATATACGAGCACTACTTAGTAATCCTGATATTAAATTAACAACTAGACCTTATTATTATATTAATAATGTCAATACTAGTATATCTCCAAATATATTAGAGTGCGAAAATACAGCATATAATGAATATGATATAATTATACAGAAATTATTGCCTCATTCTTTATATACATCAAATAAAGGATCGTCTCCTAGAAATTATGGTATTATTAATGTAGAGACAGGAGGATGGATAAATACAAGAGCTGTTATTATCTTAAATAAACTAGATGGTATTTTTGTCACCACAACATATGAAAAAAAATGGCTGGAACAATCCGGAGTTACTACTTCAGTATATGTAGTACCTAGACCTGTAGATGTGGATTTTATAATAGCAAATAGTACAAATAAAATACAATTACCGTCTTGTATAGATCATACATTTAAATTTTATTGTTATGCGGATTATTCTGATAGGCCTCACCTAGATATTATCATTAGGGCTTTTAATATAGCTTTTACAGAAACAGATAGGGTCAGCCTAATTATTAAAACATCTAATACAGATAAAGGCCCATCAGATCTTAGAAATCGCATACAAAATGATATATCCAAAATTAAAGAGCAATTAGAAATCAATAAAACCTATAAAAATGAGCTAATTATTACAGAATATTTTGATGAAAAAAATATGATAGGATTGCATAACGCTGCGGATTGTTTTATCAGTATAGCATCTGGTAATAATTTTTGTAAACAAACATTAATTGCAAGATCGCTTGGTAAAACTCCTATAGTGATGGATAATACCGGTCTCTGTGATTTCGTAGATAATACATCAGGATTTGTGATCAAATCCGAGAAAGTACCAGTCATCATGACTAAAAAACCATTGCCATCAGAATATGAAATTTTTTCTGCTGACAGATTTTGGTATACTCCAAAAATTTATAGTTTAGTAGAAACAATGAAAAAAGCTTTCGATATGTATAAAAATAATCATAAGAATTATACAAATAAAAGTTTAAACGCAGAACAAGTACTTCATAATTATTCGTACGCTAAGATAGGTAAAAAATTATGCATCTAAGCTATATAGCAGAAAATCTTATTGTCAACACCCTTGATGCACAATCAAAGTCTTGTCGTATCCTATATGAGCCACATAATAGTATTTTAGATAATATCCTAATGTCTTCTGTTGAAGATCAATTCTATGTTGTAGAAGATGCCGCAAAATTAAAATTATATGATCGTCTTTTTCAGATTCCTGCTAGATGCGCCACTATGTATAATTATAGCTTATTCATGAATTTTTCATTAGAGAAATATATTAATACAAGTTATGTCCCGTTTATATATCATATTCCATCTGTGGTATTTATAGATAAGGTATATGAATACAAGAAAGAAGACAGGTATCTAATAAACGAAAAAACTAAAGATATTACAAAAATTTTCCTATCAGAGCACTCCTATGATGCATTAGGTAGGCCAGATAAATCTTTTGTGATAGATATAGGAATGCCCCTAGTGCAGACAGACCAACCATACATAAAAACAAAAAATATAGCTATTATAAATAGTAGTATCATAGCGCAACAAATTCATCATATTGTGTCATCCACCGCTGGATTAGCTTGTGATCTGATAGAGATAAACGACATTGATATTGTTAAAAACTACAAATTTTGTATAGATATTTCTAGTAACTATAGATACAATTTATTGTATGCATTATCTGCTGGATGTATACCGATAACACTGAAACAAAATCCAGCTTTTACATCTTATATATATCATGTGAATACTCCGGAAGAAATAATTACTATTATCAACACTGCATCCGATACAACTCTGAATACTACGAATATTAATGAATACTTAGCTATAAATCATAATTATAGTAAATTTGCTAAATCAATCAATGAAATTGTATGTAATGTTAAAAGAGAGGTATATATCAAATAATGAATGCTATTAATTTTACTATGGGCGACAGCGAAACTATTTCAGGATATACGAATATAGATATTAATACAGGACTATCTTCTGTAGTTAATGGTTCCACAAAAAATATTCTATGTGAATGTCTCGATAGAATACCAATACAAGCTAGAAATATGGCATTGCAACAAATAACAAATAAACTGGCTTTTGACGGAGAAGCCATATTTAAGTTTTTAAATGCCACTGTATTAGCGGAACGGATTATAAAAAACGAATTAGATTGTATCAAGGTCTCATCAATCATATCTAATATAGTTTCGATATGGACAGAATACTATATTCTAGAAATTTTTAATAGTATTCCAAATATTATAGTAAAAAAGACCTATATAGATAATATTTATTCTGTTATTACAATTACTAAAAAAATATGAAACAAATATCTTATTGTATTTTTTCATATCAAATTACTAAAGGAATGAAATCTTACGGTTCTTTGAGCCTACTAAAACACAATAACGGCAAAGAACTCATATTACAGCTGATAGGTGCTTTACAGCATAAAACTAAGCATAGAAATTTATATGTTGTTTTGGGATTTGATGAAGATAAAATTAAAAAAAGATTTATAGAGAATAGTATCCGGTGCGATTATTTATCTAACAATAAGTATGATATTTTTGCTAATGGATATGCATTTAAAATAACATTAGATAGTATAATAAAAGATATAGACAATATTGACGGGGTATTGTTTGTAAATAATAATTTGTTAATAAAAAATTTACCAAAATATCCTACTAATACATCTTGGATTATGACACAAAAGGTACGACACAAAAAAAACAAATCATATACTGGTTGCAGAGGCAACAATTGTTTGGAATATCTATTTTATGATATTGGAGATAATGAATGGACAGGAATATTTTTTTTGACTTCACAGGATCTAAGAACAATTTATAATAATAAAGATTTATATTACGATAATATGTTTGATTTTGAAATTATAAACACCGCTATAGAAAAACAAAATATATCATTTGACATTATTCATTGCGATCATAAAGATATCATCACCATTAACGGTATAAAGGATAAGGCTAAATTAAAATAATATGACTAAAATTATAGCACATATGGGGGGATCTAGATTGTATAGATCTATTATTCGCCATCTCAAAAAACAAACAGATTGCCTAGTAGCTCAGATGCATGATCATTTATATGATACTATATATACGACAAAAGCAAATATTGTTATATATCCTATAAGTGAATATACCCAAGAAGCACATAATTATATTACAGATCGGGATCATAAAAACGTGTCCTTTGTACTCTATATAGACAGAGAGGTAGAACAAAAAGAGCTATTAGATTTTTTAACAAAGAATACGACGACAAAATATATTTCATCTAATAATTTTAGCTACAATTTTACACCAGATAAATCTATAATACATCAGCATATTTATGATAATCATATTTATTCTAAGTTAGATCCAATAGAATCCAGAAATAATAAAGTAGTGGTATTGCTGTCTAGTGACGATGATAAAAATCATAGGTATTTGGCTGGTCAGTTATTACCCAATAAAAATAAATATCCTATAGTATTATTAAACAATCCTAATTTTAAACACGATCAAAATATTGGGGTGTGTAATGAAATAGATCTGAATTTCATACTCAATAAGTACAGTTATTTGGTTGATCTAGATAAAGAATTCTTAATCGAGGCACAAATTTGTAGTATGCCTACAGTTGATATCTCGTTCTCTATTCAAGACAGCATAGATCAAATGAAATTTATTCCTGTTATAGATAATATGACAGACTGTGAGACGTTTGTCAAAAATCAAATGGTTCCATTTTTAGAAGGCTCATCCCTATGAATATTGCATTTTATTTACTCGATATTGAGCAAAATAATATTCGGCATCAAGAAATATTAAAAACTATCAATAATTTGTGCTCACTAAGACCATATGATAATATCGTGTTATTTAATAACAATTTTAATACTATAGATAGTAATCAAAAATATTACCTATTACCAATTAATCATGCAAAATATTTTAGAGGACTTTTATTTTTATTTGATACAGAACATGCGTTGTTAACCAAAACTTTTCCAGGGCCGGATAAACAGTTTATTTGCATGGACAAACCAACATGGGCAGAGAATACTAATATTCCGTTTAGCGTATGGTATTCTGTGTATATGGATCACAAATTCGAATTACTGGTTGATTCTGAATATTTATATGACTTGGTTGATACATGCTGGAAAAAACCATTTAATAAATCATTTAACCTTACTGCAGAAAATATAGACAATGTTATACGACAACTATAATAACGACAAAGAGAAGGCAAGTATTATACACGAGATGTATGTTGTTAAGCGTATGAGCTTTTATGATATAGCCAATGAATTAGGCACATATGCCAATAGAATAAGAAGAGATGCTAAAAAATTTAATATACCTATTAGAGATAAGAGTTCAGCCCAAAAAAATGCTTTGACAACAGGCAAGCATAGTCATCCTACAAAAGGTAAACAAAGACCAAATGACACAAAAACAAAAATCGGCAAAGGAGTAATGGAAAATTGGGAGAATCTATCGGAAAAAGAAAAACAAAAAAGAAAAATTGTATCTAAGCAATTATGGGAAAATCTAAGCGATGATGAAAAAGAAGCCAGGCTCAAAGCTGCAAATATAGCAGTTCGAAAAACAAGCAAAGTAGGATCAAAATTAGAACACTTCCTATTAGAAAATCTTACTCAAGACGGATACAAAGTAGAATTTCATAAAGAACAAAACTTATCAAATACAAAGTTGCAGATTGACCTGTATCTACCTACTATGAGTATAGCAATCGAGGTTGATGGTCCTTCTCATTTTGAGCCAGTTTGGGGCGATGATTCTTTGCAAAAAAATAAAAAATCTGATAAGAAAAAATCGGGCCTTATTATAGGAAAAGGGCTGAAGTTGATCAGGCTCAGACAAACCCATGATTTCTCAAAAACCAGAGCAAATCTATTATACGAAAAGCTACAACAAATTATTAAAGATAAAACTAGTTTTGATAATACAAAAATTATAACTATAGAGGATTAAATATGGCCAAAGTTACCAGCTCTCAGGACACCGAAACAGAAAAGCAGACAACTGTATCATCCAATGATCCCGGATGGACAGACTATGTTCTCGGATTATTGTCCGATGATGAAAAAATTAACGGTAATCCGACAACAGATGGTTTGCGTCGAATTTTTGAAATAGCTTTGGATTGTGTGGTAATTAGTGCTGAAAGTGATGTGGTTCAAACTCCTGACCCATCTAATGAAAAAAGAGCCACTGTCGTACACACCATAGCGTACGTTATAAAAAATCTTCCAAAGACACAGGAAGACTTTAAATACAGGTCTGTCAGCGGCTCTGCGGACGTTTACTGGGGTAATTGTGACAAGATCTTTAGAAATCATCCGGTGGCCGTAGCCGAAACCAGAGCAGAGGGACGAGCCCTAAGAAGGGCCTTAAAGCTACGAAAAGTGGTTGCGGCAGAAGAAATAGCCGAGAATATAGAAGATAATGTAGATGGATTAACCGCTTCAAAGATTAGTATCAATCAAATCAATTTTATTGATGTATTAGCTAAGAGGCTCAATATTGATGTAGTAGGCTTATTTTCTTCTCTTGACATATCGTATGACACAATATATAATATGAGTCATGATGATGCCGTATCATCTATTAGAGCTTTAAACCAGTATCAACAAAATTTAGCTTCTATACCGAGTAAGATTGCTGGTTATAACAGTAACTGGAAATAATATGAAAGTAAAATACAAAGTGGGGGATAAGTTAGAATTTGAGCTAGAAGGAGCTGGTCAAAAAGAGATATTTAAAGAATTAGCCACAATTCAAGAAATTTTTGCCGAAGAAAAATGTGGCCTATGTGGTAGTGCTAATCTACGATTTGTGGTACGTAATGTAGATGGTAATGACTACTACGAATTACGATGCTCTGATTGTGGAGCTATTTTAGCATTTGGTCAACACAAAAAAGGTGGTACTTTGTTTCCAAAAAGGAAAGATGATAATAATAATTGGTTACCTAATGGGGGTTGGCACAAATGGAATCCTTCCGACGCAACAGACAAAAAGAAGCAATCATAGATTTAGAGTTCGATAACGACTGTAAATCTTTTTTAGTAAGTTTGGTCATACATATTATTGTACTTTTATGTATCGCCTCATTTTCTATTCCTGCTCCATCTAAGCATATAACTTTAACTCTTCGTTTTGACGAGATTTCTACGGTCGAAATCAACGAAGATGAATCTCAGGGCCTAGAAGCACTAGAGATTAGTTCTGCAGAAGTTGTCTCTGATAGGCAGCAACAGTCAGAGACTATTCCTGATTTAGACGAGACAGACGTTTCGTTAGAAGTTTCTTTGGAAGAAACATCAGAACTATCCAAACAGGCTACTCTGTTACAAGAAATTGATATAGAAGATGTGTCACAGATAATTGCGCCTAATAATATAGACATAGTAAATAATCATAGTACTGATAATACCATCAACGAAATCATATCATCTATATCCGGAGGAATTGTTGCTAACCAGACCTCGTCCCAGGCATTAGGTGAAAATCTAGGAATATCTGGTAGACTTAAAGCTGCTGGGGCAAAAGAAGGAGATGTTCAAATATCTATGGCATGGAATACCGCAGACGATATAGATCTACATGTATGCTTTACTGCGGGTAATGGTCTTGTCGATACTATAAATTGGATGAATAGAATAGGACAGATATCTACTGGTATGCTAGATATAGACATGAACGCCAATTCGGGATTCCTACAACCTCATCCTGTTGAGAATATTTTCTGGCCACATGGATCATCTCCCAGAGGATCATTTTCAGTTTATGTTCACTTCTATAGAACATGGACAGGCAATAATAAAGTGCCCGTTATTGTGCGTATAAAAAATAGAGATCAAACAATGACATATAACATAGTAGCTGTGTTATACAGTTCTCCTCAACTGGTACATCGCTTTAATTCTGAATAGGACCCCACTTGCCAACAGGGCAACTGCCATTTTTATGCGCTAATTTATTATTGAAATTCATTTCTCTCACAATAGTACAGCCGCATAGCATACAAGCGTCATTTTGATAATGCTCGCAAGCTTGACAGATAGCTAGTCTTTGATCTATATCTTCCTTAGAACATAAATTACTAGGATGATCTTCAACTGGCATTAGAACAGGATCCTCGGATGTGGTCTCAGATATTTTTTTATTTATATCCTTGGCTAAAAATTCTTGTAATGCTAATTCATCTCCGCTATCCAAAAATTGACTATTAATTTGTTGGTCTGCTGGTCTATTTTGATTATCTATTTTATCGAAGATTTCATTATGTCGTTTAAAACATATGATATTAGCCTCTGGATCTTCTAAGGCTAAAGTCATACCACAATATTTACACTTATATACTTTTTTATTATTAAATACCTGATCTATATATTCGAACTCACAAAAAAACATAACTAATCATCCTTTCTTTAAAATCGAGGACTCGTCCAAAATTGTGGGCCTCTAACGGGGGCACCATCCCAGCCAAGTGCTTTATACCAGTCGTCTATATATTGTATCCATGGTGGATATATGTTCAAGGTAGAGCATGTTGCAGAGCTGCCTTTATCACAAAGAGGTGCTCCAGTACTACTGCAATTTGGATCTCCAGTATTATCTATAACTTCTAAATCAGCAAGACAACAAATGTTTTGTGCTTGCGGACAGATATAAACATTATATTTATGAGAACAATATAAACTATTATTACAATTAGTATTTTGATTATATAACGGAGATGTGACCGTATAAGTTGATCCTTCTATGGCTCCTGGTGTAGATGAATCTCCACTGTAGTAAAAATATCTACGGGCTGTGCCTAAGCCCGAGGCATCTCCTAGATTATCTCTATAACTAGGTGGGAAGCCCACATAAGGACAACCACCATATAATTGTTGGGCTGCTATAGAAGCATCTTGCCCGCCTTTGCCTATAGTAGCTAAAGACCGTTGAATATTTTCTTTATATTCTCTACCAGCCACACATATAAGTGAGCTATCATCTCGTAAAATATCTTGTAGAGTAGCCGGTCTGATATAGTCATATTCATAATATGCTATATAAGCTGTCACAACATTATCCACTATTCCGCCACCACGAGTTATTTTTTGTCCGCCCACATTATAAGATTCTATCTGTAATTCACTAACACTACCGGGCACTATTCCGTCAATAATATCCTCTTCAGGAATATGGTTTGCTCCTTGGGATAAGTATTGGTATCTTTTTCTTAAAAATTGAGATAATTCCCATTTCCACTCATCTACTTCTAAACTAGCCAAGGATGCCGAACCCGAACCCCAGTAATCCGTAGTAATTGGCCTATCGCATTCTATTCCCATAGGCATAAATAGATCCGACCACCCTCCCATAGTACTTCCAAATTCCCAACAACCATATTCTATAGGACCACCGCCACATTGAGTTCTCCAACTATTACTACCCAATGGATAGTCTCCTCTATATTCGTAATATATCTGACCTCCACCAACAATGCCTCTACTATTAACATTAGCAAAGTATTTAACTCCTAACACACACTTTCTTTTTTCTTTTCTGACAAGAAAATTTTGTTTTTGATCAGATACGGACAACTGACCTATTTCTTGAGTACAGTTTTCGCATCTGCTGTCTACAGTATCATCTACATACAATTGATCCATAGATGATGAGATATTAATAGTTGGACACGTACTCAAAGATACTGGAAAACAGTATTCTTTTTCTCTAATACGAAATGTTAAAGATTTGCTAGTATAATTGATTTGAACTAATGGCGTGGCGCACAACGGATTATATTGATCCTCTATCTTTTTTTCGGTCATGAGATAAATATCTCTATAATATGCAACACTTCTATCCCCGTATGAGTTCACTCCGCATACATCCTCTCTATCTGCACAAGGATCATATTGTTCTCCGGGTTGCTGTGGCCAATATCCTCCTCCTATACTTATACCATCATCTTCCGGACTAGCTTGAATATAATCTCCTCTGAAACATGAAGCACAGCCAGGATCGCAGTCCGGCGGACAAATACAACAGGTAGTAGGAGCACAACACCTGCCACACATTTCAGGTGGTTCTGAGCATCTGCTCACTCCGTAACTTGCGCAACTACAATACTGTGCATCAGGACCCGGACTAAAGAAGGAATTGCATATGCTCCCAACAACCCAGTCTTGATATTCTTGTACAGAATATGTTGGATATGTCTCTGGTACTCTTCTTAGAGTAGGTAGAGGCCTGAGGTTTTCCCTATAGGCATGCCCATATAAATTAAATCGAGTTCGACAAAATTGAAATTCATACTTAACATTAATTTCATCTACATTCTCAACAACCTCATCACATAAATCGCATTGTTTCTTTCTACAATATCCTACTTCAAAATCAGCACAATTATCTGTTCCTGTAGTATTATAGCCATATGCACAACGATAGGGAATTGCCTCTTTTCTCATAGTTCCAAAACTTATTGGCCCCCAAACAGGCTTTCCACAAACCCACTGTCTAAACGGAAGGAATTCTCCATTCATAGGAATATTAGTAATATTAGACCAGCAGGATATTGCTCCAGGAAAACCTCTGCTCCATCTAGCTTCCGCATTAGTAAATCCTGCTTGCACACTTCCTCCACTAGCAAGGTTAGATGTATCTAGTGTTCGTTTGCATGGATAGCTACTGGTATCAGATATAACACCTGACCTAGCTTGGCCGCTACAAAAAGAAGCGTTTGTAGCGGTAAATAGCGTAAATACTCTTCTAGCATGAACATTACATTGTCCTTGGAAAACAATCGTTGTATTTTCATCGGCTGAAGTTGGCGGAGCTGGTTTGCTCCATGTATTCCCCCTATTTGTCCCATCAATCCATAAACCAGGACCATATTGCTGAATTAAATATCTTTTACGCGTTAATACTTCTGCATAAATTAGTATATCGATATTTTTGTCCCCGATAGTACCTCTAATATAAATTTTATTATTTTCTTTAACAATCTGTAAGTTAGCGGTGATATCATTGATAACTATAGTTGTATTTGATCTAACACTCATTACGCCATTAACAATAAGGCTGCCATTAATATTAAGATTATCCATTGGAGCATTTTTATCAAAATTATATAAAATTTGGTTATAAATATCTTTAGCTTCTACTTTTGGGTCTGAATATTGTATTAAATCATATTTAGAAAGTATCTTATTATTTATACTTAACATTTTTTTATTAATAATTTGTGCTTCTCCATATAATATACGGAATAGCATTTCGTTGGCCACCAAGTCTGTATTTGTTACTATAAGATCATGTGTAATATCGGGCGTATTATCCAAAGTTTTTTGATAAATAGGATTAATAACAGAAGATTTATAATTAGCAGGAAAAATTTTATCATTATCACATGAAAAAGAATCAAATTCTATCTCATTATTTGGTTCTAACTCAAATCTTTTAATAGTTATAGGACTGGTATTCCCAACAGTATTATAGATTCCTGCGTCATAGCTTAAAATAAATGGTATTGATGATGTTGTTATATTCTTGATTTCTTCAACGCCTACTCTATAATTAGAAATCAGTTCTTTCCAGCCCACCTGCATCATACCAGCATTAAGATCTGTATTACATCCTGAATTAGCACATGTGTCGTCATCTGTATCGCAATGTATCGGATATCTAAAATATGGTGTCTGTCTAGTTAGCGTGGTACTTTTGAAAGATGAAGAATTATCAAATTTAGTAGTAGTAGCTATATAAGAATTGATTCTTTGAGGTTCAAACCTCTCTCTACAAGTATATCTAGAATCAGTAGATATATTTCGATTTTTTACCGTAGTACTTGATAACCAGTATGGTGGATCATCAAACCTAAGAGTAGGACTATAAATAGTTTGTGTCGGCACAAAAGCTGACTTCACCAAATTCTCTCCTTGTGTGAAATTGATCCAGAAATATGGATCCGGAGCAGTATCGGGATTGATAAAACTATTATCAAAATTTGATAAGTTTTTTAGTAGACCGTTCATGCTAATCGTTCCGGTCATTGCTGTGTTATTCTTTATGCTATCGGCGGCGGCTTCTTTTATCTTTTGATCTATACTAGAGGCTTCTTCTGAGCTTAATAAATTAATATCTATAAATGGTAAATAATTATGATATTTTTGTGTTTGTATCGAATATGCTCCATTGTCTCCTATATTATAGGGTTGTAATATATTATAATAGACTAAGTCTTCATGGCTTATATTTATAAGTTCTCCATTAATTTCTATTTGATAATTATGTTTTAATTTATCATGATTATTAACAATTATTTTATAGAAATCATTATTGTATGTAGAAGATGGGTAAAAGTCTTCAGGGTTTACAAAAGCGTCTGTATAAGGATCTAAAATAGTGCCATCATAATTAATAACATCTCCCCACTTACTAGGAATATACTTATTTAATAATTTAGAGTCATTTTCGGCTAGTGGAGCGGTAATTGACGTGGTGGTGAACGAATGAAAATTTTTATTATCTCCCGGATTATTAGCCGATCCTAATAAATCTATAAAAGTATATTTACTATTTCTGATAGGTAATGTAATAGTAAAAACTGTATATGGTATCATATAGACATCTTCTGTTCTCAAATTTCTAATAGGGCTTCCATCTTTCTTTACGAATTTAACCAAAACTTTTTTACTTATAATTTTATTAGCGGTATCCCATTTTTTATCATATGGATTGTATGTAGAAAAAGAAAAGTCGCATGGCTTTTTAGTATTATATACATAACCTTGCTTAGAAATTTTATTAAAATCAATATGCATATCACTAAAAACATGATATAGATAATCATAATCTGTCCAAATATAAGATGTTCGTACTGATGGAGCTTCTGGTTTAAGACATAGCCAATGAGAACCATCGGCAAATCTAATCATCTGAGCATAATCTAGGGGACTACTGGGGTTAAAGTTGGCTATGTCATCCATAGAGCCTAATTCGGTGTCTATAGATGGATCTATTTCTGGAACCATAAAATAATGACGAGTACCCAGTATGGTAATCTCTTTGGTGCTATTATTATATGAAAAAGCATTAGACAATAATGGAAATTCTGGTAGTGCTTGTTTACTATATTTATAGTGATTATATAAGTAATTATATTTTATATGTTTTTTAGGAGCTGCCGGTAACAAAATAGGAAGTCCTTTACTTGATTCTAACTTAGAAATATACTCAAAAATATTAGGACTTCCAATATATTGTTGATTATTTAATAAATATCCTCCTCTATTGGGATGCTGAAACTCATACCAGCGATCATTAACTGATAAATATAGTCTAAGTTTTCTGTGCTTATCAAAATTATTAACGTCTCGTATTACATTGAGAACTTGTTGTGTTAAAGAACCATATAAACAGAAACCTTCATCGTACTCTACATTATCAGATATGGGCTTATCATAAAATAGCTTGTTGTTTTTGATCGGTGTTTTATCCGTTATAGAACTGGTAAGGCCACTATTAGGATGGAAAAAACCCTTTTGTAATATCCCCATAGACTGAGCGGGTGGTACTACAAAATTTAAAATTTGTTTTCTAGGAGTTTGATTAATAGACAATGTAACTATAGAAGTTTCGTTGCCCCTAAGAGGAGGACTCCAGCGACTATTAGGATTAAAAATAAAATCATGTAACAACTTACCAGATGGTGGATATAAGACGGTGTCTTTTTTTGCACCCCTGGTCGTCATCAATGCTTCCAAAAAAGGATTCTGTAAATGAGCAGTGATAGTTTTTGGAACACTATCATCTTTGTTTAGGATAACAGACGACTGATTGGCATATAAATCTGTAGATCCTCCACCATATTCCAAAGATACTTTAGTAGTAAATCTACGATAATTTTTATTAGGAATATATTCTAAGCCCTCTTCTCGTCCTCCAAATCGAATCAGAATGCTCCATTGCGGAGCAAAAAGATCAACATTCTCGGTAACCCTCGCGCGAATATCCGCATGATTTGTAGAAAAATTATTTAAATCGATATTCCAGAAAGTGTTGGTATAGTTGCGCAAAGTAATCGATGCATTTGAGCCACAGCCATAGGGATTCAACGGATCTATTTTTTTTGATAGTGTGGGCAGAGTGGTGTTTTCTGCGATTAAAGTTCCAGCATTAAAAATTTTGTCTAAATATATTTGATTATATCCACCATATTTTTTTAATTTAGGAGCATATTTGGTAGATACATTCGGCGTATATAGATTGGAACTAGAAAATGTGGATGGATTTGGATCGTCGCAAGATATAGGATGGGTGGGAGAAACTGATACGGGCATACATTTGCAAGTGGTTTTAACGGGGAATCTTTTGCATTTGGCAGAGGAATCGGATGATGTTTGAAGATATTCGGCTTCTAATTTATATAATTTAATACCAACATCTTTAGTAGCAAATTTAATTTGAATTTGATCAATATTAATTTCAGACAAGGAAGAAGTTTTCTCAAAAAATGTCTGATTATCTATGCCAAGAGGAACGCTATTAAAAAATATACCTCCTTCTTGATGGAAAGCAACTAAATCGATATGAGGATTAAAAAATAAAGATTTGTATCCTCTTTTCCATCGTATAGTACCATCGGCTACGGTTCTTTCTGTGCGAGTGCCGCTAGGACTAGGATCTCCTGGAAATTGCGGCGGAGAATTATTGAATCTTCTAGCTAGTGTTTTGTAACAAAAACTATCGTTGCCAGCTTTAGATCCACATTCTGCACTCTCTACATTTTCTATTAGATAATAGGAGCTGTTTTTATCACAATTATCGCAAAATATACTAGTATCAGTGCCAGCGATTCTTGGATAAATATCTTCAAAAAATATACAGCCACTAGAAGTAAAAACTGATTTGATTTTTGAACTATTAATATAAACACTAGAAAATAAGCTAAAATTTTTCCCAATAACCGAACCATCTCCGGTGTTGCAAGTGGGGGCGTACCTCACATCATCCCTAGTTTCTGTTTTAAGCATAGCATCGGAAAAGCCTATCTCTTGACTATAACTGAAATTTTTTGTTACCGATCTTTCCGCACACGATTTCATAGGATTACATGTACTAGATCTCCATAGAGAATCTGTTCGTTTAATAACCATATCAAAATCTATATCTAAAGCAAATGACGAAGATATTGATTTATCAAAAGTAATTGTAGATTCTGTATTTGGAGGCACCCACAGATATGCTCCATATTTTTGGCTCAAAGTGGTCAATAATTCTTTTTTATCAGAAATATAGTTTAAATGAGACACAGAATCATATGATGTGCCACTCTGCATATCTCTATTAAGAATATCTATTTGCTTATAAATATTACGAGGATAATCAAATATGATATTTGTTTTTAAAAGATCTACAGTAATTTTATCATACTGCGGAGAAGTGGCTAGTACAGCGGCAACTTTGAAGGCATCTATATATGTAACGTCTTGAGTTTGATTTATAACATTATATGCAGTATAAAATTTTTCATATAGATTATTAGATATATAACAAAATTGAGATCCACTAGGCACTATGCCAGTAACTTCACCATTATTTATCAACTTTAAACCAGAAGGACAACTTTGTATTTGAGACCTAGGATTTACAGATAATGGATTTACTGGATCGGTTGCTGGTTCAGGGCCATCGTTGGTAGCAAAAAAAACATCACCGGGAGGGATGTATAAATCGACGCCGGGTACAGGTCTCGGATCATCGCTTGGACTTACTCCTATATTATAGTATCTATACCAACATAAAATACCAGAGCTATAATTCCATTTCCAATATGATCCTATTTTTTGATTTTTAATAAAAATGTTTTTATATGATTCTTGATCTATCCCATAGGGTATATTTTTAAATTGATCAGGATTCGGAAGTATATTAATAGGGGTGTCATTGAGAACTTTTGTTCCTATTAGGCCCCTCAATATCGGATACTGTTCTTGATACCAGTTTTTACTAGGTTCTTCTGTTTCTGGGAGAGACAACATAATAAAATTACCACAAGTATCACTTAGCATTTGGCTTTTTTTATATGACTTATTATGCAAATATTCTGAATCATGTTGACTATAAAGGGAGTCATATGGAATTTCTGAAATAGTTTCCTTTAGTCTCCAGTCTATGCACAAGTCCGGACCTAAAATTTTATTGCGCCGACTAGCCGGAATTTTGATAAATCTTTCTTTACCCAGCCCCTGATTATTACACGCTGGGAATTGACCATGATATTTAGAGTCTAATAATCCTGTTATATAAGATTGATTAAGCACGGGTATTTTCTGTATAAAATCATCGTTTTTAAATCTTGTATCACAAGCACCATTACAACAATCAAAAGTATATGATCGCGGAGACCTTTGTTTTCTATTATCTATAAGACTTGAAGATGTCGAATAAGTTCCACAATAATTGCAGCGGTTGTAATCCGTCACTTGATCTTCTATGTCCTGTGGATTTATGCTGCCATCGGTACAATTACAAGGATTAAATGTGGGTGATGGGCCGGTGCGAGGCTTAATTAATGGCTCTACATATTCTATACTAGAATTAGTACCAGCAACCCATATAGGTTGCCATACGCCACTTAATCCGGGTTTATATCCTGGTATCATAGAAGATAGCCAAGATATATCAAAATCTTTAATATTTATATCTTTGATATCAGCAATTAACGATTTGCGAAAAATAGAGCACGACATATTTATTTCCTATATTACATCTTTGTGGACATTAGTATCCATTGGCCATTTAGAAATGTAAATAATCCAACACTATTAGTATCTGCATCTAAATCTAATGGATTACTATATGTGGTATTATATGATAAAACTTCTTCTGTATTAAGATCTAGTAGACTTGCAGGAACGTAAGCCTTATATATCGATACTGTATTGGGTCCATTGATGGTTCCGGATGTAAGTAACGGCCTATTATATATTGGTTCATAAAACCCATTTTGAGAGTCATATCTGCAATATAATGCTGCTCCACGAGGAGCAGAAAACATACCCGCCGTATCTTTCACAAATACTAATTTGCGTAAACCAGAAGGTAGAGGACTATTGCTGTATGATGATTCTATGATTGCTCCTCTTACAGGATTATCATCTAGTAGATCGTTTTCTATAGCAACCCACACTGGTTTATAATTGGCTCCAATGGTCCATACATTGGCTCCGCTGTCCCAACGTAAATCTATGGGTCCTACGGGCCATGTGGATGGTAATTGTCCCCATCCTTTAAAAAATGTATTGTCTTTATATGGTGCCGAATATTTTCCATCTGCTTGTTGTACTTGATTTTTGAATACGGGATTACCTTCGTTATCTCTTTTGATATCTCCGTTGGCTTGAAGTTGATATTCTCCGGAAGAATTCGGTATAGGATAGCCCTCTAAGTCATATCCCCAAGAGTGTAACATTAATGGTCCTCTTAATCCAAAAAATCTAACATTTTGTAGAGGTGTCTGAAACGATGCATCTGCTTCTATTAAATTAATATCATAATCATTGTAATTTTTATTAATTGTTGGAGATAAAGAGGCTCTTAATCCATCATTGAATTTTGGCAAAGTATTACCGAAAGAAACAATGTCTATGCTATGACCGCAACGATCCGTTTTTTGTTTGTTCATATAACAACTATAATCGCTACCAGTAGCAGACATAATCATAGGATTTAATGTATAATTATTAATAATACAAGAATTATATTGAAAGCTAGTATCTCTATCTGAGATGATCTGTAAATCTGTTCCGCTAGCCAATAAGAAAGGAGGTGTTGTTTCATTGGGTTGGGCACTGGTCTTTTTATTGATTTTGTCATCCGGAACACAAAAGTCGCAGGATTTAGTTTTTTCAGTAAAACTGTTTTTAATAGTAGTAGTAGTCGCATCAGAACTATTAGTATTAGTAGGATCTAATAATGTAGATGCCTGAGTAAATTCTTTGTAGGTATAAGTTCCTTGTCCTTTACAATGAGGACATTTGCTTCTAGGATAATATGAGATAGAATAAGTAGTACCATATTTAGTAGGATAAAAAGAAATTGGAGAAAATAATCCATCTAAACTCATAATTGCGCGAGACTCGTAGTCTCTAGGAGAACCACCCAACACCCCATCGAGTTCTTGAGGATCATATATCTGAGATACTGTTTGCTGTCTCAGCATATTTTTAGGATCAGATGGTAAATTTGTTGGAATAATAGGTCTTAAGTGCCAATCCGGATTAAATTTAAGTTGAGTATAAGCATCTGTAAGAGAACTATCAGAATGAATCATTGGATATGATCCGCCAACTAATACATTCACAGGACTATATGCCATGCCTTTTGGTAGTCTGCCAGCTCTATCTGCGGCTGGATCTCTAAGCTGCATAGTTCTAGTCAGTTGGCTTCGGATGCTGTCTACTAATTCTTTTCTATTCGTCAAAGCTTGTTTACCAAATTTTTGCATTAAATCTGATTGATTTTTATTAAAATAACCTAGCTTTCTGCTGTAAGTTCTAAAGTGGTATGTTGTTTGATAGCCATCTGTTCCGATGGCCACCTGTATACTGTTACATACTGGTCCGTAATTATTGATCAATGTGCTTCCTATGTGCGTATCTCTCAACATAATGCCTGCCACTGTTAAACTTCCGGCCTCTAATACTTGTTGATATTTATTATTATCTGCTAATTTAGTTAATATTGCTGTATCCATTAAGTCCATGCCGCCATATTCCCACGGAACATAAGAATCTGATATATCAACATCGACACCTCCAACTATATTATTTGTCATAGCATTAGCACCAGCCTGGCTCAGATCAGGGAAAATAATGTTCGAAATTAATCCTGGATGACTGATCCATGGTCCATATATAGATAGATTATCTCTAATCGGAATAGCAGCAAAACAAGGAGTAGGACATTTCGCAGCTATGGGCAGATGTTGCTCACTACCTCCCAAAGAAATAGAGGGAGGAAAAGCGCTAGTATTAAAAACATGGTCTAATAACCCTAAAATTACTAAGAAAGTGTTTGGATTAATACAATTACCCCTGCGTATTCTAGATTGTATCATACCGGGTTCTATGGCCTGCTCGATACCCTCTACAACCGAAGTATACAAATCTTCATACATAGTTTTTACAAGACTATTATGAGATGCATGATGAATTTTGGAAGTATTAGATACAACACAATATTGAGCATTTTCACTAAATATTATATTTTTATTGACTTTATTCTCTGGGGCGGTTTCTAAAATACTACCAGTTACATACATTTTATATTTTTTATCATCTGGTATAGATCTACCATACGAATCATTGAGTGTAGGAGGGTTAGTATTAAATCCTGGTCGTAGGGTCCCGTTCAAAAGAGTGCTTTCATACGGCATTATAACAACCTTATCCGGATCAAGATCGTGTACTAAAGGAAAATACCATTTATCTCCACTAAATTCAGCATATTTTGATCTCATACTCATTAGTGTTCTGCCCCAAGGGCTCATAGAATCTAAATCAAAATAAGTAGCATTATCCCATTCAGCAGAAGCGTTGAATCCTAAAATGGGTGGGAATTTACCATTTTCTGTTGCTAAAGCGGTAGCGGCAGCTGTTCCTATTTGCATAGTATCATCCAAGAAATTACCCTGTTCTTCCCAGCCCGAGTCACATACCTGATACGAATAGTATGCAACACCATCAGGGCCAATCCTTCTTTGTATATTTGGTAGTCTCACCAAGAAATTTTTGCCATAGTGTTCGCCAAGATTTGATGCTATAAATTGATGTAATTTTTTTAGTGTATCAAATATGCCTTCTAGATATGGAATAGAATTACCTGGAGATATTCTGTTACCCGTATGTCCAGCTACAGGTAGCGCGCTCATTTTGGTTTGTCCTTTCAGTATGCCTAATCCACCCAATATGATTTGATTCGCTATCTGCTGACCATGTTTATCAGCTATAAATTTTTGAATTAACGAAGTTGAAGGTAAAGAAAATCCAAATTTAACAGGTTCAAGGACGTAGGAAAGCCAGGAATCGAATCCTGCGATAGCAGCTCTAATTTCATTTTCATAAAATGTGATGAAACCTCCCCATCCTCCGGTGCCCTGAACTGGAAAAAATGGCTGCAAGTCAGACAAACTTACATTAACCTGTAATTGTCTAAGTTTTCGATCATAAAAAACCTTTCTAATACTACCATCTGTATTTCGTCCAAAATAAGGGCTGATGAGATCATAGGATATGGGATAAGCATATCCAGAGTATCCTTCACAAGCTCGTCCAGGAGATGGGAAAGACGGAATTTCTTCGTCTTTTAACGAAGGGGCAGTTGTTGTATAATTACCTTTTGTAACAGTAGTATTACTGAATCCTAATGTCTCGGAGGATAGAAAATCATTATCTGTTTGTGCAGTGGCCGCTCCTCCGTACGTTCGATATGGTAAGCCAAAACTAGAATCATATGCCCTAGTGGAACTTGGTCTGGGCCAACGAATAGTATTACGAGAATCTCCTGTAGATAATGTCGTATCAGTCATATCGTTTCCGATAGGCATAAAATTCCCGGTTGCTATATCAAAGACCCGAATATTACGATATCTGGATAATGTATGGTTCATTACCTGAAATAATCTTTCTTGCTTACCTCCTATTACAATTTTTCTTACTTGCTCATCACTATATTCTTCGCCCGCATTGAAAGAAATAACTCTATCCGCAGCTCCAAATGTAGAAACAAGATTTTTTAAAACCTTAGGTGGAGGCTGAATATTTCTATTATATGTATTGATAACTATACGACCAGTAAAATCGCTGCCGCTTAAATCAGGAATAATCTCGGTATTCCAGTCCATTCCCGCTCCGTCGCAACAAAAAGTAATGAATTGATCTAGCTCTATAACATTAGTCAGATCCATATAGATATTTGGATCTGGTCGTGGAACTTGACTAAGATCCAATCTAAACAATGGTCTAAAAACCTGGTCTACAGCCACTTTATGATTCATTAGCCCTAGGTGTGTTAAATTAATAGTCTTACCACCATACATAAGAGATGCATTTTCGGGATTAACTATTCCTACATTATTATTGTTTGTGTATTCTATTAAGCTTTTAGCTACTATTGCACCGTATGGAGAAAATTGATTTGTTTGAATACCATTACTATTATTTAATAATAAGTTGAGAGTATCATATATTTGAGAAGCATTAACTCCATATTGGGATATTAGAGTAGAACCATATCCTATGTTTTGTAGGAATCCGAAAATATTAATAACATTGGGAATGTTGCCCTGAATAATCGTATTAGTATACGAGTTGATACTAGTGTCGCCATAAGGAATAGCGAGACTATTACCTCCTGGTAAAGCACCAGCAGTACTACTAATTAATGTGGATATAGAGCCATAGTATTCATTAACAATTAATTTAACGCCCTTCAGCATGCTACCAGGCCCCATTAATTCTACACTGTATGTTCCGCCTTCATAAGCCCATTTGTTAATTAGTCCTCCAAACATTACAGTATCAAATCTAAAGTAACAAGGAACTCCAGCCACACCGAAAAGTCTTCTCCCCATAAACGAATTGTCTCCTACAAAACCGGGATCGGGACCAACCCAATCTATAGGATTTGCAGCTAAGTTGTGTGGATTCCAGCATTTTTTACCTAGATCTTTTAAACTAGCTTGAGGAATATTGGTAATATCATCTACAAGTCTGGTAACTTCTATATTTTTTTCTTGTTGAGCAATATTTTTTCGCAAAGTATGAGACAGATCTGCGCCATCAATAGTAGGATCAAATAATGTATTGGTCACTGTATCCGCAGTAGATGTTATAGTATCTGCATATGTAGTCGATGGTAAAAACGCCGGGTCGGATGGATGAGAAGATAAGTCTTTGATCAATTTTATAGTGCATGTTGATGGTTCGGACCCCCATGCTAGATTTTGACCTATATTAGCAACGCTACAACCTAAAAATAATGTTTGAGCAAAAGGCCCGCATTCTTTATAGCTAAAATTACATATGGGCATAAATATTATTCCTATTAACCATTAGCACATTTGGTATATTGCCACGTAACTGACTTTCTAATTCTATTTTCATTCATATTAATATTATTAGTATCAGATGTTACCAAGCCTGTATATGGTGGCTTTGGAGCAAAACCCGAGATATAGGCACTAATACTATTTAATATATTATTATCCACTTTAAACTTCCTAAGTCCAGTGGGAGGTTTAAAAACTCCCTCATAAGTAGCAGTCCTTTCGCCAATGCCGGATGACGATATATAAAAATACACCACCGGACCCAAACGACGACCAAGTACAGGAATATTAGATATTCTTGGTAATGGCCCATTGTCGGTTACATTAATCATTTCGGATAATGCGCCACTAATAATAGATCCAGAAGAGCGATTATTAAATACGTATGTATATTCTATAGTTCCATTAGTAGGATTAAATCCTTCAGTAATAGATATGGGAATATTATGTAGGAATGCGTTCTGTGTGATTCCCGGAATATTAGAAACAGGATTTGTCTGTGATCCATTATATTCCATAGCTCTAAAAAACATCAATCCGGTCAAGGAGAGGTATCCGCTTAGTGCATTAGTATATTTCATATTGCCTGTGTGTACTATTCCACTTAATAATGGAGTAAGAATACCGCCTCCACTGGCAATGGTAGATAAATTACCAGTAATAGAATTTAGACTAGTAATTTTATGCAATCCTTTGATCGTGCCATTAATTTTAATCTCTTTAGTAAAATCCTCACTCATACTAGTGGATACTGTATAGGTGTCTATCCATGGTTGTCCATTTTTGTGTATAAAATCATCACTAAAATTTATAGACCCCCTACTTTCATCTATGTCTATTGATCTATTATAGTCGTATAATGAACCAGTATCCGGTATGAGACCTGTCAGATATGATTGTCTGCTATTGATCCACTCTACTGCTTCCGATAAAGCTCCGTTCTGTCCTGCTTTATTAGCCGTTGCTGATAATCTTCTAGATATTTTATATGTTGGATATATAATACCGGTCTCTATATATAATTCATTCCAATTGGTTTCAATCTCGACACTTTCTTGTACGGATCTAAGGTTTCGAGGCTTGGAATTCAGAGATCCACTAGACATTCCATCAAATAATTCTATTTCTATAGTATAATCTATCTTATTAACTGCTCTATCCTGATTAGTATCAAAATTAATACTGCTGATATAACCAGAGCCACTTACAAATGGTTGAGATCCTGCTTTGATTATACATAATGATGGCTCTCTTTGAGATAATAAAGTATTTTTTAGATCGATGGCTTTTTTTAATAGTCCCGATGATGGAGCAGATGAGAATGAAGAACCATAATGACTACCCAACTTATGTAAATAAATGATACCCTCTAAACTTATGGTTTGAGTAGAAGATAAATATTGTTCGGAGGATGTTCTATTATTTTTGTTATCTATTGTAACCCTGGGAGTTGGGTATCCACTAATAGAGTCAAAAATAAAATTTCCATAAGCTACGCTTAATAACATATTAATAGAATCCTTGAGGAAAATATGCTTTTTGATACTGCCAAGCATATTTAATACTATATTTGCCATTCATAATATCATATGACTCTTCATTGGCTGTTACCCAACTAAAATATCCTGGTCCAAACTGAGCAGAGGAACTTATCGGAGTTAATTTATTAGGATTAAATTGTTCTATAATACCAGTAATTTGTGATTTAGCCAAAGGAGGTATGGCTGCTCCTGTGAGAGGTTTAATAAATGTGGCTTCATAAGTAACGGTGCGAGAAGGAATTGACCTGGTACCTATATCTTGAGGTAGTGGCATGCGATAATAAACATCTTGCATGTTATATGTACGAGTAGAAAAACTATCTTCAAAGTTTAAAGATTCTGTGATAGCTCCTGTAACTAAACATAATGGTCTAGAATTATATGTGTATGAATAACCAATACTGCCTTCTACAATATTATGATCAACATTAGCTGATATAGGTATTGGATTCAATCCTGTATTCAAGCTATATTGATTCGCTAAGCCGCTCAAACTGCCAGTAGGAAATATTGTACTTAAAATTCTAGAAAAAATATTGGGTTTTACATGACCATAGTATCCTCCGCTAGCATTCTTGAACTGAGTTCCACTAAAATTAGACATATATTGATTATTTAAAACGTTATTATACATAACTGGTGAAACAGTAAGATCGTTAAGTCCTTTTACTGTGCCTTGGATGCTCACAGTCCTTAATAATTGGTCGTTTACTTCGTTATTGATAGTAAATGTGTCTATCCATCCAGAAGCTCCGAGTCCACTCATGGCTATAAAACTATCTTTGATGCTATACTGTCCATCTATCTCGCTAGCGGATATCACAATAGATCTATCTAATAATGTTAGATTATTAATAATGTTATTAATTTGAGGATTAGTATTTAGTATGCCTGAAACAAAGTTTTTTGCATTGTTTAATGCAGAGTTGGCGCTTCCACTGGTATATATTCCTACAGCAGAAACATCTCGTGTTATATTATAGACAGGTAGTCGTTGTGTCTGTACAGAGTTAGGATAATGTGGGGTAGTAGTAGAAACCGGATGATAATAATAATGATTATCTTGAGCTATTTGGATACTATAATTATCGCTAAAGTCTGATATATAAAATCCAGTATCTGGAATATAATTAGAGTGTCCACTATTGGCTACAGATAAATTAATAGTATAATCTACTATTTGATTCCAGTTATCATCCGTACTATTATTAATATTAACACTCTCAATAATAGTAGATAAAGGATTAGATTTATATATTTCTGTACTACCACATTTAATTGTTAAGGAAGAATAATCTTTTAGTCCTGTGGATAAAAATCCGATACCACTCGCTAGGGTTGTCCATGCATTAGAAGTCGCGGGATCATTAGCATTCTTCGCATCGTTGAGTCTGCCTGAACCAAAAATAATTCCATTTAATCTAATTTTGTCAGTAGTTCCTATGATATATCCTGCTTCTGATCTGTTGATTTGAGTATCGAAAGATACCAAGGGGTCATTACCCAAACCACTAAATGCAAAGCTTCCATATGAAATCGCTATGCTCATATCTAATCCTTAAAATGATGCCGATAAATTTATTCCGCTGGGGTGATTGAGCTGTTGAATATCTACTGTAGTATTCCATAGAATACGATAATCTGCCAGTCCTCTTGTTACGAACGCTAGTCTCTGTGCATTCCCATCTGTGACTCCAGTAGCATAGATAGGATCCTCTGATCCCCAATTTAATAAAGAACTTTTATATACTGTGATGTTTGGTGTTCCTAAAATAACAGCCTGTCGGGTATTCTGATTGTCACGATACGTAAGGAATGCTCCTTCTAAAGTTCCAGCTACAGCCCGTGGATTATTTTCTTGTTCAGCGCCGGCAACAATACTATATGCTAAACCACAAAATTGTGCTTTATATAACCAAACTGACTTACCATTCCATTCGATAAGGTTCGAGCTAGATGGAGTATATAGATATCTAGTGCTAATAGTATTAGTGGGAGACGGAAGAGGTGATACATCTTTGGTAAAATCAGAAACTAATTCAGTATTTGAGTTATTGCTTGTTCTACCTTTGAGATAAAACCTAGACAACTGACTAGATCCTCTATATTGTGGATCTATATTAGTATCTAAGAAGGGAGTCCCAGCAAATACATGGGTATTATTACATGAATTTTTTCTGCCTCCAGGACCAATCAATAGTCCCGGAATAAGATTATCGTTAGTGCTACTGCTGTCCGGCTGATAAAATCTTGCTCCTCTCAAATCAGTATTCCATTTTACTCCGTCCCAAACCAAGTTAAGACCATTATCATCTGTTGATAAATTAGTATTATTGCCGGGTCTGCGATTTAGAATGCCTATATCTATATTCGCACTACCTTGTGTTCTAGGTTGAGCATATATCGGGAATATGCCACTGAATTGAGGAGATATGTCTAAGGCCGAAAAACTTACTACTCCATCATCATTGACTCTGAGGTATCTTTGACCTATGGGAGGAAATTGATTACCATTTAATATAATTTGAAGCCCTTCCGTATATATACGACCCGGGACTACTAACTTATTTGCTGTGATGTTCTGCCATTGTGTGGCGCCACCTCCAGCAGTCTGTCTAATTGTAGCATCAGGAGCTATATTGACGCCTAGTATCCCATTAGCTGTATTATAATGTAATCCATATCTCGCATTGGGAAAATTGGCTCCGGAATTCATAACACTAAAAGGTTGACCATAGCCAGCATTATTAATAACTGTACCAAAAGATGAGGTAGAGCCTAGTATAATATTACTAGTGGTATCTGTAAAACCAGCAAAATTTAAAGTTTGAACATCAGATAGCACACCTGTAGAACCGATAGTTAGAACTTTATCATTGCTAAAAAACTTTATATCATTACTACCAGAAGCTAACGAATTTCTATTAGAGAATAACACGGTATTACCTGGCATATTTCTTACCTGTAATGCTCCATCAGTATTAGAAACATTCAATAATGTGCCAGTTAAATTAAGAGGTAAAAATACTTGGTCTGTAATAGAATATCTATAGAAATGACCAGATACTCCCGTTATATTGTAGAACTGAATAGCATTATATTTAGGTAGAGTTTTGAGTAGATTAACACGAAGATCATAGCCTTCTACTCCTTCTATCAGTCCGACACCGGACCCCTTCACTGTAATATTGTATGAGCTATTATCATCGACCGTATCATTAATAAATAAGCCAGATGGAGTAAGTATGAATGCGTCTTCAAAATCGCCAATATTAGTAGCAGACGGTTTGAGATATGTTAAAAATTTACTAACCGGATTAAATACTAGTTCACTAATTCCGCTAGCAACCTTATTATTAATGCGATATAAAATACCATTATTAATACCAGATAAATTAACAGGGAACTGCCATGTGGCGTTTCCACTAGCATCAGAGGTCAGAGTATATCCTGGAATACCGCTTAGGCCTACTCGTAGAGTATTGGTTGTTAATGTTCCACTAACATCCAAGGTAGATCGTGGTACGCTAGTATTAATACCAACTCTATTCTGAGCTAGATTTGCTAATAGAGTAGTGCCAGCTAATCTACTATTAAGTATTACTGTGCTTTGAGAAAGACCAGTATTAAAAACGATAGTATCATCATCAAAATAAATTTTATTAGCATTATTACTACCAATTTGCACACTATTATTAGTATAATTAGTAATACCATAACCAATAACTATATTATTCACTCCTGTCACACTATTAGATCTGCCCAATATTAATCCACTAGTATTGGGATACCTATTACTATCTCCTATAACAATATTACTATCGCCATATAACGGATCTCCAACAGGATCTGTCAAATCATTTCCATTTTGATATGGCATTACCCAACCACTAACTGTAACAGACGGTGATGGTAACGATCCGTCGAAAGTAGACTGAACTCCATAATCAACACCTACTGGAGCAATACCTTCGCTTAAATTAATAAGAGTAAGGCCATCTACATTCTGATATGATACTGAATCTACTAGTCTTATATAGATATTATCGGTAGCAGCAGGATTTACAATAGATACTAATACCCTATCTCCATTTTTGTAGTTAGCTGTCACATCTCCGTTGATGATGACAGTTGCAGCATCTACAATACAAGGATTTCTAGATCTTCCAATAAAATTATTTTTCCCATAAACAATATTATTTAAACCCAATAGATCATTATTGTCTCCTATACATAAGCCACTAACTACAATCTCATTATTTCCAAATAAAATATTGCCATCTCCAAAAGAATATACTGGTCTTTTAGAGGGATTATTAATAATAGAAGATGAGCCAATCGATGTTACTCTGCCACCTAATATATTAGTAAAGTCGCCCAAAATAAAGTTGTTGTTGCCGATATTCTGTGTGTTACTAGTATTTTTTATGTTGTTGAAAGAACCAATAGAATTAAAATTACTACCATTGAGATAATTTTTATTTCCTACTATAGTAGTATTAGTGGTACTATAGCCTATATTATTAATGCCTAACATCAAACTATTAGTCACGGTGCTACTACTACGAGAAGGAGAGCCCGAGATATTTCCGTCAGATGTAACTCTCATACCACTATTATTATTTAATGCTCCAATAATAATATTATTATTACTAGTTAAAGCACTAAAATTATTAGGACCTAATACAATATTATTTTTAGCAGTACCGCTTATATTATTATTATTACCCATCACCAGAGTATTAGTGATAGTGGATGATTTATTGTTTTGTCCTACAATTACTAAATCATTGGCTTCTCCGCTCGACGTATCATTAGTTAAACCTATGATAGTACTATTATTTAAGATATTATCAATCTGATTACCAAGACCCATAACAACGGATCTGCTACTATCAGATACATCAATATCATTACCTATGAATAAACCACTAGAAACTCCGACAGGATTAATACTATTTCCTATAGATACTATATTAAAGCCGCTTATGCTAGATGAACCACCATAAACTAAATTATTATTTCCACTAATAGAAGTATTGGTGCCTATAGCGGAGTTATTGGCTCCTGTTATAGTAACATTATTACCAATAAATACATTATTTATGCCAGTAGCTCTAACATCAGATCCCATACCTACGCCTGATGAACCGCCTATATTTGCATTATTAAATAAACCAATAATTTTATTTGTATTTATAGATAATGTATTATTATTGCCTAATAATATATTCTCTGACCCAGAAACTGTTGAATTATTTGCTACTACAACATTGGTATATCCACTTACAAATGTATTATTGCCTAGCAACAAGATATTAATCCCAGATAACCCGGCAGTATTAGATACGCAAATAGCATTAGATGCGTTGATATCAATATTATTTCCTAATAATAAACCAGAATAAACAGTACCAGCGTTATTAGAACCTAGATCTATATATAGTAAACCAGATAGAGTATTATTTGACCCCAGAACATTATATGAGTATCCATTAATAATATTTAATCCACCAAGAACAGTATTGGCAGTATTAGCTCTAAAAACTGTACTCAAAGTACCAGTATGATCAACATTAAAGATAATTTCGCCGCTAGTAGCTGATGTAGTCGGATTTAAAACTTTTGATCGTATCTGAGCATAATTTATAGTTTGACTATTAGTATCATGACCAGCTAAATCTATAGTAGAAGGATAGCTGCCGGATTCTGGAGAAATACCGGGATTGTGCAAGAGCAGCAGTCTTACACCAGTAGGACAGTTTGTGGTTCCTTCTATTTTGAGGCCGTCATATGCACAAGGAGCTATAACGTGCAAAGCAGCATCGGGATTTTTATCTCCCAACCCTAAGCGACCGGTCGAAGCATCATAATATAAAAAGCTGTTTGTGCCAGATACGGCGAAATCTATATTTTGTCCGTTTCTGTTAAAAACAGTATTAACACCGGAAGTATCTGATATAATATTATCATATCCTGTACCAGAGCCTAGATATAATATTCCGGAAATTATATTGTCTGACATTTTTAACTTTCTTTATTGTGGTGGTTCTTCGTTACCTACGCGATTTTGATTAAGTGCTGTATTGACATTTCCTCTTACAATATCTCCTAATGGACCTTCCAATAGTTTTTGTAGTGCTTCTGCTCCGTTAACATTAATCTCCAATGGCTTCTGTTGTGTTAGAGTTAAATTAATTTGTGGTGGAATATTAAGTTTTTGTAATTGGCCAATAAATCTATCAAAGGTGGCGGTAAATTGGGCTAATTTATCAAAATCAGGTCCGCCACTATTAGATACACCACTAGTGCCTCCGCCAGATTCATCCGTCATTCCGCCATATTGCCTATACATAATAGGACCGCCCGCTTGCTTATATACTACAGGACCACCATTATTAAATCTATTACTATTAATATCTTGTAATAAAGCAAGATTATTCCTGGTAGCATTTCTATTAACTACAAATTCACCAGGAGTGAGCATAGCAGGCACAGTATCAGTTCCTTTGGGCTGATAAGGAATTAACATGCCATTATTAGCATAAATTAATCCTCCGTACTGTTTACCAACAGGCGGATTCGCTCCTCCTGCTCCTGGTGCTGGTAAACCTACCGCTGTTGAGCCCGGTAAAGATACTGAGCCCACTTCTTTATTTAATTCTAACCATCCTTCGTATAGCGCTTTTCCTTCTGCCTGGCCATGCTTTATTTGAGCATCTAGAATATCATAGTAAGTAAATCCAGGATTTTGTACCGACTCATAATTTCTAGCATTACCTGTTAGAGATTGTATAGCTACAGAAGATCTTTGAACGACACCTAATAAATACTGAAAGCGTTGTTGAGCCGTTGCTCTTTCTGCATTTATGAGAGCAGCCTTTTGATCGGACGATGCTTTTGCTATTTTATCTTCAACCATAGTTATAACTTGATCTTTAGTTAGATCTTCGTTAATAGCGTTTGCATCAAGTGCATCAAACAGATTACGAGCTTGCTTTATCTGATTATCTATTTCAAAAAATAATGGCGCTCTATTTCCAAATTTTTTATATCCGCTTAATATTTGAGTTTGTTCTTGACGTTCTTCGTGTCTTTGTCTCGCTTCAGCCCATTGCTTATGATCTGGGTTGTGACCCCCGTTCGCATAATAACTCGGTGTGATAATACCACCATCAGCTTTATAATTTCCATCATTAATAGCACTCAATAGAGGTAAATGTTTTTTTGTTGCTCTAGCATTAACTACAAATTCTCCAGGAGTCAACATTGCTGGTACGGTATCTGTGCCTCTTGGTTGATAATTTATAAGAGTTCCATTACTAGCATATACCATACCTCCGTTGTACAAACCAGCGGCTCCCGCCGCAGGAGCAGCGGCGGCACCGGCCGCAGCGGGACCAGGAACAGCACCAGCAGGTGCAGCGGCGCCTCCGAGCATACCCGCAAGAGCATCTTTGGCCGCCCCAATGGTGTCGGTTACTGATTGTTTCGCCGAGTCTATGCTCTGACTAATCATTACAATTATTTTTGATTGTATGCTATTAACTTCCTCGTCTACCCAAGCTGGTTTTTCAACTGAAGCTTTGGCTATCGCGGCCTCGGCTTTCATTCCAGTATATTCTATGGCGCCCATAATGAGTTTTGTACTAATACCCATATTAGTTCTATTTTGTAGTTGTAGCGTTAAAATATTTTCTGCATTTTTTTGGTTTTTATTTTGACTATCTTTACAACAATCTAAAATTTTACCTGTTGATTCATCTAATTTTTTAGGAACAGGATTATTAATTAATAATGATTTGATATCCTTGCCAAGAATCTCTACATTTTTTACATCTTTACCAACATTACTGAGTTTTGCAGCATTCTTGTCTGATACAAACAAAGGAGGAGCCGCGGGAGCAGATTGTCCTCCGGCTGATAAATATGAAACAGTTCCGCCTTTGCTACGGTTGAGAGTTTTTAATAAAGGCAAGTGTTTTTGTGTGGCGGCTCTATTAACCACAAATTCACCCGGCGTTAACATAGCCGGAACAGTATCAGTACCCCTAGGTTGATAAGGAATAAGCATGCCATTTTGAGCATATACCACACCACCCCTAGACAATCCTTGTGCTTCTTTTTCTTGTTTTAAGACACTATCATATTTACCAAATCCTTTTTTCCATCTATCTTTCTTTTGATAAGCTATACTATTAAAATAATTATATTCTCCTAGTTTACGTCTCCAGAATGCATAAGCTGTTTTATATTGAGTAAGAGGGCTTGTTCTACCCCACATAACTGTTTTTCCGCGAACACTCATTGGTCGATTTGCTATTTCCATTTGTTTAGCAACGTCTGTACTACTTGCAGACTCTACAAATTCATCTGCGGCTCCCTGTTTTTTTTCTGGAGGCACGGGTCGAACACCAAATGGTATTGCTGGTGCGGCCCCCGCAGATTGACGTATACCCGCATTACCTTCTTTATTATTTTGGTCAGTACCGAACTGGCCGGATGGTAAGAATCCTCCTTGTTTTTTTATTCTAGCTTTATCTTCTTCTGATAAATTTCTAGTATCTTGAGGAGCACCGCCTGGCTTATAATTAAACCCGCCCTTTCCATCATATGTTGTAGAACTAGGGACAAATGGAGCGGTAGTAGTGTGGGTTTGAGACGAAACAGTTCTGCCTCCAACAGGACTTTTAGCGCGCATAGCGCCGCCGGTTTCATCTCCTTCTAAACCAATACCTTTATTTAAGCCACTAGTATCTCTTTGATCATATGCTGTGGTTCTTCTATTACTACCTCTAATTCTCTTGCCTGTAGCATCTGTCTGATAGCCATAAACAGCGGCCGTAGTAAATAACTTTTTGATCGGCTCTGGTGGAGCATGACCGGCCACTAGTTGTCTACTTACATATTCTTTATATGTTAATTCATCATAATAATTAGGAGTTTCTATCTTTTTAACAGTTTTACCAGCAGGATCGACAACAGTGGGCTCCAGAGGGGGAACAGTTGGTGTGTTACCTCCACCGCTACCGCCGCCGCCACCACCACCAGAACCTCCAGTACCAGGAGCTGGTGGAATTGTTGGAGCACCTCCTGGGGGTTTTTGATTTTGTTTATTTGCATTAAGCATCATCCAAGCCTGCCATGCAGCCAGTAATGCGGCACCACCCGCTGCTAATCTTGCCCATTTGGACTTAGTGACAGCAGCCCATTTATCTTTGACATATCCTCTCCATGTTCTTCCTTTAATACTAATATCATCATCATATGCTTTTACTAAATCATCATAATCTTTACTACCTTTTTTAATTTTTAATTTATCAGCGGCCTCGTCTATACCCTGTTGTCTAGCTTTTGTACGAGCATTTTCAAAAGCCCCGGCCATATTGGGATCAGAATCTACAATACCTCTAGCATTAGGACCAAATATAATATTTCCATCATCATCTATCATATATCCATTTTTCTTCAGATCATCTGCAAATTGTCCAAATCTATCGGGATACTGTGTTGCTATGGTATTCCAAGCATCAGCATCGTTCATCTTTGTCGCACCAGCATCAAGTTTCAATTGTTCTATTTGAGCATTAACTTGTTGTTTAGCAGCTGAGCCTGGTCCGGTCTCAAAATAATCTTTCATCTGTTGGTCTGAAAATTCATTTATAGACTTATTATATTTGGCTCTAGCTTCGGCTACGGCATTATTCCAGGCTTCTGCTACTTTTGGACTCTTAAATTTAATGGGTTTTTCTGGTGTTGCCGGTTGCTCGGTTTTCGTTTTTGCTTTAGCTTCAGTATCAGTTTTAACATCATCAGCTGTTTTTGGTTTAGCTTTTGCATCATCGGACATGTCTTTGAGAGCTGCTTTACTTTTATCTGCTATGTCCTTAGCTTCTGCTGAACGACTAACAGCAGTATTTTTTATCTTGACAGGCTGACCGTCTGCAGCTTCTTGAAAAAATCTATATTTAAATAATCCCTTTGTGTTTACAGCGCCGGCGCCAATACCCAAAGCCATATCAGCAATGTCTACAATATTTTCCATAGAAGCAGCAGCTTCCTGATACGAATTTTGACTTCTTAATAACTGTTGACGAGCAAATTCTTTAGGATCGGTATTTTTTAGATTTTGATAATTCTTTTCTTCAACAGCATCAGCCAAATACATTGCTCCAAGCGAACCTCCGATAGTTAATACCGCTGCTCCTCCAGCAGCTGCTATTCCAGCGGGCAATAAAAATGGTGAAGCAGCGCCTATTGCTGCTGTCATGACTAAATTTCTCGCTCCTTTACGCAAACCTTCTCTATTGCCTTCATCTATAATATCTTCTCTCAAACCTAATTGTTCATTATCTCTAATACTTGTAGACATACCTTGTTCATTGGCGACAAGTTCCTCCAAAGACCCCACTCCTGTACCGCCGATAGCTCTTAAAGAAATAAGACCTTCTAAAGTATTTAGTCTTTCCATATACTGTAATCTTTTCTGTCCCCATTCTTTTTGTTTGGCTCTTAGCGTATTAATTTCAGATGGATCTATCCCTCCGGCTCCACCGCTACCCCAAGCTTCAACCCCTTGTTTTTCCTTTGTTTGATTTTGTGCTAATTTAGCTTCTGCATCTCTTAGATCTTGGGCTTGTCGGGCAGAATCTAGTCTATACCTGAGAACATTCGCCCATGTATCAAGTTGAGGAGAGAGAGTACGAATATGCGGTTCTATTTCGGCTCTTTCGTCTTGTTTACGAGTAGTATCAGAAAATACACCGCCACTACCAGATAAAAAGCCTTTGGGCATCCAGGCATCGGATGAGCTGATATATGGATTAGCAGCCGATTGAACATCTGGATTTCTAGATAACCATGTTAATAAATCTAGTACATTAACAGTATTATCTTTGGTCATATCTGTTAATTTAAAACGCTCTTCTAATAGTTTTTTATCTTTACGTGCCCCACGAGATGCATCAAAAATGCTTAAGTTTCCCATAAAATATTCAACACCAAAAACATTAGATCTTGCTAATGCCATTTTTTTCTTATCAAACAAATCTTTTTGTATACGAAATGTCTTATTTTGTGCTTCATAATTAGCTTTTTTAGCTTTATCAATAATATCTTGTGATATTCCTTGTCTAATTAAAGTACCCGCAATTTGTCTATCATACATATCACCTGCCGGTAAGTCTACGCCGGTTTCCGATCTTTCTCGTAGATCATCTTCTGCTATTTTAAGCTGTTCTGGAGTAACACCAAGATTTAAAAGATGGTCCTTGAAAACCGTTCGTCTAGTATAATCTCTCACCGTCATGTCCAAAGTATCTTCTCTAGATGCATTACCGGCTAATAATTGGTCATTTCTAATCCCTGTAATCAATGCTTGTTGAATAACTTTTGGCGATATGTTTCCAACACCATTGCCGGTAACGTCTACAACAGGGTCGGCACTTCCGCCGCTTAAATAAACCACCCCTCCTTGACTATATCCTGTAGATCCACCACTATTCAAGGATCGTAGTAGTGGTAGATTTTTTTGTGTTGCTCGTCTATTAACAACAAATTCTCCTGGGGTTAACATCGCGGGAACTGTATCAGTGCCCTGGGGTTTAAAGTTGACTAAGTTTCCACCCGTTTGAGCATAGATAACTCCGCCAGCCGCCTTCTTTTGTGGCAATACAGCGCCACGAGACATAAACCATTGATCTGTTGGTAAAGCTCCAAAAGCATTAGACAAACCAAATAGAGTATGGGCTTCCATAGCGTCTTTATAGAATTGAGACCCATCTGTTTTTAAAGATTGAGCAAAATTAGCCATACGAAGAGCATTATCTGGTTCGTTTTTCTCATCAAAGAAATAGTCTTGTCCTACCCAATTTCCTTTTCCTCCATACCAATCCATCAAACGATAAAGTCCCGTTCTAATAAAAGATAAGGTTTGAGGATCAAAATACGGCATGCGATTTGGTCCTCTCAGATTGAATATATCATCACCAAATTTTTGAATAAGACCTTTTCGTATATCTTTACCAGCAAATTCATTATATGGATTAAAAATTACTTTGACTAAATCAGAAACAGTGGCGTTTTCTGGTATCGCACTAACTAACGTGGCGTCTGATAATGAACCATCTCGTCCAACAGTTTTCAATTTGGATCCCTGAAGCTGATTACCTAATATATTTTGCCAATCCGGACTCAATTTCATACCCGATATTTTACCAAATCTAGACGCAGCTCCTAAACTACGAAATACTGCGGCGATAGGCACCTTATTCTCATAAAACTGCTTTAACAGACTAGTATCCCCACCAGCTAAGGAACCAAAAGCATTAGCTGCTCCACTAATCATAGTCATAGCATTATCTAGAGCATTATAAGCTGATACATTAGGAGCCCTATTTTGTAATTGCGAGACATAAGCTCCTGCTTGATTTAATACTCCTGCCATATGCTGCGCTGCTGCTACGGGGTTACCTGATATAGCAGCTCTGAGAGCTTGAGGACCACCAGATTTAGAAAGCCATCCATAAGGAGCACCCGGTAATTTTAGGCCCCCAAATAATGCCATCGATCCACGAATCAGTGCGGCAGTTGCTTGAGGAAGTTCAGCATCAGAAAATACAGCGCCTTTCGGCATAATTGGATCTACTTTATTTGCTCCAGAAGCTAGCTGGCCTCTAAACTCTTGGAATTTTTTGAGTAAAAATTCTCCTACATTAACTGTGGTGGGCTCATCGCTCATAGCAGAGAACACATCTACCCCGCCGTCTCCAGCTAAGCCTACATTTTTAATTAAAGAATTTTGAGGATGATCGAATACTAAATTAAGATTTGCTGCTACTTTTTTAGCCTGTGCATCTACATTAGGATCATTATTAGTTTGAAACTTGAATAAGTCTATTATATCAGTAAAAATCGGATTAGTAGGATCATCTAGTTTCGATGCTTTTAAAATATCTGGTACTGTATATTTTTTAGTTGTAAATAATCTTTTTCGTGATTCGTCCAAATTTTGAAAAAGAGTTTCTGAAATATTATTAGGCAACAAAGTGGTAAAAGGCTTACCATCAAAATTCTTAGTTGATGGATCAAATAGTTCTCCGGTATATTCTTCATAAGCTATTGGTATAGATAATTGAGGTTGTTTACCCTGTATATTCACTGGTAAATTGACCTTTAATTCGTCAACCGGTAGTAATCTGCTATGTACTTTGCCTTTAGTAGCAGCAGCTTGTTGAGCAGCGACATCCTCAAAATCTTTACCTAGAATCTCACGCATATTTCCATTTATCATGAACGGAAAAGACTTGGATATTTTTGTTGCTGTATTTTCTATATCAAAAGGCTTAGAGGCTAAGAAATCTGGATTTTTGATGGCGGGTTTGGCACCAGTCAATCCTATTTTTACTTTATTATATTTAGCAGCATTAGTATCTATAAACTGAAGGCCATCTTTAAATTGTTGCTCTAAAGATTGTTGTGCAATAATTGCGCTAGTAGCATTCAATTTGACTAGCTCATCTAAGGGGGCTATTTCATTTTGATCAAGAGTTATAAATTGTGCTAGACCATTATATAAACTAGATAATTTTTGTTGTAAAGCTGCACCAAGGCCGCCGGTATCCTTATATGTGGAAGCTCCACTTAAAAAATCTACTGTATTTTTATATAGCTCATAGTTCTCTGAACTAATAGTATTAGCGTCTTTTATTCCTTTGCCGGTAATAACACCATTCATTTTTTCTAAGTCAGGATACATAGCGGATTTATACTTACCAGATCCGAAAACGACCCAGCTTTTGCTATCGAATCCATCATTTGAGGAATATGGAGTGCCAATATCGAAATTTGGCTGCTTTACAGAAACTCCCATCGCTAGTCCTGGAGCCCAGCCCGCATAATTCAATGGGGATCTTTTATAGTACCAAATTTTAAAAGAAGGCGCAGCAGACACATCTTTATCAGTTGGTCTAATCTCTGTAGAAGTATCAAACGCTATACCGTATGATTTACCAGCTAGTGTAGGATTCCATTCATTAGCATTAGAAGTAAAATCACTTAATTTTGGAAGATCATCAGCAAAAGCAATAGGATCCATACTTATAGATTTATGAAGAGTAGAGTCTAATGCTTCAAATGATCGAAATCGATCTTTGTATTCTGTAGCCTTGGACTGAGCAAAATTTGTTGATTTGAACTTGTCTAAACCCAAATATAAATTTGTCTCAGCAGCCTTGATAATAGGCATATCGCTACTAGCGTCGATAGCACCTTGGTTGTCTATATATGCATACTGATCATCTCCAACCCTGGAAATACCAACTGCTGAGCCAACTCTAACTTTACCACTTGTTGGTTTAATTTGATCTAAGTTAAAGTTAGGACTATCGGGGTCTGCTCCCGGTGATGGGATCGTAGTATTATCATCAGAAAAATCTAAAGTATAATAACTAGGTAATAATCTAATATTCTGCTTGTATCCAGCACTCCAAATGGCTCTATTAGCTTCTACACTAGGATCAATAATCTCTTTATCACTCATCATGCCAAATTCATCCATACTAGTTTGACTGCCCCAATTGGTAACAAAACCACCAGCAGCATAATAAGATACTTTACCTCCTCTGGAATATCCATTATTAATAGATTTTAATAACGGAAGATTCGCTTGAGTAGCGGCTCTATTGACAACAAACTCTCCCGGTGTTAGCATTGCAGGAACAGTATCTGTACCTTTTGGTTGAAAATTGATAAATTGACCACCAGCAGCATAAACCATGCCTCCGCTAGCTAAACCTCCAGCGCCAGGAGCTTTCTGCATAATAGAAACCATTGTATTGACTTTGTCTGCTATATCTCTAAGCTCATTATTCTGGAAAGTTAATACTGTTTTAGTTAAGCCGTCTACTATTAGTTTACTATTTTGTACTGCTATATCATTGGCTAGTTGTTGATCTAATTGTCCTAATAATCTAGTAGCTGTTGACTGTTCCGCTATTGACTGATTATAATATTGTATAGCAGCAGCTGTGGCGGGATCTTGTTCGGGATTTCGTAGAGTATTGAGTATCTGTTGGAATAGCGGAGAAACTCCCATGCCGGACTCGGCTAACATTGTCTCTAGAACATTTGCTTTAATATTATTTGCTTGTTGATTGTCTCCTAAAAATGGCATAATATCTTGAAGAGTACCTAGGGTTTCCTTTCTTTCGTTGGCAAAAGCTGTTTGAGCAGCTCTCATAGCTTCAGCAGCAGAAGCTCCCTGATTTAATGCATCCCTATATGCCTTTTGAGCACCTATGCTATTCTGAATAGTATTTTGTTGACCATTCATATTTCTTTGCAGTCTATACAAAGATTGATTTAACGAATCTAATTCATCAGGAGTACTGGTAACTACTTTTTCTAAGAAGCCAATTCTACCAGCTGCTTTTTGTTGAGCTTCTTGTATAGCATCCATAGCTGAGCTTGCTTTTTCTGTATTAGTAGCCATATCCTCTAAAGCAGCTCTATTTTCTCTTAAAGCAATATTAGTATTCTTAAGTTCGCTATTAAATTTGATAAAATCTTGAATACCAGCAGGACCTTTATCAGCCGCTTCTCTACTAGATGATTGTAAAATATCTCTATTATTATTCAGACTTAAGATCTTATTAAAGATATCCGTTGGATCAGTTAGACCACCTGTTTGTCTAGCAATAGAAGCATCTCTTTTAGCAAAAGCATCTGCGACAGTGATGGTTCTGCCAAGAGCTTTAGATAAAGCGGTACTACCATCAGCAGCGATATTGACAGATTTATTAAATTTATCTCTAGCACTGGTTTCCAGGTCAATAATACGATTAATATTATTAGCATAAGCATTCAAAACATTCTGATAATTCTCTAAAGCTTTGATAGCTGCTTGCTGTGCATCTTTTGCTGTATCTATAACGCTAGACAACGATCCTAGTTTTTCGGAAAGCTTGGCAAAATCAACTTTTTCGTCGCCAGATTTTCTTAAATCTACTAATGTATCACCAACTTCTTTAGCTAATTTATCCGCTAGCTCCGGAGGTAATCCTAATCCACTGAGTTCGTCTCGTACGCTTTTATCTACAGCTCTGGCTATAGCTTCATTAGAGGCATCTGGACCTTTGTCTTCTAATGTTTTATTGATAGTAGACATAACAGTATTTTCTACTGTTTCTCCAAGATTCATAAGCTGCGCCATTTCTGGTGCTCTTGTACCAAATAACGAAGAGGCAGATGCCTGAGCAGATGATCTTACTCCGGGATTATAGGCTCGTGGATTTTGTATAATATTAGATGTTTGTAAATCAACTGAACCTACTTTGGCTTGTCCTTGTAGGGCGCTAACATTTAAATCTATATTGTCCGTCATTTGTTTTAATGAATATGCAGCAGCATTTATAGCCTGTTCCATATTAGTAAACATTCTCTTTAATGATCTTGTATATACAGAAGCTACTGTGCCTAATTCTCTTTGATCTTTTTCTCTCTGGGCAATTGCGGCCTGCGTACGAATTTTATTAGCTCCTTGTATACTAATAATCTCATCTATACGAGCTTTTTTCTCTTCTTCTGTATATCTAGTAGATAATTCTATCTCACGAATATGCTTATTTAAAGCACTATCAGCATAAACTAAGGATGTAGCAAAATCTTTAAATTCCGGTCCGCCAAGAATATCTCCAATATTTTCTCCTCCTCTAATACGGGCAGAAATTAATTGATTAATATTATCAGCTACTGGCTTAAAGGATTGACTAGATTCTAGAGCTTGCTGTCCACTATATTTTGCTGCTTTGGCAGCATAAGTATCAGCACCTCCAAAACTAGTGTTGATATATTCCATAATACCTTCTTTTTCCAATACTTGTGATCTTAAAGCAGCCCTCCTATTGGTATTATTGGTTTCACTATTTTGTAGAGATGATATGAAAACATCTATACCATTGATCCATCCAGCGGAGGCCGTATCTAATGTTTGTGATCTTAGTCTTTCCGAAGATCTGCTAGCATCTATAATATTTGACTGAATAGCATTTCTAAGATCTAACTGATTCAGATCTTTATTTAACTTATCAAATTGTTCGGTAAGGCCACTAAGAGCTTGCTCAACTCTATTTTTTTCTAATTCTATACCAAATTGTCTAATCCCATTATATGCTTGTATAGCTGCTTCTCCTAGCACAGCAAAAATTTGAACTCTTCCAGCAAATCTAGCAATATTACTGGCTAGGCCAGCAAATCTATTCCCCGTACGACTAAGACCATCTGCAAAATTAGTTAATTCTCCACTAATCTGATTTGCATATGCAAAAGCCTGAGTTCCTCCTCTGATACCTCCAGCAACACCAGCTTCCGTGGCGCTAGATTTAGCATTGATAGTATCAGCAATAATATTCCCAACGGTCATAACGGCAAAAGAAGCTAGCATATTATTTTGCCTATTAAATTCTCTAGCTTCATCTGGACCCCTAGCTCCAGTACTTCTAGCATTTTGTTCTACTGCTGTTGTTCTAGCTCTTATTTCTCTCTGTATAGTCTCTTCTACATCTCTTTCACTACCAGCTCGTATTCTAGCTGCTCTAGCTATATTACCGGCAGCCATAGCGGCTTGTGCTACTTCTTCTCTGCGATTTTGAGTATATCGCATATTCATCTGTTCTAGAGTTTCTGCGTCTCTCATCAAATTATTAATAACCCTACCCAGATCATCTCCAGTAGCGCCAATAGCAGCTAAATCTAAACCAGTTCCTCCACCAAGGGCACGAAGTGGACCAGTTCCAGAGGCCGCAACAGTTTCGAAAGCTTGTCTTCGACGATCTCCAGCTCCTGCTCTAACTTCTGTTTCTAGTTCCTCTCCGGTTAGTCCAGCAGCGGCCGCGGCATTCCTAGCGGCGTCCGTCAATCTTCTTAATTCATCTTCCATGTCGCTTAGAGTATCTTGCAATTCTACTCCACTCATGTTTGCTAAAGATTGCATTACTGCTACTTCTGCTTCTGCTTCTTGTCTGGTTCTAATTAAAGCTTGTTCTAGATCGTATAATACATCTGCACTAGCACCGGCTGCGCGAGCCATAACTAGATCGGCCTCATATGCTCTTTGTGCTTCTGCTGCCGTGGCCTGATATCCACGACTCAATAATTGAGAGGATCTAGAGGATGCAACTCCTAAATCATTAAGTACTGTAGCTAGGTCTCCTAGAGATCTGACAGCAGTATTACTCGCTCCTATTGTATCTACAGAAATAGCATCGGGTCTTGCTGCTGGCCCTCTGCTTCTGCCTCCGAATAAGAATTTCTGTACCCTGCCTCCGCTATTCAACCCCAAAGCCTTCGTGGCTTTTTCTCTTAAGATAAAGCTGCCAACAGGCAATCCTATAGGACCAATACTATCACTGGTTCCAGTGCCCGATCCTTTAAATATGCTCATCCCTCCACTCGCAAAACTATTCATCCCATTTCGATCAGCCTGATTCATTTTATGGAGTTTCCCATAACCAATTTTTTTAGCCATAGCTGGAGGAACATAAGCTTCACCATTACTAACCATAGCAGGTACAGTCCCACCACCAGCATAGCCCATAACGTTCTTTAAATATGTAACGATATTATCTTTGATTGTGGATGGCCCACTAATAGTTCTCTTAACATCTGTGGGTATATCATCAGGTAGTCCAAAATATTTAGCAGCATCGCCTAACCCATTGGGAAAATCAAATCCCATGCCTTTGAGGGCTCCGGGACCACCAAGTTTTTGTACAACCTGTTCTAGTAATAACCCCTCTATATCTCCCTGTGCTTGCGAATTTGGTAAACTTTTGCCAGTTCCGTATAAATAACTAGTGATACCTTCATTAGATCGTTTTTTGGCTGCTGCTATATTACGCGGATCATCATCAACAAATAATGAATCTGGATTCAAAAATGCAGCCTTTAATTCGGCAATTTCATCTGCACTAATATTTTCGCCACCAAAGCCTTTAAATTGAGATCGTGGTATGGGTAGATCTTTACTGGCTAAAAATCCTTGTATAAGACCCAAAGTCGATTCTGGTCTAGCCGTCACCACTCGTATATATTGTAATAAATCTTTTCTTTGTTTTATCAACTCTACTAAAGATGATCCAAGATAAGTTAATTCTGCTCCCTGTAATGCTGCAGATACTTTATTTGGGTCACTAAACTCCGAAAACACTGGTTTGCCTGGATCGGATAATATCTTGTCGGCTCCAGTAACTAGTGTTCGGTCAAAATCCGTATTAAGTTCTTTACCTAGCCCAAGTTTTGCTAGTATATCGCCTGTTGTGGCTACCTCTGCTAATCTCGTGGTTAATTTATCTGTTGTTTCTGATACAATAGAGCTAAAAGAAGAAGCTATTTTACTATCCATTATTCCGCTAATAACTCTAACCTTTGCGGACTGAGAAAGTGACGGAGATTCGATATCCATATTTTGATCGGCAAATTTCGATCCAAATAAGCCTGCTGCGGCAACTTCTAGATTATTATTCTGTAATTTAGTTATCTGAGCTTTTGCTGCTCCTAATTGCCTATTGTTTGCTGTAACAGCTTTTTGAAGAATAGCTTCTTTAAGTCCTTGTGTTTTTGCATCTGGATTTCTTTGTCCTAGTATTGTGTATATCTCACCTGAACTAACTCCAACTTCTCTTTCTGTTGTACTTATGCCACCTTTTCTGCCAGATAAAATATCTAGGATATCTTTTCTACTCATGCCTCTTGCTTTTTCAAGAGTAAGGGTTTCACCCCCTTCTTTAAATTTTTGAACAATACCTCCAGATCTTAATTTCCTATAAAATTGCTTTTTATGAGATTCTAATCCAGGACCTGTATCTCCTCCATAGTATTCAAGATTGCCTAGATTGACAGTATTACGACCAAGCGGGTCTGTTTCTATGGATCCGTCAACTTGGTCCGAAGAATTTTCTTTAAAAAACCTATTAACTGATCTATCTAATAATTTTTTAGCCAACAATTTAGCTATTAAAGCTCGTTTTGGTTCTTTGGTAGTTTTAAATTTTACTTCCCCCCATACGTTACGAGATGATACGGTGTCTACAGGATAATTGGGATTGTCTTTATTAGCTGCTTCAAGATTATGTCTTTTCCTGATTATTTCCTCATACTTAGTAGCCCAGGCTTTTTCTGCACGAGAATACTCTAGACCATCTATAGAATCTGATTCAGGTCCTTGATAGGTTGGTCGCTGAGATTCTACTAATAATTTTCTATTCTTAGGATCTTTTATTTTTGTCTTTAATTTTCCAGTTAACGTAGGATATGCACCTTTGATCTCACGTATCTCTGCATCAGTGAGCGGTTTCTCTTTAACTCTAATAATTTGAGCATTAACTTTATCATTTAATTCTAAGTTAGAGTTTTTGTTACGTGGATATAAATAGTTATTTATGATAGTTCTCTGACTATCAGCAAGCTCTCTAACAGTATATCCTCCTTCTCGTAATTTTTTTATACCTCCTCCACGATTCATGCTGCTTAAATTGTCAGCACCGATACTTCTAACCGCACTCTTTCTCATTACAAACTCACCAGGAGTTAATCTAGCATTGACGCTATCAGAATCTCCTGAGCCGGGAACCAATCCTCCTCTAGCAAAACCTATAACACCTCCGTCTCTGGCTCGTTGACGATTACCCCTAAAACCTCCACCAAAACCACCAGCAAATTGAGTGAGGGCACTAGCTCCTCTAAAAGCACCCATAATAGCTATTAATGGCAAAACACCTTTAGTTGCATCAGCTACTTTAATTAGTGCGCTGGCTAAATCCAAACCAAGTCTCACTAAAGTTTGAAAACCCTTACTATCTCCTAGAGATCTAACTAAAGCACTAAATTCTTCTCTTACTTTTTGTATTTGAACCGCCAGTGCCATCTGACCTTTAGCCGCATCTATCGCAAGAGAGCCTTGACCTTGTTGTGCAATTTTCAGAGCTTCTTGAGCGGTGGAAAACTGTTGGATTAACGGAAGCACTTTACCGATTTGTCTGAATCCACCAAGTTCTTCTACTATGCTACTAAATTTTAAATCTCTGGGATCTAGTCTACTTAATCCTTCGCTGAGTCTGCGCACAGCTTCGTAGGGCCCAACGAATTTACCTTCTAAGTCTGTGAGAGTAACTCCGAATTCTTTTAAGGCTTCTACTGTATCTCCTCTTTGAATACGAGTAAAAATAGTTCTTAATCCAGTGGCGATAGTTTCAGCACTTTCGCGAGTAGTCGCACGAACACTAGTAAATACTGCAATAAATTCATTTAACGCATCTGTGCCTTCACTGACACCTTTACTAGCAGCAGCAAATACACCACCAGTTCTTTGTATAGCAGTAATAATATCTCCGGCTTCTACGGCAAAAGCCGCAGCAACAGAATTTACACTACCTAAAGCATTTTCTAGCTGTCCAGCGCTAATGCCGAACTGTCTCATAAGCGCGATACTGCCTTCTACAGTATCTGATAAGCTATCAAAAGATGGGGCCAAAGCACTTTTAGCTAATGCTTCTAGCGCGATTCTCGTATCTTTAGCTGTTAAACCAGCTTGCGCCAATGTTACAGCAACCTGAGAAATATCCGATGATGAGACGCCAAAATTTGTAGCTAATTTTGTTATCTCTTGTACCATAGCAGATAATGATTCTCTGCTTTCATTAGTAACTTGTGACAATCTAACGATTTGTCTATCAAATTCTATATACTGTTGAACACCTTTGGCCAGAGCGTTTGTAACGCCGTAAATAACAGATGTTACAGAAGCGAACGCAGCAAAACGTCGTACGGCTAGTCCTGCTTGACGACCGAAATCCTCAAATTCTGTTCTGGCTTGCGCAATGGCTCTGCTGGCGTTATTGGCGGCGCCGGCTGTTCTAACCAAAGGAGTACTGATGGTTGCGGGCAAATTCACATTTCCAACCGCTCTCATCGCAGCCGCCAAATTATTAAATGCTGTAGTAGCATTTGTCGCAGCTGTTGTCGTAGCTCCTAAAGTTTGTGTTAATACTCTTAGATTATTATTGACTTGAGTAATTGTTCTAGATGCATTTCTATCTATATTTAAATTGATATTAGCATTGATATTACCTAGCTGTCTACGAATATTAGACGTTATTTGCCTAATATTAGACGGACCTCTGAGATTGATTTCTGCTGTAAGATTAAATCCTCTAGCCATTAATTACTCCCATAAAATAACAACGCCACACTAAAAAGCATGGCGTTGGTTAATGAAACAAAGCTAGAATAAAACAATAAACTATTATGTAGTTGATTTATTTCCCTCTGATACTGATGCTGCAGGAGTTGCTTCATTGGTAGGTTCTTTGGTTTCTAAACTTTTTTTAGTTTCCTCATCTAAAATTACTGGATTGCCGTTGTCATCCAAAAATGGCTGACTATCAACTAAGTACTCTCCATCTGCATCTACTCTATTACCATCTTTATCAATGAACTCTCCGTTGTCATTAATGTACCTACCATTTTCATCTACTAATCTTCCTTCGCCATCTACAGTTCTACCTTGCTTATCTATAAATCTTAAATTGTCATTAACAAATTTATATTTACGTAAAAACTTATTCTCGGGCAAATTCTTCTCAAAATCATTATCCAAACCGTAAATCATATTGGCCAATTTCTGTGCTCCCGCAAGAGCTACGGGATCATCTATGCGACCCATATAGTCTTCCAGGCTCTCAAAATACTTTTTATCACTATCTTTATACACCACACAAACACTCACCAAATAATTAAATCTAGCATTATCAGCTTGACCTTCGGCACTATGATTGTCTAGGGAAGTCCTAACACTAATTAATTCTCTAATCTTACCTCGTACTTCTCTCATCTTAATGGCCATTTTTTTAGCTTCACTAAGAGCAAAACCGCCCTTGGCTAGTTTTCTTTCGCCTTCTAATAATTCTTTTTGCAAATCATTGTATTCTTTTTGCTTATCTTCGTTCCATAAGCCTTGCTCTTCGAGTAGATCATCCATTTTGGCTCTTACAACACTCTTGCTTTTAATAGCGTCTGTAAAAGCATGATTATATACTTTCTGAGCTTCTCTTTGATCCGTTAAAGAGGGCGACCTCACCATAAATGTTTTCGTCTCTTCACCAACCACAACTTTAAAATCCTCAGTTTTCATATTATACTGTCCTTTCTTCTATGTTAATTATTTTTTGTATTATCTTTTGGTACTCTAAAAGAATAATTGAAATTTTGCTTAAAAAATCCACCATACTTATAAAAATCATCTTCAAGATTTCTGATCTGAGCATTTCCTTGGTTTAGAATCTGATTTCTAGTTCTTTCCCACATATCAGAAAATTCTATTTGTTCCGAGGTAAGGTTATCTTCATTTTCAATATCTTGCCCCCACAAAAATCCAAAAGTATTTTCAAACTTGCTTAATGCTCCTATCATTGTTGTTTCTACTCTTTTTTTAAGATGAAATATCAGTCGTTCAGTATCTGTCATAGTATTATTCCTTATTATTTTTTCCTATTAAAATTTAATTCTTTGAGCTGATCTCTAATGTTTTGTTTCACATCCGGTAAATCCGCGTCTTTGATAGTTCCTGCATTCAATACCGTACTAACTTTATTTTGTCTTTTCAAGAGATTTTCCGGACTATTCAATTTTAAAATATCATCTCTTTGAGCTGCTGAATCAGCCATGAGAAAAACTTCGTTAGCTTTTTTCATGCGATCAGATCCCAATATATTATTTACACTCTTTTCCTGTTTTTGTTTCTTATTTTCTCTTTGGTTATGAATCATCCATCCCTCAAGAGCATCGTCATCCTCTATAATTTCTTTTTCAGGACACTCTGGATGTTCATATACTCTATCATACATTAATGATATACTAAGAATAGCCTTTTGTTCTTCATTAAAATCTATAATACTATATGGAAATAAATGATTTTTATTAATAGCATAATAATTACGCCAATAGTCGCTACGAGCAAGAGCTTTTAACGTGGATATATCTATAATATTAGAGCTAATCTTATGAATTAAATGATTAAATAGCTGATAATTATTATTGTTATAAAATATTAAATTATTAGTTTGATAAATATATAATGTATTACTAATAATAAATTCGTTTTTAATATTAGCGCAATAATTTTCTAAAGTTAAAAAATCTAAACTATGAGATAGATTAAATAACTCATTATATCTGGTTCTAGTAGAAGCTAATTCTTTTCTATATTTAGTTTTCTTAGTATTATCAAAAAAATGATAGTATAAATCTACCTTAATATTTTCAATTTTTTTCTCCAGCATTTCCATATCTTTTTTATATGCTGGGTATACTATGTCTAATTCAAATAATAAGTCTTCTATATTATCTTCTAAAATAAATGAACTAGAATATAAATTGTCTTCGTATGTATTGTCGTATAATAGATTAGCCTGAAGTCTTATATCTATACTAGCAGACCTCAACTCGTATAACACATCTTTGTGTTCTATAAGTTGCTTACCAGATAAAATTCTATTTACAAATTTTTCTAGTTCTATTGTTTTCACATTATTCTGTCTGCTTAGCTATAATAGAATTTTGTAAACTAGATATCTCTTTATCTTTATCATCTAGTTGTTTTTGTAATTCTGTAATAGCTTTTTGAGACTGAACAATATCTACATACATTTTACCTATTATAGTAAAAATTTCTTCCATCGTGTCCTTCCTTTTGAATCTCTGTAACTAATTATCAACTAATTGGGAACGTGCTATCGCTCTCATAAATATCAGTACTATAGTTTACAGTACCTGTTGGTGCGCTATAGGTGAAATCATTGTAAGTTTGATAGCTATAAGTTACTGTTGCATTACCACCACCAGTATCACCACCGGTATAGTTAACACTTGTTAATTTATTCTTCTTACCAAGATCAATTGTTGTACCGTCACAAAGCCTAATCACAATTTCTTTGTTAGTGAGAGCTTTAGGATTGTTACATACAGCTTCGGTATTTCCTGCAACACCGACTAAATCGCCGTCACCAGCAACACACTCAATTTCGCATGTTACTTCAACAGGGAAATTCACGTAGCGATAGTATGGAGTACGCTGACCTAGTCTATAGATACTTTCTCTACCTAAATTCATACTAACACTAACATTTTGAATTTTCATACCGGAGGGAATGCCTCCGCTAAGATAAGATAGGGTAGAAGCAGCATTAGCGGCTCCTGTTGGTAAAACACTAGAAGAACTCCATAAACCACGACGCAAAATACCAACGCCGCTTGGGACTGCACTGCCAAGCTTGTTCTCATTAGCAGTTGCGGATGGGGATGCAAGCCAAACTTTGTCGTTACTAACTAGTGTAACTTCTTCTGTAAAATTACCCTCCGTTGGGAAAGTATATGTTACACTAGATAAGTATGCTGGGACACATTCAACCGATGCTACCGGAGTGCCGGTATTAGCTGAATCTGTATCTTTGAATAAATTTAATCTAACGCCGCAACGATGATTAGCCAATGTGCTAAGACTACCCGTGCCCATGGTCATAGCATACAAAGTAGGGTTATTATCTAATACTTTATTAAGTGTAATTTCAACTTCTGGAATTTCTTCGTAGTTATCATATAATTCTAGCTGTCCAAGCTGATAAACTGGTTCAAGATTAAAATTGGTGTTCATACCTACGCTCTGTAAGCCTCTAACAATATCATATGATGTATTTTGAGCACTTGCTGTGCCCGATGGGCCGTTAACTTCTACAGATTGACAAGCGTAGTAAATTCTATTATTATTAGCCATAATTTAATCTCCAGAAAATATTGTGTGTTATTGGTTATCAGATAATAACTTGCGTGGTTAATCTTAATGTACACCAATATAAATTTTTATTCGCGCTCTCCATATTTAATACACTGATTTCTTTGAAATAGCACAAATTCCAACGATAATTTTCTAACAGGTCAGTATAGCATAATCCGTTGGGATTGAGAGATCCATTATAGGTCAAAGGATAGGTTCCACTATTGACCACTTTATTAATATCGTATAAAATAATAGTCTTATTTTTCTGTAGACGAATAATATCTATAATTTTATTGTTGTCTATCGCATTCTCAGTAAATACATGTAATAAAATATCTTGATCTACAGCAAAATCATAAGATCCTAATTGCCATGGTTGAGAATAGCTTCTAGAAATAGGCTCTATAACAATTGCTGGCATTTGAACCCTATGAGAAGCTCCTATAGCATATTCTCCAGAGTTTGCCTGATTAATTTGTGGGACCGGTTTGTATGTTAACTCTTGTAATTCTTTCCATTGTGGATCAGAACTATTTTTATATACTTGACACCATCTATAAGCATAATTGGCTCGTACATTACTATTTATGGGGATGGAAGAATTAAAAATAACTTGTCCCATAGGATAATTGATGCTATATGAGATGGCATTATTTCCAGTAGGTCCAGGATAAAATGTATTACCAATATATAAACCAGAAAATAATATTGGTTGATAATTATTGTATGTAATACCGGATTCCCAAATCCAGTCTTTTTTAAAGGTTTGCCATACTTGTCCATTACTATATCCTGGTTGGGATACTGGCTTTAATGAGCTGAAAGAGCCTCCGTATAAACCAGAAGTTGGAATATTAATATTTACAAAACCCCCGATATTCAAAAAGCCCCAGTCTAAGAAGTGTTTCAGATTGGCCTCAAGCTGATTAAGTAGCTGATTTTCTCCTATATTTGATATATTATTAAATGTGTTTGAATGATTACAACTCATATATATCTCTCCAATTCTTTTTCTATTTGTTGCAATAGGGAGTCGTCTAATCTTTCTATAGCTCTTGTAACCCAATTATTGTTAACAGTACCAGCAAATTGAGCGGGAACTCTCCAATTAATTTTTTGAGAAGATACCATGATAGCAGAACCTGTTCTGGATCTTGGATTGTTACCCATTTGTACTGTATAATTTCTAATTAAAATTTTGTTACCATCTAGTAATAACCATCTTAACCACGGGATAGTTGATCCGCTAGTATCATCAACTACTATAGATTCAGGTAATGATAAAACATCAGAAAAATCTGACTTAATAATATCCAAACTAAATCCACCACTGAGTCTTCCGGCCCTGGCTGATAGGGGAGATTTTCTCAGATTAACATTAGAGGACCATGCATCAAAAAGCCTATTGATTCTAGAATCTGCATCTGGAACACCCAACTCTGATCGTAGTTGCCCACTTAATAAAGATACATATTCTGGCTCAGCAAAAAGTGCTTGTTTAACATAGGTAGGTAATATTTTTTGTGTAGATGACTCTACTTTATCGAAAATAGGTTGTAGATAAGCTATAATAGCAGATAAAATTTTACTATTTATTTGTGAGTCGGTATCTAGAATTTTGAATTGAATATTCATAATATTTTTTGCCACATAGTAATAATATAGTTATTATGTCCTAGTCCACATGGTTCGGGCTCATTAACTCTACTATATCTACGATGTCCGTAGCCGGATATTGTACTATCTATAATAATTTCTTTTGCATTTTGTAATTTAGGTAGTAACGATATGCTGCATATAGATTGAGCCATATTATTAGTAATGTTTACACTTTTAGAATCCCAATTAAACCAGTACTTACTATCGAACAGCATAGCTAAATAAACAGTTTCTTCTGGACTAAGATCAATAATACCATAGCTATTACATACAGGACATATGCCCATAGGAGCAAAAGGAGCAGGGCCGGTATTATTATACATATTAGACGATCTTTGATTAATAGGATCAAAAATACAATTGCTACAGATGGCCTGTTTCAATGAACTATAGATAATTTTACATGGCACAGACAAACCATTCTTACCAATCAGCGAATCAATAGCGCTATTATAAATGCTTTTCAATTCTGGGAAATTAATATTGTCTATCATATAAAACCTATGTGGTAAATAAAGTATTATACACTATATGGGATTCTTTGTTCTTTAGTACCGGTTCCGAATACATACGGGAATGCTGGTACTGATAAATTATTATCCTCAAAAGTTAAATAATAAGCATATGTTCCGGATGGATATTCTGGGGTGACTCCGAATCTTCCGTTGAAATTATCTAAGTCTCCATATCCAGAAACATATACATAATCTTCTATAAATAATCCCATAGGCAAAGAATATGGAGTATCTCCAACAACCATAGTGTTCCAATATTTCCAGTTTATTGGTCTATGGGTACTATCCGTAATACCAGAATAGCTCGGTCGCATTTTAATAATAGCACTATCTATATTCATGCTTCCAGAATAAGCATAAGGACCATATATAGGATAGCCATCTGTGCAAAAACCCAGAATCTTAGAATGTCCATCAGAGTGTCTAAAATAGTCATGATTATAGTGACTACCGCTATAATAGCTATTAGATTTTATTAATTTATCTGTTTCCCAACACCTCTTTAAAAATTTACCGTCTGTATACTTATATGAACCATCCACATTCACATAACCACCACAATCATCTGCTCCAAAAAAATGACTATTAAAAGATAGATTATATGTAAAACCAGATGGTGCCGATACGAATCCGGGTAGTGTTCCTGTGCCAGCTGATATAGATAAAATTGGAACACCATTATTCATTATTCCATGTATACCAGTATTATTGATTCTCATAGGATTATGAGTATATTGACCGCCTCTATAATCCAATCTAAATGTATAATTTTGATCAACAATCACCGCTCCATTTTTGAAACCTATTCTGGCAGAAGTACCATTATTATTAAGAGGGCGCCCTGCTAAAGCCGGATAAGGATCACCATCTGTAGATATTGCAAATTTATTTCCATCAAAAATCATAGATGTATTACTCGGATAAGATCCACTATTATTAGAAATAGTTAATAAAGAAAAATCGAACCAGTTTTTGTCTAATGGAGATCTTTGCCAATAATTATTTTGTACACAAAAATAAAACCAGTCGCTATCGTATAGCAATGAGCCTGGGGTGCCAGAGCTAGTGGGATTAGATATGGTCCCGGAACTAACAGGATTATATAATTTATCTGTTTTAATACTTAGTCTTTTATAACTATTACTATAGTCTATAGTAACTCCTTCTTCTCCTACTATATTGAGTCTGTCTCCATCTGTTAAGTTTATAATTATTCTATCATTGTTAGAAATATTATTTGGTGAAGATGCTATGATCAAACGAGTATCTGGTGGGGTAGGAAAATCGATAGATGATTCGTCTACTGTTAGGTATGCTAAGCTATTCCAGGAATTAGTGCCATTTCCTACTTTCATCCTATGGGTGTCTAGCTCGTATCCTATTTCTCCGATAGCTAAAGTAGGATTAATACCTGTCCATTGAGACAGGGTGTCTCTTCTAACCCTAATTCTAGTATAATTACTGTCGTTATAGGATAACGGAGTGACAGGAGCACCTGATCGAGATATGGTAATTGGTATGCTGGGTGTAGTATATTGTCCTTGACCAGCAGAATTTCTACCACCTACTCTAAAAATATATGTTTTGTCTAACTCTAAATTATCGACAGCAAATGATGTTGAACTAGTAATACCAGCAACTAACCAGTTGGTAGAGTATATAGCATCACCAGACACGGGTCCGTATTGTATAGTGTAATCTGTTACATTAGCACCTCCGTCATCCGCAGGATAATTCCAGTTTAAACTAACTTGTTTGTATGCTGTTTCGGATATAACGAGCGACTGTGGCTCAAAAGGAGGAACCGGATCGTATACCAAATTCAATAGAGATGGACTAAGAGCAAACTCGTTGCCTATATTAATCACGCCTCCTGCTCCTAAGCCGGATCTTACTCCGCTAAGTATCAGAATTATTCTATTATTTTTTTGCCACGATATAGAGTTATTATGAGGTAATAAGTGTTCGGTTACCGGTATGGATACCTGTGAGTTTGCGCTTACTGTGACAATCGATATATTAGTTTTTTTATAATCTCGGATAGTTGAGAAATTATTGCTTGGCAAATATCCGCCTGATTGAGAGCACGATGCTATATGTATATTTGTAGATGATCCAAAATCTGAAACTAGTGCTTTTCTGAAATCGCTCTCTAAAGCAGGAACGCTTATATTTACATTAATATTGGGGTCGGAACCCAATTGAGGAGCAGACGTTAGAGTCTTGTCATCTATCCCACTAGATAAATTTAAAATTAAATTAGCAGATACTAGTGCTCCTTTATGGATAGGTAAAGATAAATCTATTGTGTTGACACAAAATCTTTCTATGATATTTTTATTATTTCTATAACCAGATGGATTATATCCTATTAATTGATAGTTTCCGTCTATATCCTCTATAATTTGAGAATTATTTGGTTCTATATAAAAACCCTGTAATATACCAGAAGATAATGGAATAGATAAATTAAAGCTCATAATTTTTCTACTCCCAATCTGATTCCGGAGGTGAAAATTTCTCCGGATGTCCAGGGTTGATTGGTACCTGGATTTGTCATTTGGTAAAATTGAAATAGCCTATATGATGCTCTATCTGTTGTATGGATTGGTCCGAACCTCATATAATCATCATAATTAGCCTTAAACTTTGAGGTTGGTGGATCAAAATTACTAGTATATCTTGCAATATTTTGACTATATCTATATTCATCAATAATGCCACTATAGCCTATAAAAATATATGGATAAGGGTCTCTTGAGCCCCAGTACGAACCATACCAAAGTCCATTTCCACCAAATAAAATATTCTGTAAAAATGGCAAACCAGAAGTATCTGTTGATACATACGGATAAGAATTAGTTAAGCTATAAAGAACTGGCCCATCAATAATATCACTTGATTTTAACTTAGAGGGATACCAGATGGCAAAATTACCGTTATGATCTAGTATGGAGTTGTTATTATCATCGAAAAATTGCCATCCTTGACCTTTACGTCCGGATGGGAAAGATAGTCTCTGATATGTTGTACCAGAAACACCATTCAAATACGCAATATACTGACCGGTATTAGGCAATGGATGGGATCTTACAAGAGCTACGTGATGCCATTCTCCAGTATTAGCAATAACAGGAAAAGGTAAAACTAATTGAGACGTTATAGAAGAGAGTTCCCAGGTGTTCTGACCGTCTTCATTTGGATTTATTTTTATAGGATGTTCTATTTTTATAGAAGATGGATTACAGGATATTCTATACCATTGTGAGTAGCTATTATAATTAAATGCTGGAATTATGTTAGGTAATGTCCTAGGAAAAGTATCCATAAGTACAATAGTATCATTTTGTCCTGTGAAGTTTACCCAAGACTCAATCGTAAATTTTTCTTCCTCGGGATGCTTCTGTATATTTGCTATTAATGATGATTGTTTTTGATTATCACTCAAAAAAGCAATTCCACTAGAGCCAAATCTATGATTAGAGGTATAATATGTTGAACCATCCTTTATAATAGGATGATTGTATTTAGAATAATCTCGAATAGGATCCTCTTCACCATGTATTAAGAGCATAACATTATTTCTGTGAGGATCGGAGATGCCTGTCTCAAAAACGTTTATAAAAGATGAATCTAGAAAATTTTTACGAGCACTATTATACACTTTTAATCCTGCGACAGCTTCACCAGGATTGTGTCTCCAACGTGACAGAGGATCGGAAAATGATAAGGAGTTGCCATAGTTATCTCTACCTCTGCTATTAGCTGCATATATAATGCTGTTGATGACCCCTTTTTTATCTGTAAAAATATATGAAGAGTCTTTATCCATAGATGCTAATAGTCTTCTATCTGAAGACGATGTACTCTTACTCCATTCTGTTAGTCCATCAGAAATAATTTGATTATTATTAAGAGCCTGTTGGGTATCATTATTATTGATGACGAAAGTTAATCCTGGAGTGAGTGGTAATATCTTAGAATCTGCACCTAGAAAATATCTAGGGTCATTACCTGTGTTATCAACCAAAGTTATATCATCAAATAATATTAATTGTCCTCTAGCATAATATGCCGAGTCAACAGGATTGCGGGGTCTCGGAACCATAGAAAGATACTGAAAGAGTAGCACACCTTCATCATAGTAGTGAGCATTTCGCTCATATGTTCTATTAAACAATCTAATATTATCATATTTAAAACCACTAATTTGTATCTCTATATCCCATAGATCTCTATCGGTATAAATATCAGTATTTTCTACTAGTGCATCTGTTCCCTCTACTTTTAGCTTTAGTCCTCCGCCTATATGATCAAATTCAAATTCAAAATGTGTCCATCTAGACGTAACATCGCTTCCTCTTGTGATACCTTTACCTTGGGATCTTATCGTATCATCATTAGCTATTGTCAGTATTTTACAAGGATTGCTAAGAGATGGGATTCCATTAGTATCCTGCGCACTATATAAAGGAGTAATTCTATAATTAGGTAAAGTATCTGATAAATTTAAATCAAAAACTCCACTAATTCCATTATTTTGTTCCACCTGTAAACCGATAGATTGTCTCACCCCTGTATTTTGTGGGGGGTTGTACATCTTAAGTGGTAAAAGATGATCTCCGCTAATCTGTACTATGTTCAATAACAAACCAGTAACATTTCCACTACAAAATGCTAAAAATGGATGTTTATTTCCAAATCTTCCAGCAGGAAAGTCTACATTGTGGTAATCTAAATGTTTGGTTTCTATTCCTAAAGTTCTGATACCAAAATAAGATTTTGTTCCGCTTATAGAAGGAAAGCCACTTAGTTGAATATAACTTATAAATTCAAGATTATTAGGATCATTAACAGGAACATTCGTAAGAGCTAAAAATCCGGGAGGACTACCAAAACCAGGATAATCATTACTCAGTATATAAGTACCGCAGTTATTGTCTGAACAAATAGTACTATAATGTTGACCACTAGGGACAATTCCATTATTTACAGAATATGTAGAGTATGTTGCCGATAATATTCCATTTGATGCTATCGTTTCGTTGCTATAGGTATATCCTCCAAAAGCATATCGTGGATATCCTGGCTTAGAATATTCGGTAGACCAATATTTTGGGTCTAATTGTTTAGTAAATGTGGCTCTGTCAAAACCATCAAAAAATAATGTGGCCATTTAATACTCCAGAAAGATATAATATAAGTATATACCCCTTTGTTATGTACAATCTATGCTGAACGGAGATTTCTTTACAACAGTGAAATTTTTACGATAAAATGCTGATCGTGACACGATAATATCGTCAATATAACCACTAAAACCTTCTGTTACATAACCTCTGCTATACAGATTATCAAAATTATAATATTGACTATGTAATGCTCCAATAATTAAATATGGATTATTTATGATAATATTATTAGGATAATAAATCTCTTGTTGTTCGATACCATCAAAAAATAATGATATATAGTTTTTAGATCTACATATAGTAATATTATTATATGAGTTTGTAGCTAATACCGGAGAACTAGATAAAATATTCACTCCGTTGATATTAAAATAAATATTTTGATTATTGTGATATAATTGCCATATATTATCATTGCCACCATATTCTGAACAAGACGACAGCAGAGTTCTATTCTGACTGTCTACAATAGAATCTGGTTTAAACCATACTGAGATGGTAAAGTTTCCACTAAGAGACCAGAGTGTATTATATAAACCATCCGGGTCGTATGCTCTCATATGAGGATAAGTTTGAGTAATAAAAGATTCGTCACTATATGAAACATCTCCAGGAAAATACCAGCTTCCATCTGATATATTTGGCTCGACATTTTCTATTGTATCAATTTGATTAATTAAACAAGAATAATCCACAATTTGATTTCTATCTGCTTGATCCATATTTGCAAAGAACAATAAATCATTATCATTATCTATTCCGCCAGATGGAATAATAATATCACTAGTAGTAAACAATCCGGTTCCTATATTATTAATTGCGGCTACTCTAATTTGATAAGGAACATTATTTGTTATGGAAATATTTAATCCTGTATTGGTACTAGTGCCATCGTAATAGGTATTCCAAGAAGCTCCAGAATCGTCACTATACTCTACTAAATAGTCTGTAATGGGTGATTTACCATCAAAAGGTTTTGGCCATTTAAAAATACCTAATGAATCCTTGTCTCTTGCAAAAATATATTCTATAAGACCAGGAGGAGTAGGGGGTAAATTATATACCAAGACATCTGCTGCTATATAAGATATTCGATTTTCTTCCTTGAGAGTATTATAAGATAATACATCGCTAGAGACATATGTTAAATTTATAATAGGTGATTTTTTATTATATGAAATAACATCAGCCGCAAGATAAGATAAATTAATTTTTTCTGTTGGAATAGTATAAGATACAGTATCGATAGAAAGATACGAAAGCAATATCTGTTCAAGCTCGCTGGTGTCTCTTTTATTGATAAAACCAAAGAATGGAGGAAGAATCATAATTATGGTCCACTATTTAATGCTGTTGTATCTCCCGATAATAATAATTTAGCTGTAGCAATTTTAACAATAGTAGCTATAGAGTATTGTCCAACTAGTTTGGTGTGATTATATCTATTTAATATGGTGCCGGAAAATCTCACTTGCCCCGACCCTAATTGGGCTACCAGACAATTAAATCCATTGGTAATATTATTTGAAAAACTCACATTAATAAAACTATCATTGTGGTCTAGTGCTATAATTTTACCGTTATCGTTTTGTTCGACAATATAATTATTAGTAGTTTGATAATTAATACTGGCAGAAAATCTATTTAGTTCACCGTCGCCCAAAGACTGAGTTCCTGTGAAACTATTGCCGCCATTAATTTTTGCAAAATATGATTGGTCATATATCGCGGACGAGCCTAAGCCGAGTGTATTGCGTTGTTCTTGAGCCGTACCATCATTTAATAGTTTTACTGCTTGGCTAGTAGCTGTAATTAATCTGAAGCCTGTATTACTATTTCCATACAACATAGCGCCGGAATAGATGGACAAACTAGATATAGAATCTAGAGCAGAAGAGTGGGCTTGTACGTCTGTGCCAATATCTAATCCGGAAACACTTATTAGTAGTTTATTAAAATCATCATCATGATAAGATAATGATATATAATCTCCGCTTTCTAAAAGATTATAAACTCTGTCATCGACTCCTTCGTTAAAATTTGTAATTTGAGCAACATTGTGTTGATGACTCACAGGAGCATAGATCCCAACTATATTTGGTGAAGAAATAGTCAATGTATTACTATTACTGTCGAGAGCAATAGATGTTCCATTATTACCAGCTATTCGTAATGTATCAGATATTCCGCTTAAAGAAATTGTATTAATAAAATCAGTCAATTTTAACACAGATATTCCGGAACCAGGTGGTCCCATGGGTCCAATAGGCCCAACTATACTATCACCCTTGTCTCCCTTCTCTCCCTTATCTCCTTGAGGACCTGGTAGGCCGGATCCTGGTGGTCCTTGTAAACCTCTTTCTATATCAACAATAGCAATAGTCCTAGTAAAATTATCGTTTATATTTACTGTGGATGAACGAACATCTTCAGAGCTTTCTGTAGTATTGATAATGAGTAATTTATTTTCTGGAGTAATCACATTGATAGTAGGCATATCATGTATCCTTCAATATAAGTACGGTATCTGTGCCGGTGCTATCGGAAACCCTAATATGAAATGCTGATTGGTTACCCCAATCCACCGTATTAGGAATAGAAGATAAAGTAATAATAGTAGTATTATTTATCGGATTAAATATATCTTTATCTTTATTTATAGGAAATCTTCTAAACCCACAGCGAACATAATTTTCAGTACCATCTAGGTCTATTCTGACATCAATAGTTTCAGACAGAGCTGGCAGTCTGCCCCCATCTATCTCTAGGGTAACAGTCCAACTATTAGATGCTGAAGGCCAAGTAACAGAGGCCGACAGTATCTCTAATGGCTTACTAACCACCATAGGAATGTCTTTTTCATATTTTTTAGGAACAATATTTGTACTAATATTACTAAATATAGGCATATTTATATTTTCTTTAGTCATAATACGATAAAAATAGTTACCATATAAAATATTGGCTCTTCCAGAGATTTTGAAATCATAAACACCTTCTTGATCTGAAGATATATTATTTGGCATAATTTTAATATTATCTTCTATGATTTTGTATATATTTACATAATTGCCTATGTTGAAATTATTATATAGATTAGTGCTAATTATTAATCCTGTATTATCTATGACGGCAATATAGGGCACTCCAGGAGAATCGATAGCATTTAATGATGTAGATCCACTAACAGAACTCATGGCTATATTATCATTAATTGATAGATTTAGATTATTATGATAAACAGTAACTAAATTATTAATAGTATCTATATCTTTAATTTGATTTAGAAATTTAATATCTATCATCAAAGCGCTCTGTCCTATATTAGTATAAATTTTATTATAGAATACAACATTATTTCCGACTATATTGGTTGAAGATAGCTCTGTTATAAATGAATCAACGACAGTTATCTCGTTATTCCATTCTGTTTTGGTAATTGTTATATTTATTAGATTTCCCTCTAATAATACATTATTGATATTGCTAATTAAAACAGTTTGAGCCGAAGAGTTGTAACTACCTGTGGTTTTAAAATTATTTTTAGTATTTATAGACTCTAGTATAATGCCAGATATAATGGGAAGATAATTCTTAGCTAACCATGGAGATCCTCCGCTAGTATAATATAATTCGTTATTAGAGCAGGTAGGAGGCTCTGGAAAACAAATATCGTGAGGAATGTATCCTCCGTATGCAGAACCATCTATGCCATAAATAGATGGACTAATATTATTAATAATATCTCCACTAACTATACTAATATATTCAGGTATGCAAGGGATAATAGGAGGTAATGATGATTGAGAAGGTTTTGTAACTGGTGTAGCGGTAGCCTTATGTACCCAGAAATATGTGGATGGGATAGCACCCGGCCTAGCCTGAACATTAAAGGTTGGAAAAGTAGAATTAGATGGTGATTCTATGTCTAATTTAAATACAGTGCCTGTGCCACGAGCGGCATTACCCAAAATAGCAGATGTTAAATTGATAGCCACTGGGCTAGTCAGGGATATCGACTGAGAGCCGGATAATTCTGTTTGATTGGTATACATATTGGTCAATAAGTAGTTTGCTGTTCCATTACGCAGATTTTCTACGATGCCTCTTTCCAGCTGAGTATTACCAAATGATAGTCTAGTATCTAAAGCAAAAGACGAACCATCCCAACTAAAATTATTATTAGCCGCTGGTGGAGGATCCGTTATTTCCACATACGGCCTCGGCAATACAACTCCGCTGATCCTTAAATATCCTGTTTCCCAGCAATTAGTATATGCTATATTGGTTCTAGTATTAGAAGAATCAATATTTATAAAACGTAGACCTGTTAATCTAACATCATTCGACTTCCATGCTCCATTTGTGGGCAGATATCCGCTAAAACCGGGACTTAGATATCCTTTAATGCCCAGCTTATTGTTCAGTCCATCGTTTCCTATGGATCCATTACCCAATAAGCATCCAAAATTATATTGTATATCTCCATTAAATAAATTATTCAAGTCACTGATATTTTCAAATTTATAATTTCCTACTACAATATCAACTAATCCGGTTCTGGGTTGAAAAGCTTCTTTTGTATTTACATACCACAGATTAGATGGAACTGGAGATCCAGGAAAACTCGAAGTAGTTTTCTTTAAAGAATATCTTCCATTATTCGAATTACTGACATCTTGATTTATTCTGATATAAACTTCATTCCCTATCACAAGATCTTCTGACTGGATACCAAAATTATTAGTTTCATTCATCAGCAAAAATAGAAGTGAGTCTGGTTCTTCTTGTCCACTATATGGGATAATCTTAGTTGGACATGTATTATTAGGTAATATACTACGACATTCTAATTCATCAACAATAGGCTCTGGTTTCCATCTATACGTTCCCTGTAGTGGTAAAATTTGTAGTCCGGTAGATGGTGTAAATACCGGCTTATCACTATCGAAGTAAACTGCTATGCTAATGTTAGGATCATTGATAGAAACTGTCTGATTAAAAGTTAGAACCTTAGATCCGCTATTATTTCTTGCGTCTACCACTGTAATGCCGAAAGTTTCATCGTATGCAGCACCATTGGGAGCAAAAGACAAAGGATATCCTTGGATAATAACTTCTCCACTCTGTAAGTTATTATATAGCGGAGCGTTAAAAGGATTATCTAATAAATAAGATGGATAATTAATAGTATAGCTTAAGCCAGATGGTAAACTGCCGCTAATAATTATCCCAGTTAAACCAGTTGGCTGTGGACATTGTTCTCTTGCTTTGGGGCCGAATTTTAATTTACGAAAATAAAATGTATCACACAGCGGCTTGAGTAATAGTTGCTCCTGAGGATCCTCTTTATCTTGTACAACGGGATCAGGATGAGGAATATCTATAGGAACATAAGTAAATAAAGTATCTACAATATCTGGTGGTTCTATATATGGATTTTCTAATACCAAATTTGTATCTATGGCAGTAATCGTGAATGGTAATGATCCCAACAAGGAGCACGACGGCACTCCAGAAAACTTAAAATGCCAAGTTTTAAGATTATCATTGAAAGATGGACTAGATGAAGACAAGCATGGATTTTGTAAATTCGGATCGATTACATCGCTATATTTGGGATCTAAACGAGGGTCATATCCTGTGCAAAAAGTTGGAGTGTTTTGTAAAATAATAGTAGGAGGATGTAATGGTGACTCCAAACCAAAAATAGTATCAAATTCCAGTGTCCACGGCTCGTCACCTTGTTTAATAATAATTCCAGATTCTGGATTGGTATAATTTTTAATGCCACTAATTTTTATTGATTTTGCTTGATCAATAACAATATCTCTATTAGTATTTTGTAATTCTAGTAAATTAACTTTTGCCACAGCCGTAATCTTATCTGTAGCTATGCCTTTGCATTGAAGAGTGATAGAAGGATTAATAGATGTCTTATCTATTAAAATTCTAGAATCCCATTTCTGTACAAATTTATTACCTGTTCCAGCTACCTCCCAGATATTCAAATCTTTATTATACTTTTTGTACATATTAGCATAGTTCATATCGATAGTATTTTCACCATCAAATGTAATATTCGGGTATACCCCACTATTTGGCTCCTTGATATCAGCTTGAATAAAAAATTCATTGTTAGGAGTATTGTATAAATTAGGAAAAATATATTGTATAGAATTAGTGGGAATGTACTTGATATTGAATGAAGAACGACTATAGCTCCCGTATGTATCATCAGCAAAAATATTCATAGTATATATACCGGTAGACGGAGCATATTTACCATATATGTCTGGCTTACCTTGCGCTGTTACGATCCACAGTTTATTAATATTATCATATCTATAAGACAAACTATAAGATAAATATCTGTGTGTTATAGTGCCAAAATTAGGAGTATTAAATAATGTTACTCTTGGAGGTAGATTGGGCCTATGTTTGCAAACTCCCTCTACTATAGCAAATTCGTATACCCACGGTTTATCAATTTCAAATTCGGGCACTGTATTGGTAAAAGTAGTATCTATAAGCAATGGTCTGAAAAAAGTAAAATTAGTCAAATAATTTTCTGAAGTATAAGTAGTCCAACTCGGATTGCCATTTGTATATATAGGTTGAGATACCGAGAAATTGACCAGTCTATCAGCAGCATAAGCTGTTTCTGATAAATACGATGTATTTCCGGTGTTAGTCGGCACATATTCTATGTTAAATCTGTTTAGGCCAGGATCAAAACCAGCAAAGATTCGTGTTGTTCCAAAATATACTCCTCCATTTACTGATGTGGTGATAGAAGAGTGTTGCTGATCCGTTTCGTAAACCGGCACCTGAAATGATATATTTTCATCTTTTGCTAAATTTATATATGTGTTAGTATTTAAATTATTAATATGTGGAGTATATGGAGGTCTATCATTTAAGCTAGATAATATATGTAAAGAACCACTACCCGAAGCTATTATTTGACCGCTATTAAAATCATTGACAATAACTATTGGATTCCAAATACCAGTAGAAAATCCACCACCAGCTGGATAGCCTATAAGCTCTAGCTCAGAAGATGAATGTCTTACAAAATCATAACTGAAATCATTGGGTGATCCGTAAACGAATAATCCTTGATCGTTAGGATTATTAACTCCTAAATCTATACCTTTAACATCAAAATATAGCTTCCAATAAGGAGAAGTTACTGATGCATACCCAGTAGGATAGGTAGGTACTATCATAGGTCTTTCAGTAATACTCAAATTAAGATATCTATAATCTGAACCAGTTTCATCAAAGACACCAATCGCTATAGGAAACACCCCAGTATTTTTAAACGGATAGATATTGATGCCTATATTCCAGCCAGATGATGTATATCCATATAAACTATCAAAATATAGAAAACTATATTCCGCTACTCCGCTAATAAATATCTTAGGAGTATTAATAGAAATATTGCTATTTAATGGAGGAGTACCTCCGCTGATCCTAACTCTCACTGTAAGCGCATCAGTATCAGTATAGGTCGACATATTATTAGTTACAGGATTAAATATAGCAAAATCTCTATTTTTTAATACCGACACATCACGAATGCCTATTTTGGGAATTTCTGGATAATTGACAATATTACCAGATTGTAACGCAGAACCTATGGACACAGAGATGGGATAAGATGAAAATGCTGGTAATGTTTGAGGCAGATGGAAGATATGGTTCCATTTTTTAGTACTGTCGTCAAATGCATGTATAGTATGTTCCAGCAGATCAATATTATTTACATTAGAAAGCGTGGCAACATTTCTTATAAAGGCATTATTTAAATTAGGATCCAGGTGGGGCTTGATATTAAAGTGACTATCTATTATGTAAACTAGACCAGAATTATTAATCAAACTAGTATCATATGGTATATCTATAGATATTTTTTGATATGATAATTTATCTTTAATTTTATAAAGATTACTAGATGATGGCATACCATCAATAAAATCAAAATAATAATATTTATCAAATAACATATAATCAGATATAGGAGTATTTTTATATCCAGATATTGATACACATAATCTTCCAGAGGTACACGATGAAGTACCATTATCTACTACAGAATATATACCTGTAAATATAGGAGGAACAAGATGCCCATCAGTATCCTGGGGCCACCTAGCAGTAGAACCTCCATGAGACTGCACTATAAGATTGTTATAGTCTATTAAGTTAAACGATCCGGAATTATACCCTACAAAATCGATGTATCCAGATATAGGAGTTCGAGTGTTAATACCAGTAGAGAATACGTCTACATGTCTGTTTGTGTCTTCTAACAAAGCTTTGCTAGCATACATATATTGATTTGGAGGTATGGCGATCTTTCCGTCTATAGATATTCCTGTTATATGAGTGGTCTCATTGCTGTTATTTATTTTATTGATATGCGATCCACCAATAATATTTACATCATTAATTTTTTGTAATTTAATATGATCATTTTTATTAAGAAAACTTTTAATAGAATCTAAGCGAGTTAACTGAATAATATTGCCATTATAAAATATATTATTATTTTTATTATATGGTTGATTAAGATTACAATATTTAACTGTAGTATTAATAGTTGGTAAAATATAAAATAAAGATTTATTTATCTCTTTATAAGAAGGAAAGTATGCTATGCCAGTATTAACTAGCGACGGATGATCTAGCTTAAGAGGTAAGGGATCAGCCGGATCTTGCATATATGCATATAAATAACAAGCATTATTACCAGAAGGCATATTATTAGGATCAATTCTCAACTGAATGATATCATATCTATCAACTGGTATAGACCAATTAATATTTGAATCATAGCCTAGTGTTCCGGTATCTATCACAGGAGTTACGCCGGAAACAACACCTAATTTATTTAAATAATCGATGTGCAATTGATCAGCTAATTTTATTTGTGTGATAGAAAAATCTCCCATTGATCCGGACGTGCTCAATACTCCATAAAAATTTAGAGTATTAGGGTTATGTCCAAGATATAAAAGTTCTACCATTCTCGTATTTGTGCTGGATCCGCTTGTATCTATAAAAATCTTATATGGCAAAGAAACAGTTCCTTTACCATAAATACCACTAGATAACAAGTGATGAACAGGGAATCCAGAGGCATTAATCCTATAAAATTCTGTATACCCAATATCATCGGAGTCAACGATCTTGTGTGTTTTCACTCCGCTAAGTAGAATCGGAGATCCGGTAGATATTACACTAGAAAAACCCAGCCTGTCATCTAGAAGAATTCCAGTGGATGATAGAATATTATGATTACGAGGAATAACTCCAGATAATTGATATCCGTTTTGAATACTTAACACCTGGTGACCAGATTGATTAGATATATTGTCTGTGTAGTTTAATAAATATCCGGTAGCAAGTCTATTTGCTAATTTAGACGAAATAGAACATGTCCCTGACACCGAATTACTGAATATATCACTATTGAAGGTTAGTCTTTCGATATTATCTGGAGCTAGAACTGTTAATGATCTTTCCATCAATATAAAATCTTGTTCCGGAGTGGGATCGGTATTTCTGATAGACATATTTTGTTGCAATACAGTGAAGCCTGTGTGGTAGACTTTAGACGTATCAAAAATCATATAAGGAGATAATGCAGCAAAATTGAATAGTTCAATATTGTCAAATACTTTTACAAGACCAGTAGGTAAATTTATAGCGAGTTCTTTTTTGTTCTTGTCAAATTCGAAAGTAGCATTATTATAGACTTGATCAAATAAATTTAAATTGGGTCTTATATCATATATCTTATTATTATTATGAAATAAAGATCCTAAAAATGAACAACCATTGGTCAAATAGGATGCTCGTACAGCATGATTAAAATAATCAGGATAAATACTTTCTTTAAGAAGATAGCTTCTGTCATCCTTAACGTAGATTTTATTTCCGCTGATACTCTCTATATCAAAAAAGTTATTTTTTGGTAAGCGATTTTGATTTGAATTATAGACAGTATCAAAAACTATGGGTATTCTATTTACTATTTTAGGACTATAGCTCTTACGATTATGATTACGATCTAGATTAACAGAAATATTACCGGAATGAACAATATTATATATGGATGGGTATAAAAATAAATTTTCTACAGAAAAAGCTTTGTCAGATAAAATATCGATATCGAAATAAGTATCTATTCTAGGCAATTGAGGATTATACGCGGATGTGACCGGGTTATAGATCCTGAGATAATCGGTATTTCGTTCATCTAAATTAAATTCATCATTTATAGCACTAATAGAAATCTTAGAAGATGTTACATCCGTATAAAAAGTAACTAGTCCCGTAACATACTCTCCATTATCATTATAATTTTCTCTGATACCAAAGCCGTTAAAGCCTCCAGATAATGAAGGTATCGGGCAAATACCTGTATAGGTAGTAAAGTTATAGGTCTGAAAAATTTCTGGAAAATAATGTCCAGAATCAGGAATATTACCAGAATAGCAAATCTTGCCATTTTGAGATATTCCGCTATAAGCAGAATCAAGTCTTATAGCATATTCATCTGTATAAAGTCTATACGGAATAAGCTTACCCCAGGTATAGAAAAAGTTTGGTTCAGTAAATTTTAGACTTGTGGGTAATAGAGACAGTTGATCTTCATAATATCCCTGTTGACCATGACCTATTCTATTAGCAGATAATGATGCTCTATTAGGATAATTAATTTTAATCTGATTATTTTTACCAGGAAATAGGATGTACGCCGTACCACTCTTAGCGCTAATGGCATAGTCGTGTACTACAAGATCGTTATTTTCACAAAGAAGAGAGTCAATAGAAGAATCGAGAAAAATTTTGCCATTATCATTAAATATATTAATTGATTCCAAAATTTCATATCTATCAGATAACTCTATTCTTGATCCATGATGAGTTTTTGTATTAGAAATAATTCCATGGCCATCCTCTGTGATTAATAAACCATACTCATATGGGGCGCTATCAATGTAGGCTCCAGCATAAATGCGTTGCTCTGTAATAAAATGAGCATTATCATCAGAACCTAATTTATCGACATATAAGACAGCATTATTAAGTTCTTTATCAAAATACCAGTAGTCATGAGCATAATTTAATTGATTGTTATCTCTAGTATAATCTATATTTGACTGTAATAATCCTATAGTATCATTACTGTAATATAATTGTTGTAATGGATTTAGCGGATAATTAGGACTCTTATTGTCTATAAAAGATCTATCAATATTGTTATGAAATTGTCGATAAATTTTTATAGGATCATCAGAGTACCACACATAATCTACAATATTATCCGTTAATGAAAAATAAGCTTCATCATTTATATTCTCGTAATTTTCTGTTAATAATTCTATATTTGTATAAGTGGGTGGATACGAAATACTCTCTAGGTTAGATATATTTTCGCTTTGTAGGTTCTGGAGAACATTATTTTCTGGCACCAAATTAGAATCTTCAGACTCTGTGAATAACCAAGAGTACATATTTTTGGTGGACCATGAAATATTTTTATATTCATGATAGTTAGTATATATTAATTTATCTACTTCATTCTCTGAACATATATCATTAAATCGGTCTTCTTCCTCAATATAATAAGAAATTAAAAGTTCATTCATATTATGATTTATAACTTCATTATTCTCGGTCAAAATAAGCTCTATATCTGAACCTCTTTTTTCTTGTAATAATCCATTCGTCAACGTGGCGCTATAATCATTAAATGAGCCGATTCTCATCCTAGAACCAAAAGACGGATTAACATTCCTCATGGGTAATAACTGATTTGTAAATAATGTAGATACAGAATAATCAAAATTAGTATTATCAAAAATAATTTTGCCATTATTAATAGGTGTTCCGCTAAAAATAGTTGGCTTATATACATTTTTTACTTTATATCCAGATCCCAAAGTATTGTTAAGATTGTCTTTAAGAGATACATCAGAATAAATAGATAGAAACTCTGGAGATCCTGATATAGATGCTGGGATATAATGTTGTAAAATGGGCTTACATTTTGTGACGATATCGCTATTTTTATTCAAGATGCCGGAAAAATTATTTTCTGCAGTCAAAAATGTTATGTATGGATTATATCCTCCGATATGACGCAATTCTCCAACAAGTGTAGCCGGAGGTGCGTTTTCCTCCAAATGATTTTGTGTAAGATAAATATTTTCTGTTCTTAGAATATTGCTCACGTCATAAGCGAAGACTTCCATGGTTGATACAGGATTATCGGCAACCTCGATAATAAAATTATCTGTAATACTCAAGCCATCTTCGTCTGTAGCTATTAAATCTATAGAATAAGCTCCTATATCGCATATATCCGGCGTTCCGCTAAAACTAATAGTTTGGCTATTAAATACTAACCATCTTGGTAAGGAGTGTCCACCTTTTATCTCTGCGGAATATTTTAGTTCTCCATGATCTGAATCAGAAAAAGTATCACTAGGAACATTATATTCAAAAATATCATTAGCATAAATATTAAAATTACCAATAGGTTTAGCTACTAAAGGATTTTCTTGTTGATTCTGTATATAGATATAAAGAATTTTTTCAAAATTAGGAGCAATATTATCTTTGTGTGATGATGCTTTAACTCTAATGGGAATTATATTATTAGTTTCATAATCAAAAGATGTATTAGTATATAAATAATATCTATTACCACTTTGTTGAATATTAAAAAATTTATTATTATCAGATAAATATCCGTTAGATAACTCAAATGACGGAGGATTGGATATAAAATTGACAGGTTTATTTCCAGAATCAAAAATAGATATTCTGTGATAATTACTATCATCTTTCCATCTAATATAACAGCCACTATGTTTATTGAGATCAGAGTATGTAGAGCTATAACTACAATTATATGTATTTCTATGATATAAATTTAATGTTCCTGTATTATTATTAAAAACGGGTCTTACAGAAACAACGGAGCCATCTGAAATATTAGTAATGTTGTATGGTATAGATATAGAAAATATAAAAGGATTATTGTTTGTGGCCACATTTGTTACATCATCTAAATCAAATATTCCATTTTGATCAATATCATCAACAGCTATCTCTATAGAATTATTTTGATTGCTGTATAAAAGAGCATCTTGGGGATTGATCACCGTGCCTGATCCGCCGTCATTTACAAATGAAAATCTCGCATCAGGGAAAAACTGCGCAGTATTTGTGGCTTTTGCATCTTTGATATTTTGAAACTCAGAATTAATATAAAGACTATCGCATTCTTTATATACAAAAAAAGAGTAATTATCTAGAATAACACGAATATCTCCAGTAAATTGTTGTGGATTAGGACTATCTGAGTATAATGGATAGTTAATAAATAATTTATTGCCACTAATAGATTGTATAATTCGATTATAGGCTATATTAGAATAAGGTTGTACAAGCTTAATATTCATATTATTTTTAGCAATTTGATCTATTCTATAGCCGGCATTATTTACCGTACCGATGGGTAAAGTAATGATATTATTACTAATAGAAGCAATAAAATCAAATGCAAATAATTTATTATATTCACTAGTATTTTGAATATAAATTTTAGTTTCGTTATTTAGTGTTTGTTTGACTCCTCTCCATTCTGGTGATGATACAAAAAAGGAGTCTTGACCACTTAGCAGAGCTTTATATCTCTTTTTGGGTAAAAAATATTTAGAGCTGCTTACAAATTCTATATCTACTTCTGAGTCTTGTACCACGCCATGATTTTTACTGTATATGGAGATATGAGGACTTGTAAACGACTGGGTAAAAATACCGCTATATCTAGGTTTAGATACATCTAGAATGAGATTACCATCAAAAGTTTTTTCGAATATGCCACTTATATGTACCTGTGTTGGAGTATACATATGATAAGTAGGTAAATGTCGAATAGATATATCAAGTTCTCTATTAGGAGCATCCAGACAATTTATATATTGTCCGACTCGGGTTGGCGATTCTGGTCTTACTGGATTTGTATAGTTCCAAAAATGATAATGTCTACGTAGTTGAGAGTTATTAAATACTTGTATTTTAGTTCCGCTATTGGGAACAGTTGTACTATTTAGTATTTCTGTAATATTTAAAGGATTACGATAGGTTGCATTATTAATAATACCACTTTCAAAAAGAAAATGTCCAACACCGCTACTTAGACCTTTATTAATTAATAGTTCTATATTGAATGCTATAGTTTTATCTTTAGGTAAATTAATAATAGGTGTCATAGAGCGCCAATTACCATCCGTCTCTGTGCCCCTTAAATAAGCTGCAACAGTTGAATACTGTCCGTGTTCCAAAATTTGATTACCAGAACCCACTGTTCTAAAAGCTCCAAAAGCAAACTGGTTAGGCACCTCTGTTATGCCATAAGAACCCATAGCTACTGACTGATCACTTCTGGTAGTAGAACCTAAATTAGTAGCAATAGAATTATCGCCACTTGCCATATTGCGACTGCCGATAGTAGCAGAATTAAAGCCGGCTAATATATTATGTTGACCTATTGATATGCTATTTTCAGAACTGGTGAAATTGTTTTCTCCAACAGTGAGCGTATTAATAGAAGCACTATCAGTAACATTATCATCTAGTCCAACAATCAGATTCCTTTCATTACTAATTTCTATGTCGCCATTAGATCTTTGTAAAATATTAGATGCTGTGATTTGACGAGAAGGTTCTCTGGGATCTGTAAACTTAGGTATAAAATTATTTTCGCCCTGAATGTGATCAAAGGTAACATTATTATAACTAAAAGACCCAGTGATATTTGCTGCATTACGATAAAATGATCCGTGCGCATTATCTAATAAGTCCGCATTTAAATTAGTTACTAATAAATTATTATTACCAACAGACAACGGAGGTCTAGTAGGAGTAGCATTGTCTCCCAGTATACGTAATTGTGATGCAACCTCTAAGTCTGCTAAGAATCTTTTAAAGCCATATATAGTTTGAGATGTATTTGTACTAATATATAGTTGATCTGCAATTTCTCTAAATAAAACTGTACTAGTATCTCCCTGTAGATTCTCTATTATATAAATAGATTGAGCATCTCCTCCATTAATATCGTCCTGATTTATATCATTAGCATCTATACTAGAACCCGATCCAAAAATATTAGTAATCAATCTAAGTTGATTATCTGTAGGATAATATGCTAAGATACCTGTTTTATTAGTAAAAGATCCACCATAATTAAAAGTAAATCCTCTTGGCTCGGAGGGTAATATATTAGGTCTGTTTGTACCTAACAGAGGAAGATTGTCATATAGGCTAACATCTCCAGCACTAGTAATTAAATTACCAATAATATTTAATGATCCTAATTTTGTGTCATCTGATTCAGCATTTAGCGGCCTATAGCCAAGAGAAGAAATAATATCTTGAGAATCAGCGAGATATACATCTTCTATCAGGCCTTTGGTATTGATAACAAATTTGGTTCCTACTTGGGATTGACTGTGTAAATTGGGCAGTCTATCTAAATTTAATGTGCCAGATAAATTGTTAGCATTTTGATAAAAAGATCCATGCCTCCCATCTAATAAATCAGCATCCAGTCCGGATGATTCTCCGTCGTTACCGGCATGCCAAGGAGTATATCCCAACAATGCAATAATATCTTGAATAGTTAATGATGATCCAGATATGACTCTTCCTTTATCATCTGTCGTAATTTTGGTATATGTTCCTGGAGATCCTACAGGAGTTAAAGATATAGAATTTTCTTCAACTAAAATATCTGAAGAAGGACCAATTTCCAAAACCACCGTGCCGTTTGGTACTGTGGTCAGTCCTCCGCCAATAAGACCAGAACCAGCTACAATATTTATAGTGGATCCGCTAACTACAATATTTCCAGTATTCAAAGGAAAAGAACTAAAACTAGAACCATTGTAATAAATTAATCTATTAACAGAATACGAAGAATTACTTGTGCCTCCCTTAGAAATTGGGAGCGTGCCGATCAATTGATTTATATTAACGCCAGTAGCTCTAACGACACTATCATCTACTACAATAGTAGAGTTGGAAATTCTTAGACCATCTCCGATTTTTACATCTAAAATAGAAGTATTATTGGGACCGATTGTGCGTTGTATTCCAGAACCGGCTATTATACCAGTTATACTATTATTAGTAGCATTACTCAGATTAACTATATCATTAACGGTATACGGAGAGCTAACAAGTTTATTTCCATCATATGAGATCAAATAATTGGTATCAAAATTAGTATTATTGGTACCTCCACTAGTAATTGGCAATACATTAAAAATTAAACCATCTTTACCGGGTTCTCCTTTAGGTCCTTGTGGTCCAGTATCGCCGACTGGACCTTTTTCTATGGTGACCAAATTAATAGTATTAGTTCTTAAATCAGATACTAGAACTCTGGTTGTAGATATCTCTTGTGAATTAGATAAATTAGATATTACAAGATATCTAGATGGTTGAAATTGCTCTTGAACGGATACTATACTCATTTGATTATTAATTGCCTAATGACGAACATTGTCCACAATCATCTTGCGTATTAATATCACACTGAAATGCTTCAGTACCAGGAACATTTCTTGATATCAATCCAATAGAGCCTTGTAAAATTCTAAATACTTTTTTCCCTCCACCAGAATATAAATCGTTCGGCTCTTGTAATTCTAGATCATATCTTGCACCACCGAAGGTATATTGAGCTGTTTGACTAGCTGGTATTCTTAAAATTAGTTTACCTAATAATGGATCTATATAAAACTCATATTGACTATTTCGTGTATCTGTCACAAAAGTACGTATAATGGGATTTTCTGGTTGATCTTCTATCCATCTGAGTCTTGCACACCAATTTGTCAAATTAATAGCAGTATTATTATCGTTCTTATATTCAAAAGCAATAACAAAAGCTGTTCCTTTTTCCATTGTAAAACTGTATTCAGCAGCTGCCATGGTTGTCTCCTATGATCAAGAATAGAAATATCGTGATCTATCAGTATAGGTTTGTAAATATCTGGGATCAAAATTATTTCCAACGAATGGACTGAGAATAGCCTTAGCAGTGGTAGCTTGCCCAACATCCCAATGAGAAACTAGTTCATCGTATGCTGCACAAGGACCTTGTTCTAGTATAGTTTTCCATCCCGCTAAACTGCCCGCTATAGATAATTGAGCTGGACCGAGTGCTGCTCTTATACCCTCATTGGCAGCTTTGGTTCTAAAAGTACTTTGATCAACAATACAAGCAGCTTTCAAGCTGACTAAACTAATAAAAATTTCATCTCTATCAGAAGTAGGATCTGGACTAATGTTTGGATTGGTAACATCGACCAGATATTGATGTTCAAGAACCACGTCAAATTGAACATATTTTGCTGCTACTGTTATAACTTGCAGTATCCTTTCGTCGCTATAAGTAGGTTGATCACTTAAATCGTTGATTAGCGTGCGCACAATAATAGGTATTTCTGTTTGCCAAGACATAATAATAATTCCTATAAGAAAAAATGCTGCTTATATAGAAGATATACACCTTTTGCTAGGTATATAAAAAAAGAAGGACCAGATAAACTGGTCCCTCTTTTATTTTAGCTATATCAAAGTCAAGAACTATTATAGAGAGCCTAAAATCACTCTGCGGTTGTCTAGAACAGCAAAGCCCTGTTCTGCCCAGCCGTAAAAACCAGCTCTCTTTTGACGATGAAGAGTATCATCTTCAAAAATCTGAACTTCTTCACGGATTGGCATAATGAAACTATCTCTCTTGCGTAGATCAAGACCAACAACAAGCTCATTGTCGCCACCCGGTAAAGTAGCTGAGAGTGTGTTATTGAAGAATAACTGGTATTCTTGACCTTCGCCAAGTTCATCTAGATCATGAAGATTAACGCCGAAAACGCGATTTACTGTGCCATCGGCAGCTGTGTAAATCTCTCTGCGTGTTACTTCATCAACCTGATCGAGACCCCAATTACGGATATCTTCCATTGCCTCGGGAGAAATATAAAGATCTGTTAATAGACCTCTATTGTTACTAGCTGAGTTACCGCCTCCGTTACGACGCATAACTGTTTTCATAAGAGAAACCAATCTCTTTGTAAACTGACCACTAGCGGCATCGCTATCATAAACAACGATATTACGATCAACGCCAGCGGCTAGAAGAGTATGCCAGCCATCATCGTTCATCTTTTTAACAAATGAAGCTTCTAGAACTTCCATTGCGCGACCAACAACGTCCCAACGGGCGTCTCTAGCGTATTTTAGGAGATAGTCGATACTAGCACCAATATCAAATGTTGGTACCATAACGTAATCGCCTTCTACATGTCGCTCTGGGATATAACCGTGGTTGGGTACAGTATAGGCGACAAAGTCCTTTTCTGTACCAGGAGCCAAGAAATCTAATGGAAATTCTGGAGTAGCGCTTTGAGCTAAACGAATAGGTTCAAAGATACCGTCTAGAATATTGCCGCTAAGTACGGCCTGACGAAGAGGCTGCTCTAGAGCTTTGGCAAATTCTGCGTTGGCAGCTAAAGAAGTTTCTCTGTGTTGTGAACCAGACTTGATCAAAAGATCTGTAAGTTCTGGTGTTGCTTGAAAAGGTTTACTATTTACTGCTGACATGTTTATTTTCTCCGTTTGTTATTAGGCAATGTTGACTGCTACTTTTGCGTAACCATCTGCATCTTTTGCACTCAAGAAACGACCAACGCGATAAGCTTCATCTTCTGTGCCAGCATCACTGGGTGGTGTGGCAGAGAAGTTTCCGCTGGCACCAACATAAGCGGTAGCGCCAGCAGTTGGAGAGCCTACTACTCTATTTGTAGTAATTTGACCAACTTGTAGCAAAGTAACTTTGCCACCACCTTGCACTTCATCTTTGTGCCAATTGATGTGTTGTCTAGTCAAATCAATATTCACTACGTCATTTAAGAGTACACCTACTGGTTTGCAGCCACTAGCAGTGGTAGCATATGCTACTACAGCCGAGCTATCATCCATAGCTACTCCCGAACCACCGGTGCTGATAGAAGCAACACCACCACGTTCTATAGTAGAAGTAGTAGAATTGTTCATGAAGTAAGAGATATCTGTTTGAAGTTCAATACGATCTGGTTTAAGAGCCATGTTTTATTCTCCCTTATTTTGAGTTTTTACTTAATCTAGCACTAACAAATTCTACAAGTTCAGAACGAATAGCTTCTACTGGTGATTCTGTGGAATCACTACCAACACTAAGTTCAATAGCTTCTTCTGTTTCTACTGTTTCAAGAGCAGCAACAGCTTCTTCTGCAGCCATTTTCTTAGAAGGTTTCATCATCATGGCCTCTTCTTCTTTTTTCATTGAAGGCTTAACAGCGGCCAGAATTGTAGTCATAGCTTCGAACGACTCATCGTCAATACTATCAAATTTATCGACGGTGGAAGTTGCGGTATCATTGTCTAAACCAGCAGAAAGTAATGCTGCCATTCTTTTCATTTTCTTTTCTTTCTTGAGCATTTCTTCTTCTTTAGACTTATAGCCCGCTAAAGTTTCGACTAAGGCTTCTAATTCTGCCTTGGTTTTCTTGGATTCTTCTTCCATAGAATCTTTTTCTGCTTGCCATTTTTTCATAGCTGCTTCGAGCTGTTCGTCAAAAGATGCTTTCATTTTTTCTGTTTCTTCTTCTTGTAGTTTCTTGGCGGCTTGAAGTGAAGCAAGTTCTTCTTCTTTGGCCTGAAGTGTACTAGAAAGATTCTGATTAGAATCCTTAAGTTCCGAAGCAATACTGTATGCTTCTTTAACAGTTTCGGCGCAAGCAGATGATACTGTATCGATTTTAGCGCCTAGTTCTGCGACTTGCTTTTCTAAAATTTCGCTCATAATTATATTCTCCACGGTTGAAGTAGACTGATTTAATATTACACCTGATTTTGATAAATCATCATTTTTTTTATCGAATAAACTAGAAATATTTTCTTTTGTAAAAATTATACTATCTGGATTAGCGGGTTTGTCCACAAATCCCTTACCACTAAAAGTAATATTTCTAAGTACACGACCAATCTTATAGATCTCATGCTCACCGGCTCCGCCATATGATCTTAAATATTTAGTTAAATATGCAGTACTATTATTTCGCTGCAATATTTTATATTCTCCAGTGTTCTTATGAATTAAGCCGTAATCGAATCCATCAAAATAACATTCCATGCTAACATATTTGGTACCATTTTCTATCTCTGTGATGAGGTTTTCAGCACGTTCTTTGAGAGTAGGATCTGTAAAAGCTCGATATATTACAGAGCCGGTTAGAATATGAAATTTATCTGGAATACTATTAATATCTATGTTTTCATCTATACGACTACCATTCTCATCAATCGGCCAATTAGCTGTAATGTGACCTATAATAAGATTTTCATCGTGTTCAAGATTTGTCGGCTTATCTTCTGGTGTGTGCCTAGCTTTCCATACTTCAAGTTTATCAAAAATATCATCATTTTTATTCCATGATGAACTAACTAATATAGATTGTACATAATACAAGTCTGCATCATCTAAAGAAGCTAAACTAATAAATTGATCTTTAATACGAGTAGACGGGTCGTTATTTATCAGAGGGCATGCTATGGAAGCATATGCTATAGTAGAGGATGATAAAATTTGATTATTTAATCCATCATTAATTTCTTGGTCATATATAATCATATAATATTAAACCTTATCACTGTATAAAAAATGATAAAATGAGGTTTTAGCGTGTTTAATTTCATCAGTACTAATTTCTTTACCAATAGATAAAGACAACTGCTTTAACCATACACTATATTCATTAATAATTGTGTTATTTAACGGAGAATTAATAGTATTTAAGATTTTTTCTTGGGATATGGTGCAGAAAGGATCCAAGTTAAAGAATATGGAGCTTTTAAGCTTTTCTAGTTCTTCGATCTCTTGATTGGATAAACTACGTAGATTTTTTTTGTTGAAAAACTCTAGCATGATAGGATTTACAATTTTATTGATTTGTTCTTGAGCTTGGGCGCACCATAAGATTAATTTAGCTCCGGTTTGTGGGGCAAATTTTTTGGGAGATCTTTTACTGGAATCTTTAGATGATGGGGGTCGGCCTTGCTGTGGTTCGCCTGGCAAAGATTCTGGCGAATCTTTGACCAACTGGGTTGGTTTAAAAGCTTGTCTGAGTTCTAGAGAATTCTTCTCTCCATTTTTTTTAGTATCGAGTTGCAAACCCACCTGGCTCGGCGTAACTATACCTGTTTGTAAAGCTATTTTTTTCAAACTATTGTCTGGCTGAGGATCATGCCACGGACCAGATTTATTTATCATTCTTGAACCCTTTCGATCTCTATGTTCTCTATTGAGACGAGATTTTTCTATATCTGGATCAAAACCAAAACGAGTTTGTAAGAGTTCGTCACTAATAAGATTACGATCAGCCAATTGAATTAATAATGCTTTTTCAGAATCTTCGTTACTAAGATCCATTCTATCAAATTCTATCTTTGCAGGATATTTAAAACCCATAGCCTTTTGTACTAATGCAATTTCTTTATCCCAAAATTCTGTCAATAAATCTCTTCCATACTGTAATCTTTGAGTTAGTGTCTTTAGACTAATAAAATTATTGGTTGTTCCTGCTGCCCCAAAAGTACCTGTTAGGGTGGGAGGAATGCCAAGACCAGCATAGACACTATTAAGATGTGGTATATATTTAGCTTCGCCTAAAAATTGATGAACATTAGTATTGGATTCTAACAACTCTATATCAGGCCCCCAAACTAAGTCCATTGTGCCTCCACCAACATTATTTCCTAGAATCTGAGCTAATTTACCAGCTGCTGCTTTGGTAGGAGCTATTTTATGCTCTAAACTACCTAATTTAAAAATACGGATATTTGATATTGCTCCGTCGAGCGCTGCCATATCAGCTAATTTTAATTTTTCGATAACTGTAATATCATCCATGATAGAGTATACCATGGGATAAGCCCAAGGTTGCCAATCGTCTTTTTTGTAGTGAAAAACAAGTGTTTTGTCTGCGGACAAAGGAAACGGCTTTTTACTTTTAGCTGCTTCCAGAATTTGTGATGGTAAATTATTTACAATTTCTTGCTCTTGAGTGCTTTTAGGACTATTAATAGTTCTTCTAAGATTAGCTGGCAAAGATAGTTCATAAGTTTTAAGCGAACTAAAAGATGCTAGAGCACCAGCAGACACATCAACATAGAATGGGTCTATAAAAGTATATTTCCACGGTATCTCTCTTTTTTCTAGTTTAATAGAATCCAAGTCGTCTACAGTTAAATCAGGAGAGCCTACTGCTCTATATAAATTATCAGAAACTTTTAAGCTTAATTTACCTGTTTGTCTATTAATTACTATATTACCTGTTTTATACAGATTATTAAGAAATCTTTCGCTACGTTCTTTTCCTTTTATTTTTTTAAACCAACTTCTATAGAATCTTTCTATTCTTTTGTTTTTATGTACTAATCGAATTCCTTGAGAACCAAAATCACCCATAAGATCTATGACATTTTTAACTAGTCCTACTCTCTGATAAATATCTTCTGCTCTTTTGATAATACCTTTGATGTGTTTGGGTACTGCTTCGTCTGGACGAAAAAAATCATAGTCAGATCTGGTTAAGCCTGGGCGGCCGCCGGTGCTACCATCTAGATTGGAATAATTTAACCCATATCGTCTATTAGCATTAGCATGTTGATGCTCTATAAGTGTATATTCTGACATAGATTCAGAAGATTTATTTAGAGCTTCTCTTTTTGACGATAAATCATCTCCCCATGTAACATATGCTTCTTGGCCGATAATAGATTGATCGTCTATAGCTGAACTTTTTGGATACTTTTTATTGGCCATAATTTATATTCTAAATGTAATAGTATTGTAATTGAATTATCTATTCATACACTAATTATCGATATATGCCATTATATAGGTCTTCATTAGCTCCAGAAGTAAACCATTCAGGGCCTTTGTATAATTGACCATCTTGTTTCACTATTTCCGTTCTATTTCCTCCAATAACATCATAAGATGGTGCTACCAAATATGTCTTTAATTGTCTAGCTATCATATTAGCTATTAATAGTGCGCTATATCTGTCTTTACGTAGTCTACCCTTTTTTCCATTTTGTAATTTAACCTCTGGAGTATCCCAACGATCACGACCTCCAGATCCTGTACTTGTTTGTGTCATTACAATAGTGGTAAGTTCATTCTTTAATTCTTCTATTTCCAATATGCACTCACTTAAGCTATCATATAAAGGATTAAGATCGGTGTCTAGAATATTTTTGCCCTCTTGATCTAAAGCTAAGCCCAATGTAAGAGGATCAAATCTAGGAAATAATAATACTTTATCTTCTAAATCTTTTCGTAAGCCATGATTAGCTTGACTAGTCCAGTCTGCTTTAGCAAATTGTACCAGCTCTAATATATGATGTCCTGGCTGATCATCTGTATCCTTAGGCTTGTCTCTATTGATAGTAGGCCATATCAATATTTCTCCATTTTCTAATTTTGACGGATCATGCAGCGACTCTTCGATAGCTATACCACCACCCTGAGCATCCATTCCTATTTTCAAAGGAGGAAATACTTTCATTAAGTTTCGGATTTTACGAGCGCAAAAACTATAAAAATCATATTCATTAATTAAACCAGTTTTTTGACGCTCTTTAAAATTAGTTCTATTAGTAGTCCAACAATAAACAATTCTAGCATGATCAGGATGTAGTTCTAAGACTACAATACTAAAATTATCTCTTTCAGAGGCTGGGTCGATACCATAGATATATTTACTAAAATTATTGCCAGTAGTAACAGAATCAAAGACAATGATCTGGTTATTTAATATAATGGGTCGTGTATCGCTAGTGACACAACTTTCGATTAAACTTCTCTTAAAAAACCCATCGCTGTCAGCCGTAAAGCATGCTGCATATTCCATATTATATATGCCAGTATGAATGGTGGCTTTTGCTCTAGCAACCTGTTTGTCATCCATGAAGCCTTTAGGTATGAGTTCATATGGTATTCTAATAATACTATAGTCTTTCCAATTAAAATTTTCTGGTACTTCACCATTAAAAATTTCTTCTAATTTTTTATTATCTCCTTTGCTTTCTATAATAGTTTTATATCGTTTCCAATAATTAGCAAAATGTTTGAATGAATAGTCTGCTGTTCCTGATATAATAGCCTGATTACCCATTTTTTGACTTAGCTGTTCTAGTTCTTCATTCCATACTCCTGCTTCGATCATGGCTCTTTTTTTGGCTTGTTCTTTAACATTCTGGATAGGACTAGCTGAAACTGCTGCGAAACCAGCGACTACTGTTTCATAAATATCCGGAGATATAGATGCAAACTCGTCCGCAATAATAATATGAGCTCTTAAACCTCTGATTTTGCTACCATCTCCCATAGGAACAGCTATGGTCCAACTATCTCCTAATCTAATAGTACATCTATCAACATCTCGACGAGGACCATCATCATTACCATTAAAAATACTTCTCAGAATAGGACTGCCTCTCCAGATAGTTTCCATATACTCAAAAATAATTTTACTCTGCCTAAAAGCTGCGCCAACTATTACAATTTTAGTACCAGGATTAAAAATACATCGTAATATAGAATATAAAGCTAAAAGAAAAGATTTACCCCAACCACGACTAGCGATATACATAGGAAATGGTCTTTCCCAAAATTCTTGTAGAATTACTACTTGCATAGGATGCAATTCTATATTAAATAGTAATTTACATGTTGTTGCTATGTATCTAGGACTTTTTAATAACTTTATAAGATGTAAATCTGGATTTTCTATATCCTGTTCTGATCTACCAATCATTGGATTGCTTGCTATACTAAGAGAATTAAGATCTCCTAGGTCTAGCCAAGCATCGTCAAAGATCTGTTTTTGGCTGTCCGTGATATTCATAAATTTTTCTCATGATACTGATAGCCATCTTTTCGGCATTAGATGCATTACCACAAAATACCAGTTTAATATTATATATTATTTGTAATTCTATCATGTGTTTCAAAATAAATTTAGGCGATATTTTTAACTTATCCCACATGCGTTTAGGAACATTAGATCCCACAGGATATATTAAAACATCTTCTAGATCAAATTCACATAGTAAGAAAGAATTAGGTATTTTATTCATTCTTTCAATAACATCTTTAAATCTTTTTTCTGTAATATTATTAGCAAATTCACTTACACTACCTTTACGCTCTATACAAAAAATATGTTCTAATCCTTTTAAGGAATAATCCCCAGTATCTAATTTAGATATACTTTTTTCCATGTGATCGAAAGACCATGGATGTTGTTCTCTGGTATCTATAATTATATGAAAATTACTGAAGTCTATCATTAGCTAAAATTCTTAAAAAAGTTGCAGCATATATTTCTTCCATACCCTTAATTAAATCATGATGATATTTACACAATGTAATACCATTTTCTGTGTTAAATCTCAAACCGGGATAATTTGACCAAGTTTTGATGTGATGGGCGTTTAATTTTTTTTTCATATTACAATTAGGCCATCTGCATTTATACTTATCTCTTTGATATACTTGTTCTCTCCATTTTTTATAGGCAGGATCTTTAAAATTTCTAAACATAGCTAATTAGTATCGTGTAAAACCATTTCTTTTACCAAATCATCAAAAGTTGTAGATGGTTTCCAGCCTAATTGCTGTTGTGCTTTAGTATTGACTCCCCTAAGATACTGAACCTCTGCTGGTCTATATAATGAAGGATCAATATCTACATACTTCTTATAATCAAGATTGACTATTTCAAAGGCTTTCTTTAAAAAGTCTAACACAGTATATGTAGAGCCGGTGCAAATAACATAGTCATCAGCTACTTTATGTTGCAACATAAGATGCATAGCATATACATAGTCTTTAGCATGTCCCCAATCTCTACTAGCATTTAAATTGCCTAATTTTAAGGTATCATTGGTTTTACCTTTCACTAAGTCTCCTATATATTTTGTGATTTTACGAGTAACAAAATTGTCCCCGCGTCGTGGACTTTCGTGATTAAACAATATTCCAGAACAAGCAAAAATACCATATGCTTCACGATAAATCTGCAACATTCTGTGACTTGCTACTTTGGCTACTCCGTATGGGCTCTGAGGTATTAATTCGGTATTTTCATCTTGATATTTTTTCCCATCATTAGATATGCTAAAATTACGACCAAACATTTCGCTAGTACTAGCCTGATAAAACTTTATGGCTGAGCCATGACTTCGTATGGCTTCTAGCCAGTGTACAACTCCTATAGTATCTATCTCGAAAGTGGTAGATGGTTGCTTGAAGCTGGTTCCTACATGGCTTTGTGCTGCAAGATTGTATATCTCATCAGGACTATATTTATTAATTAATGTATGAGAACATGATGAGTCTGTGAGGTCAAATTCTTCTAAAATTAAATTGGGGGCTTTTATTATGTGCTTAATTCTTTCAAAACTATTAATACTAGATCTACGATAACATCCTATTACTTTATATTCCTTGTCTAGTAGTAGTTCAGCTAAATATGATCCATCCTGACCTGTTATTCCTGTAATAATAGCTGTTTTCATCTGTACTATTCTCCTCTGTCTAAAATGATTTCTGGTGTGAGTAATGGGCTGTCTACTATTTGATCTGCATATTCGTGGTATTCAGCTAGTTTATTTTTACTTTTTTCTACCGCCATAGCCATAATTTCCATTTGTCTTCCTTCTTTTTCTCTAATATTTTCATCTTCTAACATTCGTATTAAGCCTATCCAAGAGCTTTTACCATCTTCTATGCGTTTTATGCGCTGTTCTCGCGTAGCTTTTAAATCTTTGCTTATCTTTTGTTGTTCATTTAATAGTTTAGTATATTCATTAGTATAATTAGCAATACTATTTCTAGCGAAACTTAGTTGTGTTTCTAAATTAGACAATTTAGCAATATCTCTTTGGTCCTCTGGTTTAGTATATTCTTTATCGACTTGTACCTGAAGCTTTTCAGTGTCAGCTATGTGTCGCTTTCTTTCTTTCATACTGCGATTGATGAGAATATCTATTGTAATAAACTGTTTAATTTGTAATTCTTCTGCTGCTAAAACGTCTTCTCTAAATTGTTTGATGAGTCCTATCCATGTATTTTCAAAATATGCTAATTCTCCGCTATCTTTATCAAATTGTTTTTCTATTTCTGGCCAAAATGTTTTTGTATATAGTTTTTGTCTAAGTATTCGATCATTAATTTGTTCTTCGTGAGACGATAAATTGATTTTAGATTCTCTAATGTATCTCTCGATAGGAGTTGAGCTTCGATTTAAATGTTGAGCAATTTCATCAATACTTAATGTTGTAATATTATCTCTAATATATTTTTCTTCATCTAAACTTAATTGTCCTCTTTTTTTAGGTATTTTAGAATTAGATGTCATAATTATTTTCAGATAAAATATTTTTAATAACTTTGGTTAATTTAACGAGATCTGACTTATAGACTTTATCTCCATGCTTCAATCTCAAGTATGTTTCTCTGTATTGTGCAGGAATATGTTTGTCTAACAGGGTGATTATTTGTTCATTAGCTACAATATCTAATATTGAATGTTTGGCATTTCCACTGGTGAGACTTTCAGACAGATCGTCTATTCCTACCGGTTTCATTATGTTCTTTTTTCTAGAGTTTCTATTATTCCATGCTGCATATTCTTCGCAGTCATCTTTATTTGTATATTCTAAACACTGATTAGTAGAGTTCTTACAATGTTTATCAAAAAATCTACAACTAATACAGGGTTTATCGGGTCTTTGATAATTATCTCGTTTATAGTTAAATAGCCTATTTCTTACGTGGGTCCATAAGAAGTTTTCTAAGGGGCGTTTTTTGTCATATTTTTCCAGGCCTTCTAGAGCAAATATGGCTGCCTGCTGTTTCATATCCTCAAAACTATGATAGCCGAACTGGAATTTATAGGCCAATCTTTTACTAATATTATCCAATACTGTCAAAAATTCTTGCTCATTTACATTGTTCGGAAGTGTTGATGGGCATTTCTTGGGCTTGAGATTTTTCTTGGTCATTTATAAGCTCTGCTATACACTTTCCATCTGGTTGGTTAAGATCATCCGCTATATTTTCGATACATCCTGAAGCTTTAGTACACAGCACAGAAGCAACATTGGTGATTTTTTTGGAATTACTCATAATTTTACCTTGCGCAAAATAGGTCAATACCTATTATAATAGGTTGTTGTGGCAATTTGTCAACTTTACAAAGGAAATAAAAAATGGCTAATTATAAAAAATGGTCTAGTAGTGAATTAGATTACATTCAGAATAATCATGCTGCATTATCTGATGACGGACTAGCGGCCAAGTTAACAGAAATGACAGGGCAAAATATCAGCACATCTATGATTCGTAGACAGCGTCGTAAGTTGGCTCTGAAAAAGAATAGGGGAAGACCAAAAAAGATTAATACTACTAAGTCTTCTACTACAGTTTGATAATTTAATTTAAATACTAATGTGTGTTGCAGCAAAGGCGGGGAAACTCGCCTTTTGTTGTATATTAACTGTATTTTTAGACAATAAAAGCTACTCTGGTTACTAGCAACAACCCATAAATTATTTAAGTTTATCATTAAAGTGGGTCTATAGGGGTGGTTTAGGTGATACATTTACTTTATTGTGTCCTTATTATGTTTGTACCACCGGGCGATTTTCGAAGTTTGGGGGAAATGGGTAACATAAACGAAAAAACCCCCTAACCTATTGTGGTATAAGGACTTAGGGTATATTTGCCCCCAAAAATTTGATGTAACTCCTTATGCCACAAGCACTTACAACAACTTTTTTTGGCATGACTCTTGCGATAGCAAAAGGTGTGCCAATCGGGCCGATAAATCGTAAAAGTTTTGTCAAAATCTCTTGACATAAAAATTCCTATTTTTCTCTTGAAGTTTCAAGAAAGCATGGTATAATGTCGATATAAGAAAAAGAGAAAAAAGAGAGAAAGAAAAATGTTTGCTAACCTGATTGTTCTGAATACTGTGACTGAGTTGACCGAGTTCCTCAATAAGACTTCGCTCGATACTCTGGTGAATAGGGTTGCTTTTGCTGGTGATCTTCTGGCAAGGGTTAATAAGTTTAACCAGATTAACATAGATGAGGAAATTGGATTCTGTGATGATGGTGGTTGGATTGAAGTTGACGAGATGGGCTATGTTGTGGATGATGCCTGGCTTCCCTAAGTTATCCAACAATCCTACACTCTAAACAGAAAGAAAAAGAAATGTATCCGATTATCCGAAATGCAAAACGACAAGCCAGAATGGTTTTCCTGGGAATAGCAATCCCTACCGAAGTGAAAAACATAGATGGTGAAGATATCCAAGTTGAGAAGGTGATCAAATTCAACCGAACCGCCCTGAAGAATATGGGCAAGCGTAAGGTGGAAAAGAACGATCCCCGCTTTGTGGGGGGTACTGATCATATGATCATGCGTGTGGGAAAGCCTGGCTCATCTGAGCGTGTGCAGGCTCTCGCCTCACAATATGCCGCGATTATGGAGTG